GGATGGATTGAATGGTGCTTTTGTTAAGAATGGAATGTTGGTGATGGAAGATATTGAGGGTGATGATATTGAGATTGAGTTTCAGGAGATTAAGATGCATTATTTGGTGAGTGAAGAACTTGATTGAATAATAAAAAATGAAAATTAATCGTGAAGAACTTGTTATCGGATATATCGCTACTTTGGTTGCGGGTGTTTTATTTGCGCTCGGTCCACTTGGAAATGATCTAACAAAAGAAATGGCTTTGTTCTTTTTTAAACTGAGCGTTATTCTGTTTGTTATCTTTAGGGTAACAAAAGAAAAATAAAAAAACTATATTTTATATACCCACGATGATTGAAGAACCAGAAGCCTCAATGAAGCTTAAGACCTACACGGTGGTGTTGCGTATAAATACGCTTGAGGATGAAAATACTGAGGGTGACCCTATTATTAGTGAATATCTTCAAAGTGAGTTAGAGAAGAAAATTAGAGAAGAACATATGTTTACTGATCAAAAAGGTGGAGCTTTGTTTCTTATTTCTAGAAATGTTGAGAATATTACGATGGTTCGGTCAATATCCGCTTTCAAATAATTTTTGAAAAAAGTTGTTGACTTTTTGAATGGGTAACTTAATATATTTTTACAATGACATACAAGATGTTTATTCTCCTTGAAGGCAAAAAGAAATTGATTGCTAGTACCAATAATTTCAGTGATTTTCAAAATCTTATGACTGAATTTGATAAGTTTGAAATTCAATGGGAAGTTACTGAAAATTATGTTACTGTGTTTTCTACTATGACGGTTTTGAACTAATATAATAATATGAAGACTGATCACGATTATCAAATCCTTGAAGCAATGCAAACCTATGGTGGTAGCTTTGTCAAACAACTTTCTGTGTTGTGCCGTCTAGCAGATGAAACCAACTTTCAAAAGCTCAAGACCACCTTTGCCAACTACTGGACCGAATACGAAAGTTTTTTGAAGAAAACTCCTTGACTTTCCAGAACCACTAGGGTAATCTATACCCACGATGAAAATTCAAAGCAAACATAGAATAAGTGGTGGTGATCCCGATTTGTATTCTTATAAGAAAAAAATGGATGGCAATACTACTTTTAAAATGAGCGATTGGCTGAAACGCAGACAAGAACAAGGAAAATCAACTGGTTACGGAACAACTCGTACAAAATTTGTAATCATTTCTAAATTAAAATAATATCGTAGTTTTATAAAAAGACTAATTATTAGCGCTGAAAGCACTTAAAATAAGTCTTGACTCCTGAAAAATTCCTGATAAATTATAAAAATGAAAATTAAAGTTAGAAAGACCTGGGGAGATACCAAACCCATCACCAAGCGCATTGAGTCCAACAAGATCTACAAGCGCAACAAGAATAAGTTTAGTTATTCAAATTACAGCTGGGGAGATCTTAACTAAATTTAAAATAATATAAATATAATGAATACTAATATTAATCCTGAACTAGAATCAGAACAAACAGAAGATGCCAAGTACCTGGAAGAACTCAATCACTATGTAAGTACTCTTTCAGCGCCTAGTGCAGAATCAGTTGCTCTATATAGATCAAAGCTTAGTATGCTTGAAGACATTCACGCAGAGATTCGTACTAAATATCCTGATTTTATGCCTGATTATGATGCTGCTAAAGATGAACACATCACTGCAGATCCTAAGTATCTGGATAGTACATACAGCTTCTCCAGCCGAGATCTGCGCAACAGCTCAAATAGTTGAAAAAATCCGTTGACTTTGGCCAGAAATAGTCTAAACTGTATCCCACATGAAGAAACTCCAGAAAGAATTCACCGGTAACTACGACAAAGTTGGTATGAACAAGTTCGTTCAAATCAAGAAAGAGAACAACGTTGCCATCTATCAACGGTTCAACACTGATGGTACTCCTCGTAGTTATGAAGTGTTTATTGTAAAGGTTGTGCCTAAGGGTGCTTCACTTCCCAATGGTAAGGTTGTAGAGGAATCCTATGAACAGTATCCAGGCGCTAATGCATTTGGTAAGACTGCTTATGACTGTCGTACTATTGGTCAGGCAGAGGAACGGTTTGATCAACTTGTGATTAAAGCTAAAGATAGTGCGGATGCTAAGGAAGAAGCTGCTAAGACTGGTGTACGTAATCGTGGTCGTCGTGGCAATAGCAATAAGGTTAAGCTGGATATGACACTCAATAAGGGTACCAAGTTTACCGCTAAGTTTCTTATGAGTGTGCTTGGTGTGAGTCAGCCTGTGTTGTTTCCTATCCTCAAACAGTGGGAGAAGGAAGGTAGTATCAAGGTTAACGGTACTGTAAAGGGAGAAGGTAAGGGACGACCTGCTACAGAGTATATTGTGGTTTAATTAGTCGGGGTTAGTAATAGGTTAAGCCAGATAGAGGTAACACTTTATCTGGTTTTTTATTTATAATAATATAGATTTTAGGTATCAATCCTACTCAAAAGTTTTTTGAAGAAAGTTGCAGAAAACGCTTGATTCCGCCACAAACTCTGGTAGATTTATCTCTGTAATGACTAACGTCTCCAACGATTCGAATATGAACTCCACCTCCACCAAGACCTCTAAGGCTGGTCGTCCTGCCAAGAACCTCAAGCTGATCCTCAACAAGAGCTTCACTCTCAAGGATCTTCAAACCCTCAATCCCGATGTCAAGGCCGTGACCATCCGAGCCGCTGTTCTTCGGGGTCTGTCCAATGGCAAGTATACCAAGCTTCCTCGTAATGTCCAGACCGGTCGCAAGGGCAAGCCGGCCAATATCTTCATCAACTCCAAGGTCTACAAGGCCAATCTGGCGAATCTGGCTAAGTCCAAGGCTGTCGCCACTGTGACTGCCGAGGTTGTGACTGAGACTGTGACCGCTTAAAAATAATTTAGAAAAAGTTCAAAAAACCCTTGACTTTGAACGGTCAAGGGTTTATTCTTTTGGGGTAATGAAAAAGAATCTTATTCACGTTATTTACCCAGACGAAGCTGTTAACTCATTCGTGCTGACTACTGATATGTCCACAGCTGACATTCTGGAACGTGTATTCGCTGAATGGAATCACGGTTCTGGGATGGAGAGTGAGATGTTTGTCAAGTCTAAGAAGCGATCACTGTGTGTCAATGATATCGTGTGTGTCAATGGTGTGTATTTTCAGTGTGCTAGCTTTGGTTGGAACGAAGTAAGTCTTGCGTATGTCGTTGATTTGGAAAATGAAGTCTCTGCCCATCCGAGCCGCACGGAGGGTGCCTGGTTCGCCCTCAGCGATGTGATGTGGGAGAGGAACAAGAAACGGTCTCTTGTGGTCGCCTAAAAGGCTGCCAGAACGCCCTATAGGCCTCATACAGACACTTTGATTCGCAGGGAGGGTGAACATACCCTCCCAATTTTTTTGCACTTAGGTGTTGACTTCCTGACTGGTTGGTGTAAAGTCTTTGTAGATCGGCTGAACAAGCTAGGGTGGGGGACCAGAGAGTGCGTTAATTACGTTAACATTAACGCACAAAGTTAAAGAAAGTGCTAGACTTTTCGTTCGAGGTACTGTAGGATATTTCCACAATGAACACCGCTTCTATCGCCTCCAACAAGATTTCGGTCAACCATACCGCTTTTGAGAACCGTGAGTTTCTCACCTTCAGTGTCCCCAACGGATGGGATGATGTTAAGAAGCTGACCAACAAGGTGCTGACCTACAACAACAAGGATTTCACCTTCAGCGGCTGGAACAGTGACCGCAACGAGTGCTACTTTGTTCGACTAGTCAATGGTCCGAGCTTCGTGGCTTCGATTCGGTAATCAAAAATAGTTGTTGACTTTTTCTAAAAACCTGATAATCTATTTACACAATGAAAGTTCAAATTGAGTTTGATACCGACAACGCCGCTTTCGAGGATTCTTTTCTTATGGAAGTTACTCGGACTCTTCAACAGTGCAAGAGTGCTTTGTTGGATAGTGAACGAGGTACTATTACTATTCGTCGTCCTATCAAAGATTCCAATGGTAATAGGATTGGTGTGGTTAGTATCGGTAATAACTAAATTTTAATAATAATATGATTGACCCAGAAGATATTGCTTACGAAGATCGTGTTACTGGTGACGCGTATAGTTACACTGGTGATGGTAGTGGCGAAGATGATTTGGCTGACTACAACCAAAATGAGGCGGGTGACTATTGTAACGAATAAATAATATTATGACTCTCACTGAACAATACAGCAATGATACTAAGATCCGCAACTACACTCGTATTTATGATCCTGGTCATAGTTGGTTAGAAGTGCCTATCAAGGATGTACGAGATGCGGCTGGTGTATGGGATAAGATTACAGCCTATTCACCTCTCAAACGTCATAAGTTCTATCTGGAAGAAGATTGTGATATGTACACCTTCTACAAAGCTATGACTGATAAAGGATATACTATCAATATCACCAACATCAATGTAGATGACTTTGACCAATATCTAAAGAATAAGTAATATGTCTGTACTAGAACAATACAAAGAAAATCTATCAATGAAGCTGTTCGGCCGTAGTGCCATATTAGCCAAAGCCGGTAACCAATGTGTTGAATGTGGTAAATCTGCAGATAAGTTCCGTGATGCTATTAGTGCAAGAGAATATCAGATTGGTGCATGTTGTCAAGCCTGCCAGGATCTGTTCTGGGGTGGATTACCTAACGAATAGTTAAAAAAAGCTTAGAAAAAAGCTTGAGGTTTGGCCTGGGTAGTATAAGATATTTACACAATGAACGTTGATTCTGTCCCTTTCATCCCCACCCGTGATGACCTGATCGGTTTCATCTCGGACACTTACAAGGAGATCAACGGCTTCCGCCCTCGTCCCAACTGGTCCGAGCTGACCTACAACCAGCTGGATCAGTGGGGTCAACAGCTGTCCGCCGAGGTGGTTGCCTACCGCAAACAAGAGGTTGTCCGCAACCGCATCGCCCGTGGCCTTCGCCGTGCTCAACAACGGGCCTGGGTTGAGAAGAAGCGTGGCTACTTCACCCCGGAACCGATCACCCTCGGAAATGTGGTCAACTTCTAAAAAAAGCTGTTGACTTTCAGCCAGACTCTGGTATTCTATTTACACAATGAACGTTGACTTCAACACGATTGATCCCCAGAACGAAATGTCCGATCTGTACGTTCCTGACTATCGGGAACAGTCTATCAACGAGGATGCCTATCTGGATCAGGCATACGAGGACCGATTTGAATGTGCTTGTATGGCTGACTACCAGTAATTTGTTCGGGGTAACACAACAACAACAATAATAAACACTAATACTACTATGGCTATTAAAAAGAACGACATCGTTACCAATAACATTCAGATCGCCCTTGGTTCAATCAATAACCTCACCGTCATACCTGCTGGTACTCAACTACGCGTATGGAAAGCTACTCGTACCGGTATCCTTAATTGTACCGCAGTTGATCGCAACCTCTCTTATTACAATATCAATGTACGTACAACCGATGTCACTAAGGTCGAACAACCCAAACCCAAAGTCAATGTAGGCGATATCTTTGTGTGCTCTTGGGGTTATGACCAAACCAATATCGATTACTACAAAGTACTTGAAGTAAAGAATAAGTCAGTGGTCATTGCAGGTATCGGTCAGAACCGTACTTACACTGGTCATATGCAAGGTGAGTGTACTCCAGTTCCCAATGCGGTTGGTAATAAACGTATCACAAAACGCATCATTCCTAATGGTGATAGTGTGAGTCTCAAGATGACCAGTTACAGCTGGGCTTATCCGTGGAACGGTAAAACCAATAACTTCACTGAGTGGGCCTAATAGGGTAGGTGGTAGGGGGCTATGTCACAAATAGCCTATTTATAAACTTGACGGGGTGGGGGGTATAACTCCCTACCTCTTTTTGTTTATATAGGGGGGAGGGGGTATGCAGCACCCTACCGAAGTGGTTCTGAACATAGCAAACAGCCCCGCGCTACCCCCACGGAGAGCTTCATGACACACAAGGAGGTTTTTTACTTGGGAAAAAGCACATATGTACATTTGTTTGAGTGCTTATAAAAGTGGTGTAAAAGGGTGTTTTTGGGGGGTATTTTTGGGTTTATTTGGACAATTTGTGTAAAAACCATGGGGGATATTTTTTTTATGGGAGAAAGTGTATATGTGATTTTTATAAATGTTTTGGGTGTATATATTAATATGCCTATTAGTCATAACATATTAAAGAGTGATGTTAGAGTATATTTTGAAAAGTATGTGAATATCGGTAGCAAGATATTGGATATTGGAGCTGGTGTTGGTACTTATAGTAAGTTATTGCGGGATCTTGGGTATAAAATGGATTGTATGGAGGTATGGTTGCCTTATGTGGTGGAGTACAAGTTGAATGAATTGTATGACAATGTGATAATAGGCAATGTTATGAATTATGATATTTGCAATTATGATGTTATAATAATGGGGGATATATTGGAGCATTTGAGTGTACAAGAGTCATTGGTGTTGATGGATGTTATAGAGCGTAACAAACAATTGTGTTTGGTTGCGGTGCCTTATCAATTGGAGCAGGGAGAGTATTATGGCAATGTGTATGAGATACACAAGCAAAGTGATTTGACCAATGATGTTATGTTGAGCAGGTATAGCAATTTGAATTTGTTATTTAAAAGCAATTGTTATCAGTATGGATATTATATAAATCGTGGTGGATATTACAACAATGATATGCAGTGTTATGTTGATGATATCAATAATGTTAGTGATAGATTACATATCAATAAAATTCAAAATAAGTTTGTGGAGTATGTAAATGATGGTGGTAGTGTTATAGATGTGAGGTTAGATATATATGATGGTATAAATTTAATATATGCGCATAATATATCTATGGAGTCCAAGGTGCATTATTGGAGCAGTGTTAACAATGATAGTGGCAACAAGTTGAAGTATGTGTTTAGTGGTGAGGGCATCAACAAGGTGTATGTTTGTTGAGTGGTTAGAAGGTTTTGAGTATTGATTTATTTGAGAAGCATGTGGACATATCGAAGAATGATGTGTCTGTTGACATTGTGTTCGAGTTGGAGAGGTGTATGACGTTTGCGCTTTTGATGCAAATTTGTTTATATTTGTTATCGAATAAAACTCGTCTACTGAACATCAGGTCTGAGCTTGCGAATGGGGGGTTTAGGCATTCGTATGGATATTGTGTCCATATGTGTTTTTTCATACCTGTGTAAAACCATCCTGTGAATGCGGTTTCTATTTGATTTGGAAGCGAGTTAATTTCGTGAGTTTTGTAGGAAAAGTTGTATTGTTGGTTTTTCAAATAATTGGTTGTGAATTGGTGTTTGAATATGTTTTGTTGTAAGAAGTTGTGTGGTTTGGTGATGGTGGTGTGAGTGCAATTTTGGCGTATAACTCCCCAGCCTGAAACTATATCGTGGTAGTGTAGTGCGTTTTTCAATTGATCGAACTGATATGGTTTGATGATCAAATCGTCTGGGGTGATGAAGTAGTTTTCGAAGTTTGAATTTTTTATAAAGTCATTTATTATTGGTGCTAGTTCGTGTTCTCTGTAGCCTTTGAACCAAATTTTTTCGCATTGCAATTTATTGACTGATTGTTCGAAGCTTTTGGAATTTCTGACTGATAGTATCATTAGTACTGTGTTGTGCATATAGTGTAATGATTAAATTATGGTGGTATAGTAGTATAGAATATCGTTTATGATATCCAGGGAATTTTTATTATGCAATTGGTCTGGGTGATAATTTATATCTGGCATTTGAGTATTGGGTTGATAGAATCTGCCGATGTGTAGACCCAGGTAATATTGTTTATTTGTATCATCGGTGTTGTATTTTACATCTGCGATGTGGTCAAATTCTGTTGTGGAGGCGACTGTATCATTTTTTATGGATATGTCGCAATGCATTTGTTTTTTAAAATTTTCTATAACATTCATCCAGGTGTATAGTTCACGATCATCTTTTGGGTGAAGGGTAAAATTGACCAATTTGTATTTGCAGTCCATAGTATCTGACTGATACAATTTGTCGTTGTAATAAATGTCTACGTGATATGGAACAAAGTGTTTTACAAAGCTTGGCATTAGCCAACATCCCAGGTTGCAGTTATTGGTTGTGAGCAGTGTTTTATCTGAAGATGAGTGTGTTTCTTCTATGGTGGCTGTGATGCCCAATTGATCTGGGTGAGATTGTAGGCTGCGTTTTATTTTTTTGTGCACAAAGTAAGTTTTGACCATGTAGTGTGATTGTTTGTCTTTGGCGAATTCAACATCGTTGTAGTTGTTGTTTATAACAAGTCCGTCTGTATAGTCTATGGTAAAATTGTGCATAACAGATATAGATACCATTGCGTTAATAGTTGTTTATAATTTTAATTTAATATAATAAGTTTAATGATTGAAAAACAAGTATGTATTGTGCGATATGTTTACATTGAGCGAAGAGCAACGTAATATAATTGGTTGGGTTATAACAATTGGTATGAGTTTTGGAGTGGGTGCTTTGAGTGCTTTGACACTGTATTGTTTTTATAGTTGTTATAAGGTTATAAAGAATTTTGCAAAAAAATATTGACGTTTAGTAAATTTCTTGATATATATTAACGTAATGAAAGTACATTATACAAATATTAAGCGTTGGAATACCTTTACAAATCGTGAAGATAGAGGTATGGCGGCTGATATTGTGTAAATGTAGATCTGAAACCCAAACAATATCAACCGTCACCGAAAAAAAGTGACGGTTTTTTTATTTTCTGGGTTGACGTTCTTTGGATGTGTGGTAAAGTAGTTAAACAGTGAACGAAGTAAGTAGTTCATTGGATGACGAAAAAGAAATTTTAAAAGTCAGTTGACAATGGCGAAAGCTGTGATAGACTGAATAAAGAGTAAGGAAGGTTTGAAACTCCATCTGTTGAACCTCCTCCAGTGAGTCAAGAAATTGACGATAGGGTAAAGTCTGGGAAAATCAATTGATTGGTCCGTGGGTGTTATGCTGGAATACAGAACCCATAGGGCGATGACAGTATTACTGAGGTGATTACTGTGAATGTTGAAGTAAAGAAAATTTAACGCCGTTGTGAGTTGAGTGGTTGAAAACACCAGTTTTGTAAACTGGAAAATCATCGCAGGTTCGAATCCTGTCAACGGCTCCAGCTTATAGTAATGGTGAATATCCTCTATGTAGTAAGAGCATTGCCTGTGAAGCAATCAAAGGGAGTGCAAATCTCCTTATTCACCCCAATTTTAATTACCCTATCGTCTAGGTTTAGGACGGATGTGTTCTCTGAGACATCAACCTTGGTGAAAATCCAAGTGGGGTAACCAATTTATGCTTCGGTGGTGAAAATGGATTTATCACGCAACGCTACGAACGTTGAGTTTGGGGTTCGAATCCTCACTGAAGCACCAATTTATATAATGGCCTCATCGTCTAATGGGTATAGGACGGTAGACTTTCAATCTACAAATCGTGGGTTCAATTCCCCGTGGGGCTACCATTTTAAAAGTGACGAGGGCAACAAAGAGACTTAAACCCAAAAGATTGAAGGAGCCCTTGCATGCCGGGTAATTCCTACTGGGGTAATCTCGTCACAATATTTAACGGTCGCATCGTCTATGTGTGATAGGACACCATCCTCTCAAGATGGAGAATAGGGTTCAAATCCCAATGCGACTGCCATTTATAGTATATCCGCCAATGTTCCAAGGATTAGGCGACAGGCTCTCCAAAAGCCCGTGGGTAAGTTCGATTCTTACGGTGGATGCATTTCAAAAAAAATAATATTATTTGAGTTCGTGTCTATATTTATTATTATGGACACGAACGCTCAATATAAATACACGATATATAAGATTACAAATAAATTGAACCAAAAAATTTACATTGGAATGCATAAAACAAAAAATTTGCAGGACAATTATATGGGTTCTGGAAAACTTCTAAAAAGAGCAATACAAAAATATGGTGAAGAAAATTTTATTAAAGAAATTTTATTTATATTTGATACCGCTGAAGAAATGTTTTCCAAAGAAAGAGAAATTGTAAACCAATTATTTATTGAATCGAATAATACTTACAATATAATGGAAGGTGGTTATGGCGGTTATTCTTATATAAACGAATCTGGAAAAAATATACATCATAAAAATATTGAGATTAGGAAAAAGAATTTGTTGACAGGAGATAAGATAAAAGAATTTTTAATTGAAAAAGGATTATTTGAAGAATGGAAACAGAAAGTATCAACATCTTTAAAGGAAAAATGGAAACAAAATGCTTTTCATTGGACCGGTAAAAAACATAAAGAAGATACAAAAAAGAAAATCGGAGAAAAACTAAAAGTAGCACAATCCGGTGCAAAAAATTCCCAATATGGAACTTGTTGGGTATATCATTCTGAAACAAATAAAAATCTTAAAATTAAAAAAGAACAACTACAAACATACTTGACAAACGGATATGTTAAAGGTAGAGTATATAAATAATTTTTAAATACATTAGGTGAAGGCAACGAACGTAGCTTAATTGGTAAAGCAACTGCGCTGTATGCAGTAGTCATTCAGTTCGAATCTGAATCAATAGTTGAAGTAGTAAGTAATGTATTGACACTGATAGACATTGAAGGTTATAATCTGACGAGGTTATAGTTAGTAGGTGGAACAAGCATAGTGAAATCCAGTAAACATTTTTTGAAAGAGAGTCTGTTGAAGTCAGAACTGGGCAGTCCGCCCTAAGTGGTGGTAAGAGAATCCACACTTTCAAATTTAATTTTTAATTCCAGTCAAGGAAACTTAGTGTAACCGGCGGTCTGTTAAACCGTGTCGAGCTTGGGGCGGAGCCAAGGGCTGGAGCCATTTTCAATTCCAGAGTAGCTCAATGGTAGAGCATGCGGCTGTGGGCCATAAAGTATTATTTAATAGAGAGTGCAAATCTCACAAGGCCAAAGTTAACCGCAGGGTTGGGGGTTCGAAACCCTCCTCTGGAGCTCTTTCAATAGTTTTATATGATGTATGGAGTATGCTGATTGAGGGTTAGGCAGTTGATCAAATTGCAATAGTATGAACATAAAGTGCCTTAAGAAATTTAAATAATTTCATTGTTCATCATACATTATATATTTTTTGGGGTATTATACTGATAAAGACGCAGAACGGTCTGTAAAACCGTTGCCTTCGGGCTGGGTAGGAGCATTACCTACATACCCCACCATTTTATTAACAACAATTACAACATTGTAACTTTTTGTAACTTTAGTTTAATTCAATGATATTTATTTGTAGGAGAAATTTATGCCTACAAAAGAATATATACAAAACTATAGAAAAAAAAGAAAACAACTTGGACTTGAAATGCTTGGAGGTAAATGTTGTAAATGTAATTCTGAAAAAGATTTACAATTTGACCATATAGATCCAAGAACGAAAGTGAATGAAATATCTTCTATGTTTACAACAAATATAGAAGTCTTTGTAAGAGAAATACACAAATGTCAATTATTATGTTATCCGTGTCATTTGAAGAAAAGTTTAGATAACAAAGATTATTTAATTAATAGAGAATCTTGGAAACACGGTAAATCTGGTTATATAAATCATAAATGTAGATGTGAAATTTGCAAAAAAGAATACCACGAATATTGTGTAGAAAAATGGCAAAAAACAAAAAACAAAATTTAATTTTAGATTGTGTGTAGTTCAGGGGTAGATCAGTGCTCACTATGATGGTAAATGACACCGTAAAAGTGTGAATAAGCACGGGCCGTTGGTTCGATTCCAACCACACAATTTAGTTTTTGACAGGTGCTAGTGCGCAGGGCGTGGTAAAGGAGCGGGCGACTCTGTTCCGAAAAGGTTCGATTCCTTTGACTTGTCAATAGATTTATAATCCCAGTTAAGCTAACCTAGTGAAAGCGCAAGTCTGAAGAACTTGAGAGGTTGGGGCGGAACCAACAATTGGGACCATTTTTTGACGATGCATGCAGATATTTATATCATATGATTAAATTGAAAGAATTAATATTGGAGGGTTTGAAAGATAGTGTATATTTGGAACCCAAGAGTAAATCTGAAGTATTGAATTTTATTAAGCAGCATTATTTAAAGACATATCCTACGGCGGTGGCTGCTAATTATGGTGTGATGTACAAGAAGACAGATGGTAATGTGGATATGGTAGGAGTGATTGTTTATGGACAAACCACCAAGCCACAAGATTATGAAGAAATAGCTGTAGATGCAGAGGGCAACAGTTTATTGCAAAAGAATGAAGTATTTGAGTTATTGAGATTATATTTGAAACCTGAGGCAAAACAAATACCTGAGTTAAGCAACTTGGCGTCGTATGTAATTGGTTTGGGTAATAAAAAGATTAAACAGGATTATCCCGAATTAAAGGTTGTTATTACACGGGCTGATAGTGGACAGGGACATACTGGATCTATATATCAAGCAACAAATGCAATTTATTTAGGCAAGAGTAAAGATACAAAACGTTTGTGGGATAAAAAAGAAAACAAGTGGGTGTATAGATTACCACAAATAAAGAAGTATGGTTTTGAAACTGGTAAAGATGCAGCAAATGATGCAAGAACCAATCCTAATAGTCCATTTGAAATAAGAACTGCTACTGGAAAACATATGTACATTTATATTTTATCCGGACAAAATTCTAGTGATGGTAAAAGAATATTGGGTGGATTGATTAAGTCAATTCAACCATATCCAAAGAAACAAAGTAACGTTTAAAGTTTTTTTAAAAAGCTGTTGACGAAGTTATAAAGTGTGGTAAGATGATTATAGTTCGTTGACAATGTAAGAAGAAATTTTTAATAATGGAATCATAAGTCAATTGGCTAGACTACGATACTCTTAATATCGTGATTCGGGTTCAAATCCCGATGATTCCACCATTTTATAAGTCTAGCGGTAACTCGTAACCGATATTTGCCGGGGTTGAAATCCTAGGGATTAAAGAGTGACAGAGGGAAAGACCCACCAATTTATGGAGTCAAAGCCACAATAGACGGGCAGCCGGCTTTTAACCGGACGATTCGTGTGGGAGCATTACCCACTGGCTCCACCAATTTAATGGGTAACTGGCCCCATAAGTGACTGCCGACCGGTACAATCGGTAAAACACAGAGACGGCGTGGAGAGCACAGCACCAATTTTTTGGGGTATAAGAGGAACAGCAGACTCATTTCCCTGTCACGGAAAAGATAGTGGGGGCAGCACCCATATACCTCGCCATTTCAATTGACCGTTAATTCAATAGCAGAATAGACGACTGATAATCGTCCTACGCCGGAGCGTAACCGGCACGGTCAACCATTTTCACCAACTCTATGAAGCAGGTCGTGTGGTAAAAGAGATAGCGGGATTTGTGTTGACGACGAACACAAACCGAATAAGCCTATTAGCAAACTATCGTGTTGGTGCCACCATTGTTCGAACAGTGGTGGGTAATTTTAACGCACTCGTAGCTAAACTGGACTAAAGCGACTCGGTTCTAACGAGAAGATTGCAGGTTCGAATCCTGCCGGGTGTGCCATTTTTGCCTTCATAGTATAAAAGTATTACACATCATTGGTAATGATGAAACGCAGGGGCGGTACCTGCTGGAGGCTCCATTTTAAAAATATATTTAAGTGTGAGGGTATTATATATATAATAAAATAAATTTATGGAATCTACAAACTCTCCCCAAACATTTTCGTTTACTAATAAAAAGGTATTATATTCAATAATTGCTGTAATTGTATTGGTAATTTTTGGATTATACGCATTATTTAGTTCATTAAATAAAGACAATAAAGTTTTGTCTAAAAAAGTTGCTAATCAGTCTGAGATTGTTGTAAATCAAAGTTTATTGATTACCAATTTAAATCAAAAAAATGTGGAAATGACTTCATTATTGAAGAGTTATGACAATAAATTGAGTATATTGCATACTAATTTAACTCAGTTACAGAATATTACTGAGAAGTTAAAATTATCATCTGATGAAAAAGACATAAAGATTAAAGATTTGACCCAAGAAAAATCTGCGCTTGAATCTGATTTAAAATCATTGCGTAATACGCTTGTAAAAATGACTAAAGAGATCGTAGATTTGAGTGATGAGCTTAAAGTTGCAAAGACTGATAAAGATCAAAATGAGCTTGTGGCTAAGATTGAAGAGCTTACAAAAGAAAGAGATTTCTTGAAGAACAAGATTGTTGAGTATGAAAAAATTATAGAGGAATTGAAGAGAGAAAATGCACTTTTGGCTCAAAATTTGAGACAAAATATGAAAAAAAGTGGTTATGAATTTAAAAACAAATTGGGTGAGTGGCCAAAAGGTGCGGAAGTTTTGATGAAAATTTCAAATCAGCACTCAAATAATTTATCAAAAGAAATTAATCAAGTAGATGAATCAAAACAAGAGGAAAAACCTAAAAAAGTGGGTTTTTGGAAGCGTATTTTTGGTTCAAATGCGGACGAATAATTTAATGCCTGTATAGCTTAATAGTAAAGCATCAATTTCGTAAATTGATAGATATTGGGTCAAAACCAATTGCAGGCTCCAATTGTCACGTAGCGTAATAGAATCGCAGCTGGTTCTGACCCAGAAGATTGTGGGTGCAAGTCCTACCGTGACAACCATTTTATATAAAGCACGATGACAGAGCTAGAGAACTGAGATGTCTGCAAAACATCATTGTATGAAAATACATATGCAAGGAGCGTAACCTTGATCGTGCTCCAAAAATTTTAAAATTAATTCGTATATTACACAATACTCCATTTTATTTTCTATTTATTTGGGTATGGAAAAAAGTAATCTCTATCAAAAGTTTTTGGAATTGAAAAAAGAAATTGAAAAACATAAATGGATAGAGAGTGAAAAACTTGGAAACGATATAGGATTTGAACAAGCGTTGGTAGATTGGATGACCAAACACAGAGTTGGTTGGAGTGAAAGCATAAAACAAAAATAAGTGTACCTATTTTACAATTTTTATATTTATAACATATGACCAAGAACGATTTAAAAAAGTTAATCAAAAGTTTGACCAAGGAAATTTTAGTTGAAGATTTTGACAATGCAGCTGAAGTAGAGAGTGATAAATTGACTGCTACTTTATCTGAAACTGATAAAGCTAAAGACATCAAAGACTTGGAAAATTTGTTAAAAAATCCTGATCCAAGTAGAGCAAAAGATTATGGTTCTATTGAGAAATACAAACAGATGTTGAAAGATAAAATTGCCAGACTTAAAGAAAGTGGTGATCCATTTAGAGACATTGTAAAGAAATATGCTAAACTATATAGAGACAGTGAAGACGCTCGTAGTGAAAAAAGCAATTACAATGCTTGGTTACAATCAAAAGCTCAACAAGACCCAAAGTTAAAAAAGGCGTTGCAGTTGATGAAAAAATCAAAGTAAAAATTAAATAAATTTATATAAAGTACAACGATTAATGTAAAAATTAATCGTTTTATTTTTTATTGACAATGTGACATTAACAAGTATAATAAAAGTATAGTATGAATGAATTAAGTAAAATTGATATGGCTAATCTGGTCTTTAGTGAAGACAAGAAGGCTAAAATTAAAGACATTTTGTGTTCTTTTTATGGAGCTACTGATGTACAATATAAAAGTTTAAATTACGGCATTTGTATAGAAATATCTGGTACTGATAGTTTTAGGTTTATTAAAAATGCTATTGGTAAAGTGTTGGAGGTAAGTGAAGATACGCTTAGTGTTTTGGGTGAAAATAAAAAGTCACAAAAAGCGTCGTATGTTTATTTGCCTGAGAAAGACAAAGCTTTGTATAAAAAACTCAAAAAGTCAGCGGTAAATAAATAATTTATTATAAAAATATAAAACTATTTATATACAACAATATTTGGGACGGTCCCAAAACGCATTAAAGATGGTTATTTTTTTGTAATCTGAATTAGTGTGGTGTAAATAACAAAACAAACAAAAAGGATAGTTAAAAATATGAAGAAAGTATTAGTATTAGTGTCATTGTTGACCGCTCTAGCAGTTACTGCTGGAGATAATTCTAACATCTCAGTAGAGGCTGGTTATAACAACCAGTACATCGTTAACGGTGTAGCTCGTTCTGAAGGCACGCCATTTGTGGGTGTAGGTGCTGTAAAGAGTTTAAAGTATGCGGATGTATATTTGGGTGGTACTCTTTTGGCCAATGGCGACCTAGATCAGTCTCATTGGACTTTGGGTGCTGGAAAAGAAGTAAATGTGTGGAAGGATGTATTTTCCGCACGATTGGATACTACTGTAACTCGTCACCAAGCTGGTAACTTTGGTATTCCCAACAGCACTGAATTTGGTGTTAAGTTGGCACTACCAAACAAGATTGTTACACCATATGTTCGTGGATATTATGATGTAGACTTGAAGCAAAGTGGTGTATTTGTTGGTGCAGAACGTGCTCAAAAACTTCCATTTGGATTTGTTGTAACTCCTGGAGTTGAGTATGGTAAGGTAGAAGATTATACCGCTGTAAATGCAAAGTTGGCATTGACTCGTCCGTTTGAAACTTCATTTGGTGTATTTACTCCATTTGTAAGTGCTGGATGGTATGACAACAACTTTAATACTACCAAGTACAATTGGGCAACCCGTGAATTTAGTGGTGACATTGTATATTCTGGTGGTTTGAAATTGACCTTCTAATAGTAATTGTAGAATTACAAATGTGAACCCGCTTAGAAATAAGCGGGTTTTTTATTTTGCGCATATTTATAAATAAAGAAAGATTTATTTTATGCCTACTATAATGGAAAGTTTATTAGCGGAACACGCAATTTTGTTACAAAAAATAATTGATCAGGCAAAGAAAGATGCTTTATCATCACAAGCATCATCATCAGGAATAACTGGAACAACAAATGTAGTAAAGTTGGATTTGTTGTCACATATCAATTCTAACTTTGACAATTTAATTAAAGAAAAGAAAGACAAGAATATTTTAACTCCATATGTTAATCCTTATAATTGGCCTAGAAACAATAATTGTTGGGCAAAGAGTATTAATTTGACGGGATATTCTTCTTGTATTGTACCTTTAGGAGGAGTTGGCGGCGGAACACTTATAACTAAGAAACATGTATTATTTGCAAATCACGTGCCTTATTCATCAACTCCATTTCTTATTTTCTTTGTAAATAATAATAACGTTACACTTACTTACAATGTTGTCAAAACAAAACGAGTGGGTAATACAGACATTTTAATTGGTGAGTTGGATAAAGAAGTTGATGATTCATTAAAAGTATACAGTGTATTGCCAGCTAATTACACCAAATATTTTGATGTGAACAAAATTAATTTCCCAATACTATATTCTGATCAAGAAAGAAAAGCTTTGATTGGAGAATTTGGAGGTATTAATGGTTCATATGGATCAAATAACACAGTAATAAATCTATCAAAAGATCCTAATAGAGCGCAATATTTTGAAGCTTTAATTGGTGGTGACAGCGGCAATATTGTCTCTACTATTATTAATAATGAAATAGTATTGATAGGTGGTTGGTATATGACATTAGGAAGTTCTGCTGGTGTTGGAACAAGTATTCCTAGTTATATAACCGAAATAAATAATACAATATCATCACTAAGTGTTGGATATAAAGTTAACGAGTTCGATTTGAGTGGATTTAAAACTTTTTAAAAAATTTTGTTGATTTTGTATTTTGAATACTATATATTAGTAACAATATGAATTTAATTTCACAACCTAGTCAAGCCAGTCAACTCCCATCCGGAAGTTGAAGGCGAGGTTGTTTGCTCCTAAAAGAACCAACCCGTCACTTCAAAAAAAGAATGACGGGTTTTTGATTTTTAGGTGTTGACAAAATGAGAAGGTGTGGTAAATTAGAAATATAACGATGTAAACAACATCAACAGTCTTTAGAAAGTTTGAACTGAGATCAAAACCGTAGAGGCGAGCCAAGGAATAGGAGACGCCGGTCCTTAGAAATAAGGGCTACCAACGATAGGTACACAATCCAACAAATTTTAAATGGGCGGTTAGCTCAGTGGAAGAGCAGGACCTTTACACGGTCAAGGCCAGAGGTTCAAATCCTTTACCGCCTACCATTTTTTTGATTAACAAATCAAACGGTCACAGGTGTTACGGTAGCATCCGTGCTTTGGGAGCATGTGGAGCCAGTTCAATTCTGGCGTGGCCGACCATTTTATGGGCATATGGCGAAATTGGCAGACGCACGAGTCTTAGAAGCTCGGGGAGAAATCCGTGGAGGTTCAAGTCCCTCTATGCCCACCAATTTATACGGTTGATAGGCAGATATAAGCTGGCTGCACTAGTCTTGAAAACTAGGTTCGTTGAAAGACGAAGGTCCGGGCAGTACGGACATCAACCGCCATTTTAATACAACTCCACTTGACAATGGAGCCGAGGACTGATAATATCGTCCCGTGAAGAAATCGGAGATTGTCAAAGATTTTATGGAGGTGACGTAGATAGTTAGGTTTCTACAGCAATTTGCTAAATTGCCGTGGTTTAAAAAGCCACTGAGGGGGCAGCACCCTTCGCCTCCGCGCTATGAGAAATTAGATTACCTGTCCGTGGTTCATAGTACACATCAAATATTTGATGACTGAACATCTAATAATTTATTAAAATGCAGTAGTGGTATAATGGCTATTACGTGAGTCTTCCAAACTTGAAATGAGAGTTCAATTCTCTCCTACTGCACCATTTTTAGTAACCGGGGATTGATTGTAATAGTAGCAAATCAGACTTTGAATCTGAGAGAATCGGAGCGTAACCGGTATCCCCTGCCATTTAATAAATTTAATATTAAAAATTGAACTTTCATTCTGTTCTTACATATTTATGTATGTATGAGTAAAAATAGAACAAGTATTATCTGGAAAGTTTCAAACGAAAAATTTACAACTTTAGTAAAAAATAGCAAAACTATGTCTGAGTTACTAAAACACTTTGGTATGGAAAATAAAGGTGGAAATTTTAAAACTTGTAAAAAAAGAATTGTTGAATTACAAATTGATACCAGTCATTTCCTTTCTAGGACACAATCAAGTAATTGGACAAGACAAGTTACAAAAGAAGATTTATTAAAAAAATTGACAACAAATTCTCGTTGTAATAGAACAGATTTAAAAAAACGTTTAATTAAATTTAATATAATAAAATATGAATGTGCAAAATGTAAAAATAATGGCATTTGGGAAAATGAAAAATTAACTCTTCAATTAGAACATAAAAACGGAATATCAGATGATAATAGAATTGAAAATTTAGAATTTTTATGTCCGAATTGTCATAGTCAAACATCTACATTTGCGGGTCGTTCTCTAAATAAACACCGCATTAAACCATCAGAAATAAATCCTGATTGGAGACATCAACCAAGATATGAAAAAAGAAAAACAGATAGACCAACCAAAGAAATTTTGGAAAAAGAAGTAAAAGAAAATACAATGGTGAGTTTAGGTAAAAAATATGGTGTGTCAGATAATGCTGTGAGAAAATGGTGTAAATCTTATGGTATTATTATAAATTAATATGAAGTTCAACTGGGGATTTGCGTAGTGGTAGCGCGGCGGGCTTTGGACCCGCGTCTGTAGGGGTTCGATTCCCTTATCCCCTGCCAATTTAATCGGAATGTAATGTCAATAGTAGACGGCCTGGTTTGGAGCTAGGAGGTTGCAGGTGCGAGTCCTGTCATTCCGACCATTTTATATACCAGACAACGGTAGAGGTTTGAACTTGGCTAGGTCCGAAACAATAACCAACGGCTGTGTTCGGCTAATAATCTGTGGGTTAAATATGCCCATAAAACCGCCAAGGTGTCTGGGATAGAACAATGTGCGTGTTGGGGATTGACTCCAACAGCGTGAGGGACACGATACACCCCTGTATGTCTGACCCGGACGAATCTGATCCAGATAGGATAGGGTTGAATTTTTGATTTGACATACACTATATATTGGTGTAAGATCTTTATAGATATGGGCTGTTGGTGATAGTGGTAGCACGGGAGCTTTGCAAGCTTTAGGGAAGAGTTCGATTCTCTTACGGTCCACCATTTTAAATTAATGTATATTGATTGATTTCAACTATATATTATAGAGAGCGCGGGTATGATGTAGTGGTAGCCTGCAACCTTGCCAAGGTCGATGTGCCGGTTCGATTCCGGCTACCCGCTCCAATTTCAGTTCTTTAAAATTTTATGGGGATGCGTAGATTTGACATAGATAAATATCTATTGTTAGGCACGTAGAGGATGATAGTTGGCCTCTTTAATACACCTATCGAAACATTAACTGCTGAAGATAACGTAGTTAGCTATGACTTCTCTTACGATGACGTTGTAGCCCTTGCAGCCTAAGTTGTTGCACATTCAATACAATGAAGTCTGATATTTGTGTTGGGTGTAAATTATTGGACTGGACCAAATATTTGATTTGCGTAAATGGTCAAGATATTAGTAAATCTTAAGGGTAATATTTTTAGATATTTTTCATTATTAACCCCTAACAATATAAAATATATAAGCGTGTAGTCTGGCAGTAATAATTTTTTATGGACGCGGGGTGCGACTCCTCGCCATCTCCACCATTTTTAAAACCCCAAGTTATGCTTGGGGTTTTTTATTGCGGTTCAAAGTCAATGTAACTATCAAATACTAAACAGTTGCATTTTTCTGGATCTATATATCCTTCTTTTTGTAGATAATCTAACATTTTCTCTCTACAAGTTTCGTCTTCATATAAATCACATTTTTCTGGGTGTCTTAAAACAATAAATCTATCAGCCCAGATTGTTATATGGTGATCTTTAATTTTTATATCTTGAAAATTTACGTCATTCATTGTATATTAAATATATATTAAAGTTATGAGTAATATTAAATTAACAAAGGCTGAAGCCGAAAAGAAAGTATATGAACTAACCGAAAATCTTTTGCATGTAAAGAAAGATTTTAAAGATGTAGCTGCTGGCTACAAAGAACGCATGAAAGAAATCGAAAATGAAATTAAAGCGATTGTCGAAGATGCGTCTATAGGTGATCCAACTAAGTAAAACAAAAAGCCGGTCAATTAAGACCGGCTTTTTTATTATTGTTCTTTTGGAGCTGGCTTAAATGTGCCATCTTTTAAATTAAGACTACCATCTCCATATTTTGTAGCCAGACTATTTAGTAAGTTTTCTTCTAGTTTTTGAATGTCTTTCCACTCTGTTAGAATAGCTGATCTACGTTCAGTTAATTCTGTTTTTGTTTGTTCCAATTCAATTTCTTCTAATTGCAATTGACCAAGTTCAAATATTTTTTGTTGATATTTGGATTGAACGATTGCGATTTCTTGCATTTCTTGTTCTGTAAATTTAGTAACTTCACTCATAATATTTTTAGATACATATTCAATAATGATGTGTCACAGTTATTATATTTGTATAATATTATTTTGATAATGAATCGATTGATCTTTTCACTTTTGGATCTATTACTAAATCTTGTGTGTTCTTATTAACAACTGCTTTTAAAAACTTCTTTAAAATGCCCATCAACATTTTGTCTTCTTGTGTAGACATTTTGACTTTGGAAAGTTCTTTTAATAACATTACCATAGCTGGTAAACTTTTCTTTATAACATCGATTATAGATGTAGATTGTGCCAATATATTGGTTGATGTATTTCCCGATCCAACTGATTCTTGTTCATTTATCTTTCCTATTAAATCTTTAACTTGTGATATAGATGGTGTATTATTTAGTTCCCACAAAAATCTTTTAATAAATTTTTTCTTTAATTTTTTAGCTATAGGTTTGTTTTCTATTGAGATAAAATCAAGTAGTTTTAAAGATCCCAATGTGTTTTTTAAAGTAGTAAAGTATTTATTTACATCTTTATTTGTTTGCAAATTTTTACCAAGATTTTTTTCAAATTCAGATTGAAGTCTTATTAATTGTGAATAATAAGCTCCGAATTTATTTATTTCGTCCGTGGTTAACATATCTTCATCTACGCCTGATGTACCTGTAGTACCTGTAGTACCAGTAGTACCAGTAGTACCTGATGTGCCAGTTGTGCCAGTTGTGCCAGTTGTGCCAGTTGTGCCAGTAGTGCCAGTTGTGCCAGTTGTACCTGATGTGCCAGTAGTGCCAGTAGTGCCAGTAGTGCCAGTAGTGCCAGTTGTACCTGTAGTGCCAGTAGTGCCTGAAGTGTCTGTTGTGCCTGTTAATGTAAAAGCATCTTTTATAGGTTTATTAGCTTTTAATGCAATATATGCTGCAAATAATTTATTAAAAATATCACCAATACCATTTTTATGTAAAATAATATAAAGTTTTTTATGTTCATATGGTTTAATACCTAAAGACGATACAATTGAGTTAGTTATTGTTTCAAACTTGTTTATAAATTCTTGTTTTTTATTAGTATCATCCCAATAAGATAATTCATCTATTTCTGTTATGACAGGAGGTCTAATAGGCAATTGTATGTTTTTAGGTAATATTTTGCTATCATTTGTTATATTATTTAAAACATTCTTCGCATCTACAGGCAAATTGTTGTATAAATTATCAAAATCTTGTTTTATTTTATTTACATTTATTTGTTTTAGTATAGTACCACCACCAATATCATCACCAAAATTTAAATCATCAATTTGTTTAGTTTGATATCCAGGTCTTTCGGATCTACCCGTAGTGCCTGATGTACCTGTTGTACCTGTTGTACCCGTAGTGCCTGATGTACCTGTTGTACCTGTTGTACCCGTAGTGCCTGATGTACCTGTTGTACCTGTTGTACCTGTAGTGCCTGTTGTACCTGTTGTACCTGTAGTGCCTGATGTACCTGTTGTACCTGTTGTACCTGTTGTACCTGTTGTACCTGTTGTACCTGTTGTGCCTGCGGTACCTGTAGTGCCTGCGGTTCCGGCTACTGATTTGATTTTATTTAATAAGTTTGTTAATTGTGTTGCGTACTGAATTATTTCTGGCGTAACTAAATCTTTACTAGGGCCATTTGTTAAGTCGTTAATAAGATTTTCTTTGGTCGAACCAATTTCATTTGCGATATTGGTTAGTAGGGAATTTATATTTTGTTCTAATATCTGAAGATCATTAGAAGACAATTGTTTTTTACCTCCCAAACCTACAGATCCTTTTAATTTATCAAAAAAACCAGCTTCATTTAAAAATTGAGTATATAACTCTTTAGTATAATTCATATCATTCATATTATATATATAGTTTTTTAATAATCGACTTGTATGCTGATTCTTGTACTGTCGGAGTAACTGATTTTCCAGCTTTTGTTGCCAACTTAGCTAAAACATCTTCATCAACTGGATTCCCCATTTGCTTAGCCATACTCATTGCAGTGTATGCAGTTTTTGCTTCGTCTGGTGTCAATTTATCAATAACACTTACGCCATTTATAGATATTGGTATATGTCCTCTTAACTCAGCAGTCAGATTGAGAGTTCGTGGTCCAACTCCTGAAAAAAACTGATTTCTATCAATTATTCCGGCATCCATAGCTTTTTTCAAGATTCTATACTGATCCACACCCAGAGATTTGGTCGCCATAAATTTTTGCAAGTAAGCATCCATAGCTTTATTGTCACCTTGTAAAGCAAGTTTGCCAATTTCTTTTAGAGGTTTGTCAGTATATGATTGAGTAGCAGTATCTGCTATACCTGTTGCTAATTTAGTCAATGATTCTTTAGGTATTCCGCCCGCACCATTAATAATGTCTGCGAGGTCAGATCGGTCCTGGAACCTAATGAATGTTTTTATATCAGGATAACTCTCCGATTCTTCTTTAAAAGCTTTGTACAATGCTGGAGTGTTTTTAATAATAGTAAGTAATTTTTCATCACCACCTCGTCTAGTGGCAACCATTAATTTTGTTATATCAGCCTCAGATACTTTAATATTTCCACTGGTAATATTTTGATCTGATATGTCAGCGCCTGGAACTCCTGTAAAATAAGACTTAGCGCCGTCAATAAATCCACCACCTTTGAAGTAGCTAAATAGTCCTTTTGTAAGTGCGCCACCAACTAAAGATAAACCTGTAACTAATAATGCATTTTTTAATGCATCTTTCCAAGATTCTTTTTTGAGATAGTGACCAACAATTGTTCTTACTAATAATCCAGTTAACACACCGATTACCAAAGATGTGCCTACAGTAGCACCTGTTAATGATATTGATAACATTTTTGTAATGTTAATTAATAGACCAATTATGGTATTAGTCCATTTTGGATTCAACTTTGTAAAATCTTGTAATTTATTGAGCATCGATGTTCCTGAAGAATCACTTTCATATGTTATGGTGCCATCAGCTGCTCTTTTTGCAATCTTCATACTTGGACCCAATTTGGTCATTATCATTTGCCAAGCCGATCCTTGTTTTTTAGCGTCTAAAATATCTGATTTTAATGCAGATGACCAATTTACAAATCGATTGAGTGCATTTACCACAATTGATTGAAATAAAGTCATTGCAATCTGACCTGCTTTACCACCCAATTCTTTTGTTTTTAATGCTGCCTTTTGAATAATACTTGGTTCGGCACCAATATTTTTTGGTACAGATGTGTCTTTTAATCTTTCATCAGAATCAACGTTATCTAAGTATTGTTTATTATCTGTGTGAAATTTATTGATTAGTGATAGTATATTTTTTGAAGTATCTGCTGTTGATACTGGATCTGTGGAAGCTTCTACTAACAATGATATATCAGAAATTTGTTGATTGTTTTCACGTATTTCTTTTAATACTTTACGTGTACCAACACTCAATTTAAATTCTGCTAAATGTAAATTGTTAGTTTCTATGCATTCTTGAAGAATTGATAATTCCTTCAACATTCGATTGAATGTGAATTCTAATTTTTTTAAATTGTAAATCTCTTGCTTAGATAAATTTGGATTTAACAGTTGATTTTCTTCCAATAAAGCTATCATATTTATATAAATATGTATACGTGAATAAAAACTGATTAAAATAAACTTGACGTATATACGTTTTGTATATATTATTACGTTATGTTCTAAGGCTGGTAATCTTAGAATCCGTAGTTATATTACCACATTCAAATATTAAATTATAAATTAGTATGACAGCGAAAAGCGACAGTTTGACAGATAATAATATTAAGTACGTAATTCTACGAGACGGTAGAAGAGTTTCCGATTTGGAATATACTTCCAAGGATGAGGCTAGAACGGAGTATGAACATTGGTCATCAATTATTAAACGATGGCCGGATGGTTCTAAAATTGAAATTGTAGAAACGAAAGGTAAATAATGAGTGGTACTACATTTGGGTTAAAACAAAGAATTGTAGCAGCTGGTTCTGAGAAAGAAGTGTTGGATTTGTTGCAACTTGGCAAAACTTACACAGATGCTTCTCAAGAAACAATTCGTTCTTGGAAAAACGCTTCTAACAGAAGGTTACAACAATTAAATTCAACCGTGACACAAACAGAAACGGTCGAAAACGATAGTGACAAACCTGTTAAAAAGAAGAAGAAAAAGTAAAAGGTTAGATAAATTGGTTATGAAAAGACGTTACTTCGGTAACGTCTTTATTTTTTGTTATATACTTATATATGATGACAGATAAGTACTCTTCATTAACTTTGCCATCTGATTATGATCAGATGGAGAGTTTAATTAAATCTAATAAAATTAAATTGATGGAACAAATTGTTTCATCAATATGTTATGCGGTAGACAACAATTTGAATGCGATAGAGGTCTTTAACTTTAAAGATTCTGATTTCATAGTAGTATTAGACCGCAATTCATTTGAAGATAATCTAAATAATATTTACGAATATTATATTTCGTCTGAGAAATATGAACATTGTGGTCGTGTTTTAAACATTAAACAACAACTAACCAACAAAAATGAGCAAGAAAAAAGACACAAGCCCAAAGGTTCATCAAAACGAAAAAATTAGAGAAACAATAAAAATTGATGACCGAACTCTTACGCCAAAACAAATTGAATTATTAAATTTACTACAAAATAAAACAACTAAACTAGTCTTCATTTCAGGTCCAGCTGGAACTTCAAAAACATATACATCTGTATTAGCCGGTTTAAATTTGATAAACCAAAAAAGAGTAAGTGAAATCGTATACGTCAGAAGTATCGTAGAAAGTAGTGATAGTAAATTGGGATTTTTACCAGGTGAAATGGATGAAAAGATGAGTCCTTACATTCAACCACTAATAGATAAATTAGAAGAATTATTGCCAAAACACGATATTGATAAGTTAAAAAAAGAAGAACGTATTCACGGTTTTCCAATAAATTTCTTACGTGGTTTGAGTTGGAACGCTAAATGTATTGTAGCTGATGAAGCTCAGAATATGAGTAAGAAAGAATTGACCACATTAATTACCCGTGTTGGAGAATTTAGTAAGTTGTTTATATGTGGTGACCCCGATCAAAGTGATATCAATGGTAAAAGTGGATTTGTGCCAATGATGAACATCTTCGATGATGAAGAAAGTAGAAATAACGGAATTTATGTATTTAAATTCGATGAAGATGATATTGTTAGAAGCGGTTTAGTAAAATTTATATTAAAAAAACTAAAAAATGTTGGGTGATTAATAATTATTAATATATTATGGCGATAGTATCCAATCAAGGTAGAACTGTTCCCGAATTACCAACACTAACAGCTGGTACTATCGGTAATAATGATTATTTAATCATACAAAATGTAAGTAGCAACTCTACAAAAAAGTCTACTGTTAGTAGTTTTGTACAAAAAACAGCAAATCTTCTAACAACATTCAACAACTTGAATTTTGTAGGACCAAATAATACATACACGGGTTCATTTAGAAGTTTTGAAGGTGATAACTATTCTGTAATAAGTCAGAAAATACCCAATGTATTTAAACGAGCCATAGTAAGTGATTATCTTACTATTGGATACAATCCATCAGCGCCAACGTTTTTGGGAATATATGCAAAGACGATAGAGTTTAATCAATCTATTGGCGGCGGTGGCAATATTACATTCACTGGAAATGGTATTAACAGTGAAATAACAGTTTTAGATTACCCTAATGGTCTAACTCTTGAAAATACTCCATTTAATATAGAACAACTCACAGCTAGTGTTGGTATAACAGGCAGTTTAAAAGGACGTTTACTAGGCAATGTAACGGTTGGTATAGGTAAAAGTTCATTTAACAATGTAGATGTAAATAACAATTTATATGCTGTAAATGGTGAAATAGACAACGCAACTATAAATGGTGGTTCTATTGGCGGAGTAACTATTAATAATAGTCCAATTGGAACTACTGTACCAAATGTCATATCTGGTTCAAAGATTTATTCTGCAAATGGATTTTCAGGAGTATTTTCTGGTAGTGGTAATATCTCACTCACAGGTAGTTTAAAAGGTAAGTTAACAGGCAACGTTACTGCTACTACTGGTACAAGTGCATTTAACAATATTACTGCAGCTAGTATATATTCAAGTGTATATATTGAGTCACCATCATTTGTAGGCACAGCTAGTTATTCTTACAACGGAAATGGGGAACTATCATCTTTATCTAGTAGTTACGCACAAACATCAAGTATGTGTATGTCAACTACTGCAGATACCGCTTCGTATTTAGTTTGGTCAAACCTAAGAGTAAATGGTACATCTAGTTATTCTTATAATGGCAATCAAAAATACTCATCTTTTTCAAGTAGTTATGCATTAACATCAAGTAAAGCTATTAGTAGTAGTTATTCTACCAGAACCACTAGTGCTTCATACGCATTAAGAGCTTCAACTGTACTTGGGACTGTAGATAATGCTTTAAATGCTATAACTGCGGATTCTTCAACTACATCACTAACATCCTCTTATTTGTTAAAAGGATCTTTAAATAGTTCAAGCGCTGTACCATATTTTGATGGCAACAGATTAACAACATCTCCTCTATTTTATAAAAATGAGTTTGGTCAAATAAATTTTTATGTATCTGCGTCTGCTAAATACGCTCAATCAAATTTTGTAGTAGTAAATAGAGGATCTGGTACATTAAGTTCAGCTGGTTTTGTATTGCAAAATAAAAACAGATCAACTGGATATCCAAATCAAGATCAGTGGTTTATACAATCCGTTTCCAGTGGCAGTTTGACATTGAGTATTACCACAGGATCATATCATCTTAAAAATAGTACCATTACATCGAGAACTTCGGATTCATCTGGTACAATGGCCGCATTGAAACAAATACGTAATGGTTTTTACTTCTGGCCATATATTAATACGGATTCAGCTGCTAGAGATGGTTCAGTTGGTATAGGTGTAACACCTCCTGCAGAGCCAAGTGGTTCTATAAATAAGTATCTACGTGCTAAGTTGCAAATCAGAATGTTTAGTGGTAGCAATGAAGCCGCAAACGTTGCTGGATCGGTATTAGCTGGTAAATTCGTGGGAGGTGCTCCAGTTGGAGTAGAAAACAAACAAACCGCTATATTAGTACAATATGGATCAAGTAGTTTTGCCAATACATTTTATGTATCCAGTAGCGGTGATATGCGTGCTTATGGATCTATCAGTGGCAGTAAAATGTATTCTTATGGAAATATTAAAGTTGATAATGGCTCAATTATTTCCAAGACAGATGCGGCTATTATCACAGGATCTTTCAAGGGTAATTACCAAAAAGATTATACAACTGTAAGTGCTACTGTTGCAGCTGCAACTACTAATTTGAGTTTTGATGATTATGATATGATTTATGTAACGGCTACAGCATCTCAAACGTTTAATGTAAATCTGACTCAGAAGAAGGTGTGTTATTTGTATTTTTATAACAATAGCGGTGGCACTTCATTTACGTGGAGCACCGGTACACCTAATTCTTTAAAGTGGCCAGGTGGTTCGGCATCAAATCCATCAAATGGGTCTAGAGACTTGTATTCAATTGTATTGATGGGCAGTGAAATTCTTATTAATCGAATAGGAGCTTCTTACTCTTAATACTTTATATTTATAAAATATGTCAACTCCGTGTAACAGTTTAAATGTACAACTAATAAAGGTCAGCGATCTAGCAACTTATTCTAGTATCAAAGATGCAGATCAACTGATGGTTATTGAAAATACAGGTGGTTCAAAATATTCTAGAAAATCCACTTTATCTGATTTAAAAGATTATGCTAACTCAGATGGTATATCTGGATATACCACTTCTTTATTTAATACCACAACTGATAGTAATAGCGTATCATATTATTCATCTGGAAATGTTCTTTCATTTTCCCACGGATTTTCTGCTGTACCTTCTTTGGTCCGAGTAGTTTTAAAATGTAATAGTAATGATGGAAGATTTGTTATTAACCAAGAAGTTGACGTAACATCTTTTTTCAATAACCAAACAAAACCAATTTGCAGTATCGTTTCGAGTTCTAGTACTGTGTTACTAATTGTCCCAACTTATACCAGCATTACTGTTTACGACTATAACAGTAGCACCAGTGTAATAAGTCAATATAATATCGATACAACCAAATGGTATCTTAAAATTTACGCCTGGAAGTAATTATGTCAACTACCTGTAATTTAATACAACAAGTAAAAGTTAGCGATCTGGTACGATACAACACGTTAACGTCTAAAGATTTAATTTTAACAATTGAATCTGGTTCTTCCAACGATTTATACTCCAGAAAAAGCACATTTGGGGACGTTGTAACATTTTTATCATCTGTAACAGGATCTTATACCGGAAGTTTTTCTGGATCTGCAAAAACATTAAGTGGTACTTTTACAGGAAGTTTTACTGGTAGTTTTCAAGGTGATCACTCCGGTAGTTTTAGTGGAAACTTCAACGGTACCAATACAGGTAGTTTTACAGGCAGTTTTAACGGACTAACAACGGGAAAATCCAATACTTCAGGATCATTGAGCGGTAGTTTTTATGGTTATATATTGACTAAGAAAGCAAGTGCTAGTGGAAGTTTCAGTGGAAGTTTATATGGTTCATTGATTAGTAAAAACTCTAAATTAACTGGTAGTTTTAGTGGTGTTTCAAGAGGACGTTTCTCAGGAAGTGTTTCTGCTAGCATCAAGGGTTACATTAGTGCATCAAATCATTACAACGCAAATAGAAAAGTTGCATTTTATGGTACGGCTAGTTGCGCTAAAACCGCTTCTTATGCTTTGAATTCAGGAGGAAACATAACAGGCACTGGTACTGCAAATCAATTTACATACTGGACAACAGGCACTGCTATAGGATCTACTAATTATCTGGTGAGAAATAGTAGTATTAATAATTTGGGAAGTATGGGTTCAGGTAGAGTTACTGTAAACAACCCATTACAATTTTCCGCTGTAGGTGAGCATTTGATTCAAAATTCTTCATCGGGTCAATCCATATATGGTATAGGATTACAAACCTCAAACAATTATTTAAGAACATCTGCTAATTTTGCATTTTATTATTCTGGATCTCACGTAAATACATCAGCTTTACCAGGCAAAGATGTAACTTGGCAATCAGGAAAATCTGGTTGGGGAGTTTTGGGAATCAGACAAAGATTATTAAGTGTTGGAAATATAGTGAGTTCCGACAACGTAAATGCTCAATTACATTTGCATTTAAGTGGGTCCACTGGATGGCCATCTGGATACAATCCAAATTCAAATGTGTTTTTAATTACATCTGGTAGTTCACAAACCAAATTATTACGTGTTAGTGGAAGCGGACAGTTGGATGTTAGAGGCGATATAGTTGCACTTTCTACATTTGCTACATCTGATATCAGACTCAAGGATAATATTAGACCAATTGAAAATGCACTGAAAAAAGTGGAACAAATCAATGCAATTGAATTCAATTGGAAGTCTAATGGCAAACAAGATTTCGGAGTTATTGCTCAACAAATTGAAGAATTGTATCCTGATTTGGTAATGGAAAATCTTGAGGGATACAAAGTTGTAAAATATAATCCATTGATAGCACTGTTGTTGAAATCTATTCAAGAACTCAACAAAGAAGTTCAAGAACTAAAAAATAAGATTAAATCTTAATATATATAGGATATATGCCTGTCAATATATTAAATAGATTTGGGCCGCTTAGTTTTAAAAGTGAAACCAACAATAGTGAAAATTTATCTATCAATAGTTTATTAAGTAACTTTTATAATCCAGGATCAAGTAATTTTTCTATATCACAGAGTTATTACCAGATGGAAAATAGAATTGGTAATTCCAATACTGATTCAAGTACGATTAATATCACAAAAGCTTTGGGAGTTGGGTTTATAAACAAAGACAATAGAAGACCAATAAAATTTAGTGAGTTTTATGGCGCATCTTATATAAGCAGTTCTTTTAAAGTAGCTGCGTCTACAGGAGTAGCAACTGTTAAAATTTATTCACCGAGCGTTATACAAAACAACAACTTTTTAACCAACAACATACAAGATAAAGTTTATCAATACACGTTGTATTCCAAATCTGATGTTACTACTCCAATTGTTGATTCTGGATGGAATAAAGTTTTTTCTTATGCTAAATCAGGCGATAATATTGAATTGTTTTATAATTTGGTAGATACGAAAGCTTATAAATTGGTATCAAAAGATTGTTTATCGAATGCATTTACGTCCAGTATGTTTATAGGCACTTGTGCCAGTACTGTAACGGATAGTACAACTTATACATACACAATAACAGCTGCGGATTTACCCACTGCAAGTTCATTACTGTTTCAAAAAATCAACGGCGATAAAACTGCAAATGGATATACAAACACTAAAATAACTGATTTATCAAACATATTAAATAACTTAAATAGTTTGTTACAAAATCCAAACATAACAACATACAAATCGAGTGGACAACTTTTGCCTGTTATATCTTACAGAGATAATTTAGGATACAATAGAACTTTGACATTTGACGGATTGATTTTGCAAAAATCAAATACACCTGACGGATCACTTGGATATTTTTATACAGGTTTGGTTACAGCAACTAGTTTGGGTGGAACAAATGTTACTTATGAATATGCATTCGAAAATACATCTACATTTGGTCAAATAACACTTTATATTTTGGGTACACAAGATTCAAATGCATCCTCTTGTACGTCTCCACCAGCAACTGTTGGAAATTTTCCAACAAATATATCATTTACAGGACCAAGATGTGGTTACTTGGACTGTGGAGATGGTTATACTCAACCAGTTTGTAACCCAACCGCAACTACACAAGTAAAACACAGCGGCAGTTTCATAATAACAAATAATAATAATGCGGAAATGTTGGCTACCATTAGTCCTACTTGGACCAATTTAGATGGAACATCATTAAACGCATTGATTAACACTGTTGATGTTAGTCCATCAGGAATGTTTTCTATTCCAGCGAACGGAATACGTAAAATTAGCATTGGTTTTGGACTTGCTAATTATCAAAACACACTTCAACCAAAAACTTTTAATGCAAAGGGTTCTGTGAGTTTGACTTTGCCATTGGGATATTCACCTCAATCTCAAAATTGTGAAATTATAGCTAACTTTGATAAGAATTCTTGTGTGGTTTCTCCGGTAGTACCTCCAGTGGTTACACCTGTAACAAGTAATCTCGGGTGTATTAGTTATAATCCAAGTATGTTGGAGAGTTGGACACAGATAAAAACCAGAACAGTAGTAACAATTGCCTACAAAACAGGTACATCTGCAGATAAAACTTTTGCTAAAGCGGTTGTTAATGCTTTGCCAAATTCAGGCTGTACATTACCTTCGACTATAACTCAAGACGGATATACTATTAACATTTCGTGGACATTAGATCCAGCCGGAGGTCAAGACTATGCGTGTACCACTGGTGCATCGGGACAATTTTCAGGTACTTATACAGTTGTAACAACAAATTCAATATTGGGTAGTGCAAGCTTTTACATATTGTTCTTGAGAAGAAACAATAATATTGTGTCCATCGAAAACTATATTAATTTGTGTCAAACAGGTGGAGTTTCGTCTGTAGGATAAAAAATATTGACATTTTTCAAAATTTGGTTATATATATTGTTGAACGACACGGATGTGTTATTCACTATAGTGCTCGAATGAGGCTATTAGGTTAATAAGTTCAATAGAATTATTAAAAAGAAAGGTAAATATATGTCAGTAGTAAAATATAGTCCGTTTGCATTGCGACACATTGATCGTGATGAATTTTTAACACCATTTGACCGCGTATTTGATGAAGTATTTGCGGCTCACTTCCCAGAATTAAACAAAGAATTAGGTGTTGGTTTTTTTGAAAAACAAAGTTATCCCCGCGTAGATGTTATTGATTATAATGACCGTGTGGAAATTCTAGCGGAAATTCCAGGTTTGTCTAAAGACGAAGTATCTGTAGATGTACAAGAAAACGTACTTACTATCAGTGGTCAAAAGATCAAAAACGTGGATGATAAGGAGTCTACAGGAAAATACATTCGTAGAGAACTAAAACACAGTAGTTTCAAACGTAGTTTTACTTTAGGAGATCAAATTGATCGAGCGAATCCCACCGCAAAGTTTGAAAATGGATTGTTAAAGGTTACATTATTAAAGGTGAAACCAACGATTCCTGTCACGAAAAAAGTAAAGATTGATTAATATTCAATCAAGGTTATATTAACCCCGTTATTAAATTAACGGGGTTTTTTATTTTTATATATTTATAGATATGATAAAATTTCATCATTTGGTAATGGCAACGTCACTTTTAATCGCCGGGTGTGCTGCCTATTTTAGTGTATATGGTATTGGATTGTTATTTTCAGGAGCAACTATTGCTGCAATGATTATGGCTGGTTCATTGGAACTAGGTAAACTTGTAACAACATCGTGGTTATTCAGATATTGGAATAAAGCCAATATATTAATGAGAACCTATATGATAATTGCTGTATTTGCTTTAATGGCAATTACATCTCTAGGTGTATTTGGATTTTTAACAGCTGCGTTTCAAAAATCTTCATTGGAGACCGAGTTATCTATGAATAAGATTGTCACACTTGAGTCTCAGAAAAAAGAAGAACTTAGTAAGATGGAGTCTACTAAAAAGACAATTGAAAAACTTTATAGTTTGAGAAGTAGTCAAGAGGTTAGATTGAACGAAGTACTTACAAATGTATTAATTGCAAGAAATCCAATACAATTGCAAAATATTCAAAATCAGATTAATGATCAGATTGGGGATTTAAACAAACAATTGGAGGGGGAAAATGAAAAGATTAAAACTTATAGTACCAAAGTAAGTTCTATAGATGATAACATTTACAAATTAAAAGTGGATAATAGTCAAAAGAAGGATATTACCACATTTAAATTTGTTGCGGATCAATTCAACACTACAATTCAAACAGTAGTTAAATGGTTCATAGTAGTGCTTATTACAGTATTTGATCCACTTGCAGTTATATTGTTATTAGCATATAATATAAGTAGCAATAAAACCTACGTAGAGGAAGACAAAAATTACGAACTATATAAGAAACAAGAAAAAAATACGGTTGACTCTAATGATAAAAACATATCTCCGACTCCATCTGTTGTTGAAAAGATAGTCGAGAAGCCAGTAGATGTTGAAAAGATAGTGGAAAAAATCGTAGAAAAACCAGTGGAAGTGGAAAAGATAGTGGAAAAAATAATAGAGAAACCAGTTGAGGTTGAAAAGATAGTAGAGAAGGTTGTTGAACGAAAAGGCAAAACTGGTGTAAGAGGCATGTTTAGTTTTTAACAATTACAATTAAAATAATTTTTTTATTCGTTTTGTAGATCATCCATATATATGTAGTTATAAGTATGGATGAAACTGAGCTTAAAGAATTGTACAAATTGATCAAAAGATCATACGATGAATCGTGTTGGAAAACCTTAAATGACGCTTTAGATTACATATCTGAATTCGTTGAAGTAGATGATGAATCTCCTATAGACAATGATTGAAATTTTATTATTAATACTGTTATTGGTATCCGTATCAGCTAATGTGTTTTTATTAATCACATTAAAAAAATCATTTAATCAAATAGATATACTTGAAGACTGGATTATAAACTTTAAAAATTCTGTAGAAAGTACTTTTAATAAATTGAAAGATGTTGATAACCGTGGTATATTTGAAAAAGATGACGATGTTGGTTTTCTTTTCACGGATTTGAAACAAATCATTGAATCTTTGAATAAAAAAGTAAAAGAAGAAGAAACCGACAACGTTTGACATTATTACTTGAATGAAAAAAATAAAAAAAAGTAAAGTCATTACCAAAAAAGTGACTAAAGTAGTAAATCCTAAAAAACGTAAAGTATCTGCTATGGTAAAAAGTGTTAATAAAAAAATAAAGAAGCCAACAAAAATAACATCTGTAAAAAAGATAGTTAAAAAACCCAAAAAGGTAAATAAATTAAAATTAGACATTACATATGAATCTAAAAATTTATCTGAGATCAATGTACCCCGTACCATAACAAGCAAAGATGTAATAGTAATTAATGAATTGGACGCGATTAATAAAGAAGTTGAAGAACTTACAGAAGTAAGAAAAAAACGTAGAGGTCGCAATAAAAAAGAAAAAATTTACTTTTCTAAAAAAACCGAAGAAGCTATCATCGAATACAATTCCGAAACCGACAACGTAAAAAGAAATGAAATTTACGAAACTCGTATAAAATACAGCTTTGATAAATTGGTAGAAAATATTTTTAACACATTTAAATTTACTTATTTTGACAACAGTCCATTAGAGATTCAAAAAGAAACCGTAGCACACTTGGTTTCAAATATTCACAAATTTGAAGCTGGTAAAGGTAAGGCATTTAGTTATTTTAGTATTGTAGCTAAAAATTACTTGATATTCCATAACAATAACAATTATAAAAGATTTAATCAACACGTAGATATTAGTGAAACTCCAGGTGAAGATAGTGTTTGTTTGCAAACAGAAGATGCACATCATAAGACTATTCAGACACAAGAGTTTATGAAATTGTTAATTAACTATTGGGAAAGAAATATAACAAAAATATTCACCAAACAAAAAGATCTCAATATAGCATATGCAGTTATAGAATTATTTAGAAACAGCGAAAGAATTGAAAATTTCAATAAAAAAACACTATATCTTTACATCAGAGAACTAAGTAATTGTAAAACACAACAAATTACTAAAATTATCAATAAAATGAAATCATATCAAAATATAGTTATGAAAAATTACATTGATAACGGAAAAATATAATACAAAACAAATAAACCACTCAAATAGAGTGGTTTTTCTATTTATAGATATATGGACTTAAATTTTGAAATTTATAAAGGAAAGAATTTTTCTGGTCTTTGTAAAGACATAGTGAAAAATTCAGAGAGCAAGAAAGATCAAATTGATATTTTAATATCTGAGTTAAGAAGTTTAATTAAAACTGTTAACGACGCTACTATCGTAGTGCCTATGATAAAAGACTATTATGATGTAGGCGTTAAAAACGATGAACAATTGGTCAAATTAGCCGCAGTTATACAAAGATTGGTAGCAAAAGGTGAAGCTACTGGCGAAGGCAATTCAATGGTATTAAGTGAAGACGAACGTAAACAGTTAATGGATGAAGTTATAACAATTAGTAAAGGCGAATAATATGGTAGTTACGGATGTATCCAAATCAAATAAATCTCCACAGTTAAACGATCAACAAATAAAAGATTTGGTTGATATTCGTTCACCTATACAACTCGCCGTTGTAGTTGATGTGATTTTCAATGAAAATCACGTAAAATTGCAGGACGAATATAAACAAAAAATAAATCCACAAACAGTTCCTCTTAACTATAAGAATGAACCAGCCAAAGAAAACGATGTGGATTTTTCGTACATAGGACGGGCCAAAGTAAGAATCTTATCACAAGAAAAAAAGTCATCGGTGGAAAAATTGCCTTGGGCTATACCTTTGGATCAAACTATTACGCAATATCCATTGGTCAATGAACTTGTATTGGTTCAAAAAGTAGGCAATAACTACTATTACAGCAAACCTTTAAATAAATTCAACTTTCCAACCAATATAGATTACACTGTAGAAACAGTATATAGTGAAAATGGAAAGCCTGCTGTGCCTTTTTACTTTGACGGAAATAGAGCTACTTATACATCAGCTCCAATTTATTCAAAATACAATAACATTGGGTATGTTGGGGAATATTTCATTTCCAATCCATTTATAAGATTGATTAGAAAAAACGAAGGAGATACAGCAATAGAAAGTAGATTTGGTCAATCAATTCGTTTTAGTGCTTATGATAATAATAGACTTAATGATAAAGGATCATATCCATCCTACGCATTAAACAGCAATTTATTAAAAGAATCTAGTGGTGGTGGATATGGAAATCCAAAGATTACTATTAGAAATAGACAAAGAAATATCTCTTTAGACGAACCACAACAATTACATCCCAAGTTACCACCTATTCCAAAAATAACTCCATCTGAGAAAAATTTTGGTGGACAAATAGATGAAGATATTAACAATGATGGCAGCACAATACAAATAACAAGTGGAAAAACAGAAAGCGATTGGAAAACTACAGTTTATAAAAGTATATTTGGCAAAACGTCAAACGGAGAGCCAACTGAAGAACAAGTTAGATACAATCCAAAAGGATCCACTACATTTAAATTTCCTGTTTTAGACGGCGATCAAATTGTAATAAACACTGATAGATTGATATTGAGTAGTAGATTCGCAGAAACGTTCCATTTTAGCAAAAAACGTTATGCTGTAGCTACTGATAGTGAATATACAGTAGATGCTAATGATAATGTAGTTATAACTACAAATAATACCGCTTGTATAAATGCGCCACAAATATTTTTGGGTCAATATGGTGAAACAAATGAACCAGTATTACTAGGTCAAACAACTGTAGATTGGATGTACGATTTATGTAATTGGTTATTAGACCACGTACATTGGCATCACCACGTACACCCACATCCACACACGCATCCTAGATCAGGAGATGCAACGCCTGAAAATACAAAGGATGCTAATCCAGATCAAACTCAAATACCAGTACAACAAATCAAGCTTAAATTATTAAGAGATAATTTGCATAAAACTTTGAGTAGAAGAGTATTTGTTACAGGAGGAGGATATGCTCCAGGTAGCAATGGAGTTAAACCACCTGGTAGTGGCGGCGAGTGTAAAGACCCAGTAGAAATTAATACTGTTACAGGTGCTGGAGTTGTGGGTGATTTCAAAGGTAGAAATCGTCGTGAAGGTCCAGTACAAGTTGAATTTGAATTTGAGGATTAATATATGGCATTACAAGTAGTAGACATATTTGGCAATTTACAACCAAGTTCTGGCAGAACATTGCCAAGTGGAAATTTTTTATTCATACCATCATATAAAAAATATAAGTATAATTATGATTTTTATGTAGATTCCATTAACTATAATGACGCCATTCCGAATCCAAAACAAATCCTTACTTGGGATGAATTTTATAAAAATTATACGGATTTAACATCTCTGGAACAAAACGGATATGTTAAACTTAGTTCTGGCACTTATAAAAAAGATCTTACTAAAAAACTTGCTAGAATAATTTCAATAAATAATTTATATATCACCGACGCATATCAAATAAAAACGCCCATCGCGGGTATAACCACGATGAAAGGTAATATTATAATAAATTTAGAAGAAACGGATATTTTTAAAAAAACGGTTAGAGATAAATTAGATTGTATTGCTCAAGTGTCGTCGTTGGGCGGAGATCCTACTTTATTGACCAAATCTTTGGCCGCCTTATTTTTCAGTTCATATTTTGAATTTCAGACAAATTATAATAGACTACCCGAATCAAGTTACGATTCTAATTTACAAGGAGCTGAAACTAAAATCAATGACTTTTTGAAATCGATCAAATCTGATTTAGATAAAAATATTTCGTCTGGAACTTGGAAAAAAGAGAATGTTCCTGCTTGTTTTTTACCTGATCCTGATCCGGCGTTACCTGGACCTCCTACACAATCAATTAATGGTGTAGCAAATAAAGCTCCTGTAGTAGACAATCCTAATTTAAAACTACCGTCCCAAGAAGTAAAAGGGTTAGACGCAAATGCAGCACAACAAGCAGCATCACAAGCGCAAGGCGTAGCAAGTAATGCTGCATCTCAAGTACAAAGTGCGGCCGGTGGATTGACTAGCCAAGTACAAGGCGCAGCTGGTCAAGCTCAAGGTGCATTAGAAGGTGCAGCTGGTCAAGTACAGGGAGCAGCTGGTCAGGCACAAGGTGCATTAGAAGGTGCAGCTGGTCAGGCACAAGGTGCAATTGGTGGTGTTCAAGAATCTGCAGGTGGTGTACTTAGTAATTTATCATCTGGTGTTAAAGGTGCGATTGGAGGAGGTGCTTTAGGAGCCGGTATAGGTGCATTAGCAGGCGGCGGAAAAGGTGCATTGATTGGAGCTGGTGCTGGATTGGTTGCTGGTGGTGTAGCCGGTAAAGTATTTGATAAACTAAATCCTAAAGGCATTAAACCAGACGGCTTGGGTAAGGATTGGTCTCCTGATAAATATAGTCCTGAATCTATAGCTGGAAATACTAAATTTGTAAATGCCAAAACAGGTGTGGTTGAATCTACTTCTGAATTAGCTAAAGGATTAAAAGGTGGATTGTTAGGTGGTGCTCTTGGAGCCGGTGTAGGTGCATTAGCTGGGGGTGGCAAAGGTGCATTAATAGGTGGATTAAGTGGAACTGCACTTGGTGCTGGATTATCCGTTGGAGGTGTAACAGGAGGAGCTTTAGCCGGCGGTGGATTGGGAGCTGGAATAGGAGGAATAGTTGGAGGCGGAAAAGGTGCTGTAATTGGAGCAGTTTCTGGAGGAGCCGTTGGTGCAGCTGCAGCTAAATTAGCTAGTGTTCAAAAAGGAATGCCTAAGCCAAATATACCAAAACCACCTAGTACTCCACGTATTAAAACAATTAAAATACCAAGACCGTCGTATCCAAAAGGCGCAACAGATTTATTAAATTTACCTAAATCTCCTCTGGGTTAATAATTATATATATATAAACAATATGAAAATAGAAGTGCTTAAAGAGTTTATTAAAAAAACAGTACAACAAGAAGTTCGCAACGTATTAAAGACTGAGTTGAAAAGTCAATTATCAGAAATATTTGCGAATAATTCATCAAAGCCTCAAAAAAAGACAAAATCTGCAGATTCTGATCTAGAAGCTGAAATTTTGAATGAACTTGAATCTATGAATGAATCAGTAGCAGAAGTTGAAACTAAGCCTGCGAAGAAATATGTTAAATATACAAACAATCCAATGTTGAATGACATATTAAATCAGACTACAGGAGGAGTACCACAAGAAGGTGGTATGGTTAGTATGATGGGTGGGTATGGATCAACTTCCTCTCAAGTAATTACAGAAACAAAAGCTCCCGAGAATGCTCCTGAACCAGTTAAATCTGTATATTCCGCTATGACCCGAGATTATTCTAAGTTGATGAGTGCTATAGAGAAGAAAAAATCTAAGATTTAATTATGTCTAAAAAAGCACTAGGACTTAAAATACCTTTCAGATTGGGTCAAAATGGTTATTTTGAAACCAATGTGGATACTATTTCCCAAGTTTCGAGTAATATAAAGAATCTTTTATTAACACGACCTGGCGAACGTAGGTTTAACAATGCGTTTGGGTCTTCTTTATATAAAGTGTTGTTTGAACAGAATGAATTACAAGAAATGTTGCCTATGTTGGTAAATCTTATTCAAAATGACGTAAATAGATTTATGAATGGGGTAATAGTGGAAGATGTTAAAGTTCAATTAGTAGAAAATGATGCTGTAAATAATGATTACAATAAAATATTTATAAAAGTAGCCTTTAGTTATAAAGAACTGAAGTCTACAACCGAAGTAATTATCACAAACAATAATATATAATGCAACAACTAATTAACAAAACATTCAAAGCTAATACAAAAGACGTTTTGTATTTAAATCGTGATTTTACTTCGTTAAAGCAACAACTGATCGATTTTACCAAACAGTATTATCCACAAAGTTACAAGGACTTCAGTGAAAGTTCGCCAGGACAAATTTTTATTGAACAAGCTAGCTTTGTTGGCGATGTACTATCTTACTACACTGATTATCAATTCAAAGAAAGTTTTATTCAATTCGCGGGTGAACGTAAGAACATTATAAATCAAGCACAATTTTTGGGTTATAAACCAAAAGTGTCTTCAGTATCTTCTACATACGTAGAATTATTTCAATTATTACCAGCAACTCGTACATCAGGAGTTAATGGCGAATATATACCAGACGAAAGATATTGTTTGATTTTGAAACCATATACACAACTATCCAGTGTATCTGGTGTATCATTTATCGTTGAAGAAAGTGTAGATTTTAGTCAAGACACACTATTCTCACCAAGAGAAATAAGTGTTTACAATCGTGACAATACAGGTGCTCCATTGTTTTATTTGATAAAGAAAACAGCACAGTGTTATTCAGGCAGAATTACGTCTAAGACTTTTAGTATTGGTGACCCCCAATCTTTCTTAAAAATTAAGCTGGATGAAACGAATGTTGTCAAAATAATAAGTGTGGTTGATTCAAATGGTATTAACTATTATGAAACCCAATACTTGGCACAAGATACCATTCCTATTTTAGTTGATAACGTTCCGCTTAATAATCAAACACTGTCTCCATATAGAAATGAAACGCCTAAGATTTTAAAGTATTTAAGAACTGAACGCAGATTTATAACAACAATAGATCAAAACAACTTCACTTACATCCAATTTGGAGCAAATACAGAAAATTACGAAAATACTGTTATCATACCAAATCCAACCAACGTTGGTGTAGCTCTATCCAATTTAAAAAATCTCAATATATCTTTGGATGGGACAAACGTATTGAAAGCAAATTCTTATGGTGTATCTCCATCAAACACAACATTAACAGTTACTTATGTTGTAGGTGGTGGTTTGGATTCAAATGTAAATTCCGACGAAATAAATAAGATTGCTAGTACCGATTATTTAAATGATGTCACTAGTTTGACTGACAGCGAAGTTATTTTATTGAATAATATAAAAAACTCATTGAGAGTAAATAATCCACAGTCATCTACAGGTGGTAACAATGCTGAAACAGACGAAGAAATACGTCAAAGTGCAATATTGAATTTTTCCGCTCAAAACAGAATGGTTACATCAGAAGATATTTTACTTAGAGTGTATTCATTACCAACATATTTAGGTAATATCTCTAAAGCATATGTTGAAAGCAATTCAAATAGACGCATTCAATATAACCAACTAATTAAAGGTATAGTGAATGAAAATGGAAATGAAACATTGGATCTAAATCCACTAAATCCATTGGATAGAAGAAAGTTTTTAGAAGCAAGTAATCCATTTACCAACAATCTTTATTTGTTGGGATACGACGTTAATAAAAATTTAACCAAACTAAATCCTGCTACATTACAGAACTTAATAAGTTATTTGAATAATTTCAAAATATTAACAGATAAAATTAACATTATAGACGGATATATTATTAATTTGGGATTGGAGTTTAAGATTACTGTTTTCAATGGTTTCAATAAACGAGATGTTTTAAATAATTGTATTCAATCCGTTAAAAGCTTTTTGAACATTGATAATATGAGTTTTAATCAACCAATAAATCTCAGTCAGCTTAATTTTGAAATAATGAAAAACGAAGGCGTTCAATCTGTTATTGAATTGAAGATCAAAAATTTGACAATTGATGATGGTGATTATTCTCCCGTAGCATATAATGTAAGTATTGCTACACAAAACAATATTCTTTATCCATCAAAAGACCCATCTGTATTTGAAATAAAATATCCAGACAATGACATTAAAGGATTGGTAGTATAATATGCATATTTTTATTTATCCATCTCAAGACACTTATATTAACAATTCCGACAAATACCAAAACAAAAATTTTGGGTTGGACGAAGTGTTAGAGATATACGCCTCTAACTCAGGCAAAACAACGGTTTATACAGATCCAAATTGGCACACGCCTCCTCTTACTGCCTCTTCATATGGCAATAATGGATGGTTAGCTTATACTACATCTTCACTATTTATCTACTCTGGTAGTAAATGGTATGCATATAGTCTTACTTCATCTGTAATACCAAATACGTCATTTATTGCTAATTTCACAGGCAGATTATCAAATGTTACTACTGCTCCTAGAAAATCTCTTTATATTTCCGGATCAGCTATATCCGCATCTGGCAGATTTGTAGGAAGTATTACAGGATCAAACTGTGTAAGCAGATCTTTCAGTGGTAGTTTCTCCAGTTCAAGTTTTAAATCAATTATTAACACAAATACCTCAAGTGTATCTTATTATGTTGATGTGGTAAATTTCGCTGGATATTTTAAAGGACAATATAGTGGATCTTTTACTCGTCCATCAACAGCCACATATCTTAATTATCCAGAGTTTAGTAGAACTATGATCAAGTTTGACTTAACCACATTAAGTCAATCAATCTCTAAAAATGAAATCAGTAGTTCAAAATTAAAATTTACGTTGAATTTAAAAGCCTGTGGTATGAGAAATCTACCACTAAACTACTCTATTTATGCTTATCCTATAAGTCAGAGTTGGGAAAATGGAAATGGTAGATATGCCGACGATGGTTCCCAATTGGGAGCTACTTGGAACAATAGATCTTACTCAGGAAGCAATTTGTGGTACGGTAGTAAAATAACAAATAGTTATCAACAAGTAAATTATTTATTGACCGCATCATATTCCAGTGCTAGTTTTCAAAATCAAGGCGGAACTTGGTATTACAAAGTACCAGCATCTTATACAAACAAACCAAAGTGGATCTGTAATTCCACAGCTTTTCCTTCGTTGGTAAATAATGGATTAATTTGCAGTCAATCATTTAGTTACGGACAACAAAGTGATATATCAATGGACATCACTACTATCGTTCGTTCTTGGTTATGTGGATGTGTTCCAAATAACGGACTAATGTTATTGACTTCATTTGAAATAAGTACACCTCCTCTTCAACCAACCAACGGGCTGTTACAATTTTTCAGCAAAGATACCAATACAATTTACAGCCCATATATTGATATGGGTTGGGATGATACTGTATTTAATACAGGTAGTTTAAAACCAGTATCTTCTTCCATACAAAACTTGGTTACATTGCAACAGTTAAATAGTACATATAAAGCTGGTAGTGTTGCTAAAATATTTGTGTTCGCTAGAGATAAATATCCTCTCAAAACATTTAATAAAGCATATCAACAACCAGCTATGGTTACTCCTAAGTATCTGCCAACATCTTCATATTATATGGTTAAAGATGCTGAGTCTGAGGAAGTTTTGATTAATTTCGATAATTATACCAAGTTAAGTTGCGATGCTACGTATGGTAATTATTTTAAATTAAATACAAATGGATTGCCTCAAGAACGATATTTGACAGTATTTATTAAGGTAGAGTACAAAGATGGGACAGTTGACATCGTTGATACCGGAAAAATATTTAAAATAACGCGTTAGTATGGCAAATATACCATTAGTATATAATGTATCTTTAAGTGATGTACAAACATTTAAAGACTTTGGTACTTTCCAAAACAATTTTGATGATTTTGGAAATGATCAATTGGTTTATAACATATCACAGTCGCTTGAAGGTAAATACAACTATATAAAAGTACCAATAAAAAGTTTTTTATATAATGAAAACAAAATCGTTGATACTTCACAATCGGATTTTACTGAATTACAAACAACTGCGGTTGAAGAAAAGAGAAATTTAACAGATGTTATAACACAATATAATAACGTGCTGGTCGAGAACAGAATTTTAAATCAAACGGTAAATGAATTAGTAGAAAAATACGAAAACAATGACGATAAACAAGTTATTGCAGCTATGAAAAACCAAATTATTGGTTTACGAATCCAATTGGGACAAGGAAAAGTTGCTTCGGATTTCGATGATGATTACCCATTTTTACCATTAACTTCTTGATATGCCTTACGACTATTTAACAATAAATGATAACGATTTAAATAAGGGTCTTACAAGCGCATCTTATTTTTCCACTGATTTACAGGCTTTATACGAACAACAACTAATCAGTGAGGATATATTTTACGGTGAATCCGATGATGATTTGTTTGAATTTACACTGTATAATAATAACCAACAACTTATAAATTTCAACAGAGTAGTTCCATCTGTAACATATTCTGTATTGCAAGGTAGTTACAGAGACATTAATAACGTATTAAGATCATATAGATTTGCAAACCCATTTACGAATGTGGTATCGTACAAAAACGATATTCTATTACATCCACAATTCGACTTAAATGTAAATGGAGTTGGTCCTGGTTTATATTATTTGTTGTATAACCCAGTTAGAAATATAGCCGGTAATCCAACAAATAGATTGGTTATAAAAGAAATATCTCCTAGTAGAACTGAGATACGTTTATCTTACGCATTTGATGTAAATAAGAATGAAACATCTAGATTAGACGCAATTAAAATTTCAACATTCGCGGATAAAAAATATTTGTTGTTGAGAATTTATCAAGACTTAACTGCAATCATTAATAATAATCCAATTGAAAAAGATTTTCTATCTAACAAAGACAAATACAACTACACAGACATCTGTTTGAAGTTGGGTCTAAAAAGTGAAGCAGAACTACAAGAGTTTGTTAATTCAACATATGTTGGATATAATAGTATTATTAAGTTGAACGGTGATACAGATTCAACAATTTTACAAACAAACAAATTTACAGGTGTTCAAGAACAAATCAATAATTTCATTTACACTTACAACAATACAGAGTTTACAGAAGCTGAAGTATTGGAATCATTTAGAATTATCACATTAAAGGTATCTCAAGATAGAATATTACAAAAGAGTTCTATAAATGACATTGATCTACAAAACATACTTGGTTTATTTGAACAAACAATTTATACAGATTGGATATTGCCCAATGTAACTAAATTGTTAGAAAATTACCGAATCAAATACTACGGTCTTTATAAAAATGCTTTAAATTTTGATAATGGCAATTTGATCAAGATTTTAACTCATACAAATTATTTAAATCCAACTGATGGCGCAGTTAATGTACAAGTAAAACTAGATGCGCCTTTACCTTTACAATATAATGTAAAAACCACTTGTTGGATATCAAATATTTCAATTGCTCCTCTTTATTTCAAAGTTAACTTGTTTTCTTCAAAGATATCAAGAAAGGTATTTTTAAATGACATAAACTTTGATGTACAAATATCTAAAGTCAGTCCTTCTACAGAAAAATATGATGGCAACGATTCTTTCACACTAGATAAATCCAAAATAAGATTGAAAGAAAAGTATAATGATTTATATATCGATTATACAGATTTTAATAATTTCATCAATTATTCTTCTGCCGAACTACGCACTAAAATAGCTAAGAATAAGATTAAAGATTATAATCAACTTGACTATATTAAAAAGTCTACGATTACATCATCTTTAAATACAAGTGGTATAATTTCTTCTTCATATGGAGAGCTAGTTAGCCAAAAAACTGCTCAACAAATTGCTTTGTTGGATACATTTGATGAATATGAGTCTTATTTGTTTTTTAACTCATCTAGTATAGATGATAAAATTGAAGAAGCTATTGTATATGATTCAGACAACTATAATAGCTTGGTGTATCAACTTCCGGCATATGTAAAGGAAGATTCCGATTCCGCTGATTATATTAAATTTACAGCAATGGTGGGACATTTTTTTGATAACATCTTGGTGTTTATAAAGAAGTTTCCTAAGTCATATCCAATTTCAAATAACGATTCAAATTATTACCCAAAAAATTATATAGACGAACTACTCAATAGTTTTAGTTGGAATATTGATATTGATAAGTTTACTCAAAGTGATTTGAATCAATTATATTTTAATAATCAAGATATTGCTGGGTATAGTTCTTCTTCTTATTTTGATTACGCAAAATCTATATTAAACAGATTTGCCAATAACATTTCTTCTGTTTATAAATCCAAAGGAACTGTAAATTCATTCGAAATGATCCGAACTATGTTTGGAATTCCAGCTGGAATAATAACTACCAGAGAATATGGAAGCGCAGATGCTTTTTCAAACCGTGATAATTACTTTGTTTACGATGACATAATCTATATGACCGATTTCAAGGAAAACAATTTCTTGAATTTTGAACATACAAGCAGTGACTTTGTTTACACAACCAGTAGTTATTATGCTTCGGGATCTAATATCAATACTTTTACTAGTAGCACTGAATATACTTCCCGATTTAATGGTATATCTACAATTGAATTTTCTTTTAGATTCAAATCTACAAACTATGACTTTGGAGATAAGATCAAATTGATGTCCAAATACAGAAATAAAAAATCTGATTGGGATTTATACATTAAAAAATCAAAGCAAGTTAATTCAGGTCAGTTGGTATTTGAAATTCACCCATACGAATTGGGAAATACAACTTCAAGTTTAACATTAAATGAGTTACCTCTATTAAACGGGGAAATTTTTACAGTGATGTTAAAGCGTGAGCCTGTGCCAGGAGATTTTGACAAATTAAATGTAAGTTCAAGCAAGATTACAAATCAAATTACACCGTTTATTATAGAAGACGATGGTGACTTTGTAATAGAAGACGATGGAGATTTTGTAACATTAGCTTCACAGAAAACAACACTAACTTCATCATACTACGTTAACTCCACCAAAGAATTGATTCCATATATTTATAGTTTGTCTACAAATCAATATGATGGAAGTACCAAAAACTTTTCAGCAACAAAACGTAAAGTTATAAGTCATACTGTAAATAAAAACTTTTCTTCGGGAAGTTATTATATTGGCAATTATTCATCATCTGTGTCATTTATAGGAAATCTAGATAAAATAAAAGTTTTAAGAGATCCTCTTGATAATCAATATTTCGATGAACATTCATATAACTTGGATTCAATATCAATTCCAGATAAAGAAAATGTTTATTCCAATTTGTTTTATTTGTGGAGTTTTGATACTCCTGTGAATTTATATTCACCTAGTTCTATTAGTAAAACAGTAGATAATCAAAACATTTATTATCAAACTCAATTCAATGCATATAATTTTGGACAAAAAGAAAAGTATTTTAGTTACCCAACTTGTTCAAATGTATTAATAGACGAATTTCCATATCAGTTTGATAAGATTAATATAAAACAAACTGTTAATACTAACAACTTTGGTCCTAACTATAAGATCAATAGCAAGATAAATAAAATAACAGAGACTGCTTTATCTAATCTTACTCCTTATGATTATTCTACCAGAATTCAAGATAACTTGGGTGATGATTCAATACTCTCTGGATTTTTCATAAGTCCATATAATTATTTAAATCAAAAAATAGAGAATTTCATAGGGTTGGATGGTATAGCTGATATCATTGGTGAGCCAGAAAACTTAACTAAACAAAATTATGTTGGGTTGGACACATTACAACGTGAGTTTGGTAAAATAAATGAGAAATACATATACCCTCAAGAATTTTACAGTACATACAAATTTTATATCGACTTTTCAATATTTGATGTCGTAAGTAAGTTAAAACCAGCAAGATCTAATTTATTAACAGGTGTTCTATTGGAACCAAGTTTATTTGAACGTAAAAAATTTAACTACAGAGACGTAGAATTCGTAACAAACAACCAATTTGATTTGTACTTTAACAATAAAGCATCATTTACATCGTCCTTGTTAAACACAAACAATACATCTAGCTTTACTATAATAACCAGTTCACGTGTTAACGATATCACCCAAGATCAAAATACTTATAATTATTCCCGTCTTGAAATAAAAGACGTAATAGATAGTCGTGATTTTATTTACGCAAAATATGGAAAGTACGTATATGTTGATTCAAATGGATATAATGTACGTGATACAGTTAATGTAGGCAAAAAAGATTATTATCAATCTGTTAATAACACTGGATTTGTGGTAACATTTACCTCTTCGTTCAATGAAGTTCAAGTTATTGGATCTGGGTCTGTCACAGGAAGTAAATACTTAAAAAATTACTATAAAGGCGATGCTTTTAATAGTGGATATTCCAATAGACATTTGAGTAAATTCTCATTTGTCGGTAGTAGAACACAGTATCAAGCGTTAAGCAGTTCCAAAACACAACTGGTAAACGGACTAAAATTAAATAATGGCGGTAATATCACATATTATACTTATACAAAGGGTAAAAATGATAAAAATAGTACCGTAGACAGAAGTGGTATTACAAACGGAAGTGAACCAGTTATAACAATACCTGGATTTTTAAGTTTGAATATAGAAACCAACAATGCACCTGCTTATGGTGATACAACTGGTTCTATAGGAAGTCCAGATTCATTGTTTACACAACTACCACTAACAGCTTCTTTACAGACCAGTGCAAGTTTGGAAAGATACATAATGAATTTATAATTCATATTTTTGAGTAAAATTTAAAACTTATCAATAATTATTATATATGGCATATTTAAATAACAACATTCTTACAGTGAATGCTGTATTGACTAAAAAGGGAAGAGAAATACTCGCAAAAACAGGCGGTTTGAATATCACAGCCTTTGCTTTGGCGGATGATGAAATTGACTATACTCAATTCAATCCAAATCATCCACTAGGCAGTGCATATTACGACATTGCAATTCGTAACACTCCAATTCAAGAACCTATTACTGATGAATCACAGTCAATGAAGTATAAGTTGGTAACTCTAAACGATGGTGTAACATCTGTACCTACTATTATCTTGAATATCTCAGAAATCACTGTTCCAAGAGACTATACTGGGGAAAGTTTAATTAGTCCAAGTACAAATCCAACTTATAATGTTACACTTGGATATACAGCCATTTTGGCCAATAAGAACGTTGGAACTTTGATTGTGACCGAAACAAATAGTTTAAATTCAACAAGTGCCACAATTCCTACTTTCTCAGGAGATCTAACTTCACAAACATCACAAGTAGTTGTTGGTAATAAATTTAGATTTGTACCAAACGCAGGATTGTCTAAAACCACAACCACTAATATTACAATTATTGGAAATGAAAGTGGCGGTAATACATCAATTACAGTGACAGTTAAAGTTCCAACAACAACATAATTATGATATTTAGTAAATTTAATAACGATGACATCGTAGTAGGTAGAATTAATCAAGTATCTTCTGGTTTATTCGGAACTGGTAGTTTATTTGTTAGTCAATCTACGTTTGTGACACAATCAGGTGTTACTGGTCAAGCTAATCAACTCACTGGCTCCAGTCCATACGATGTAAGAAACGGTCAGTATTATTTAGACATTTATTCCGGCGGAGACTTATACTTTGATGTTGCATATGGTGACTATGCTAATAGTGGAAGTTCTCGTTTTGACGTAACGACTTACTCAACTCCTGTATTGACCAATGAAACTAAGGTCATTTACTCTCAATACAAAAACACACTTTTACAACCAGGCGACAATTTGTTTACCTTCGCATCTGGAAGCGTCGATAAAACTGTTGAAAGCCAAGCAATTTATGTAATTAGCTATGCCGCTGATAAATTCAAGGATCAAATTGACCCAGGCCAAATACAAATTACATTTAGTGGCTCAATCGCACCTAAGAAATTTACCTTTATTGATGATTCTCAAGTAGTGAATAAACAACAGAACTCATACAATTTGATCTCTGGATCAATTGTAAATGGTATTGCTACTCCTTATTTAAAGAATGGATCTCCAGTATATGCCGGAATAGGGTTGGTTTATCCATCAAATGGAGTTATAGTGTTTAATGCTATAAATCTAGATAAATACGTGGGTATTACCGCAGGACAACAGATTTTGAATCGCGCTAACTATTCCAATAGTGTAACTTCTACAAATCGAAGTGGATATTGGAAAGTATGGACCAGAGATTTTTATAACGCAATCAGAAGATCTAATTTAACGATGGGCGTGAGAAAGTCTGAATTTGTGCCGTCTACAAATTATTTCGTTCGTGTGAAGAACAAAGAGTTTAACTATAGTAACAATCCAACTTTTGTTTCAGATGGTACAGATGGCTTGACTAAAGGAACTATTATCTATCAAGATTTAATTAATAATCCACGAACCTATATTACTTCAGTTGGTTTGTATAATGATAATAATGAACTGTTAGCAATTGGTAAAATTAGTCAACCAACGATGAAATCATTTGATAATGAGTTACTAATTAAGGTGAGAATAGATTTCTAATCTATAATAGTTTGTTTTTATTCTATTTATAATAGAATGATCAAATTTTTTAAAACTCAAGACGTATTAGTTACTAGATTTACTGTTTCTAAAGAAAAGACGTTTAATAACGTTTTAAATAATCTTTTATCTGGTACAGACGGCACCGATGATAGTGTATTTCCAATACAACTATCCTATTTTTCTTGTGACAATAATAAATCTGGAAGTTGTGAAGGTGTTTATTTTGATGATATATATTTATCGATGACTCAATTTGAAGAGGCTTCTCAGATAGATTTTTCAGTGGGTAAATATGTAAATTCCAGTTCTGTTTTCTATCCATCTTCAAGTGCTAAATGGAATCCTGTTGTCAATCCTGTAAATGTTAATGGTACGTATAAAGGTCAAGTTTATAATACCGTAGATAAGATGTATTATAACGACTATAATAACAGTTATAATATCTTTGGATTTGATGATTACGACAATCAAAGAACTAAACTAGATTTGACAAATGATTTTTCTTTATATAAATTGTCTGTTTCTCAGACGGGCGATGGCATAAAAAGAAATTCTGTGGTAATATACAATCAATCCGGCGATATAGTTTCAAATATAGAAGATGACGGAAATCACAACTTAATACTAGGCGGTACTTATTTTATTAATAGTTATGAATTTACGACTGGGAGTAAAGATACTGTAGAAAACCGTGGTACTTATGGTTTGGGTTATTATTTATTGAATACATAGTATGAGTTTAATTAACATATATAACGAAAGATATGGTACCTCTGTTGCTACGAATGGTAACATAATAGCAATAGGAAATCCACCAACTAAAAATTGGCAATATGCGGAAGGATTTTCTCGTAGAGGACAAATATTTTTGGTTCGTAAAAATCAATTTCAATCAAATTATGAAGTAATTAAAACTTTGTTTAATGAAAATGAAAATTTACTAACACCATATTACACCGAACAAAGTAGCAGTACAGTTAATACAAGTTCTTTAATTGCTAATAGTGGCAGTTTGCCAAATACAGATGCATCTTGTAGTTATTTAACAATTGAAAACTCTACAAAGTTTGTTTATCAAAGCAAATATGGCGAAGCACTTGACGTATGTGATTATTTTCTAGCAGCAAGTGATGTTTCTTTTACACAGAGTATAGACAACAGAAACTTTTTTAGTCAAAACCAAGTAAACATATACGAAATAGATCCCAACTATGTATATGAAAGTGGAAGCATTCAGTCAAAATCCACAGAATATACAAAAGAATCCACAAGTATATACGAAATAAGTTCAACTCCTATCGCTTATTTAACATCGTCAAGCAATATACAGTTTGGTAAATCAGTCAGTATATCAAATAATTATTTAGCAGTTGGTGCTCCAGGTTATAATAACGGCCGAGGATGTGTTTATGTTTTTAAGAATGTAAATAACAGTTATAATTTGGTACAAAAACTAAGCAGCAGTGTTGTATCTGATCCATATCAATCTTCATTTGGATTTAGTGTTTGTATAGACAAATATGCTGAAGATAAATTGGTGGTCGGATGTAATCAAGTGTCAGCTAGTAAAGTGTTTCTATTCACATCTGGATCAGGTGGATGGAGAATTTCACAAAGGTTTCAAAACATAACAGGATCTGAATACTTAAAGTTGGAAGGATTTGAATTTGATTTATATCCTTCAGGAAGTTTATCTGCTGCACAGAAAAATAACAGATTTGGATATTCTGTATCTTTACATAAAAACGTATTAGCAATCGGATCACCAAATGATCTTTTATACTACGAATATTCAGGATCTAATGTTTTAAGACAAAGAGGTGCGACTTATATTTACGAAAATGGTTTGTGTCCAACAGGATCAAATCAATATTTGTTTATTAAAAAGATTTATGGCGATGAAATAACCTTCAAAGATAATATGATGGGTTATTCAGTTTCTACACACAATAATAAAGTATTGATTGGATCTCCCAAACCATATTTTCCATTCAGTTCTCTTTATATATCTAGCTCAATCAAATACTATGATAAGTTTTATGATGTAAATGATTACGGTGAATCAAGTTATTGTGGACAATGTTTGTATTATAATGTAAGTAATTCAATCGTAACTCAAATTACTACAGATCCAATTGCTAAAAGAAAAGAGTACAATAAACCATTTAGTGCTTTTGGATACTCCGTTGCTTTATCAGATCCTAATTTAGTGGTGGGGTCTCCTATTCCACTAAATGAAGATTTGTATTTAAGTGTTCCTTTAATAACTGAGTCTGGAAGTTATGATGATCCTAGTTATGTAAATACATCTTCATTCAGCCCAGAAAATTGTACTGAAACATCCGATGTTGTATATTTTCAAATAGAGGATACAGTGTATGGAAGTGGCAGTGTAGTTACAAAAATTGCACTACAAATGGAATCTGATTCATATTCAGACATCGTTGGTAAAGCTTATATTTATGACAACTTAGATTTGAAAACAAATTATCCTGTAGGCAATATATTTTATAACAATAATAGTTTGGTAATTAACAATACAGGTAGCGTTTTGAATTTGTTGACAAGAGATCCTATAGATCCAGATTATTCATCGTTGTATATGGATTATAAGACACTCATAACCACTTACGAAAAACAATATGTGTGTACTATATTGCCAGGAGAGTTTAATATATCAACGAATCCAACTGCTACAACTTCATCGCTTATAAATTATTGTGTAATTAATAAGAGCAATTTTAACTTTGAAAATTTGGATATAATTTTAAGATATATAAACTACAAAAATGTGGTACCAGGCTCTGAAAAATGGTATTTGAATATGATTTCAAATGACGTTGAACAAAATATTTTTGGATTTTATACATCATCATATTTAAACTATAATACCAATTTGTTAACTCCTGAATTGAAAAACATATTGGCTGAGAAAAATCTAGATGTTGATAACGATGGAAAAGTAGACATTTACGATGGTAAAATGATGTGGAAATATTTCATCAATAAGTTGAATTTCACAAACTACAAGTCTTTTTTGAATACACTAAGCAATCGTAATAATTACGACGACATTATTAGATTTTTAGATAATCAAACAGGCAAGTCAATTAAAAATTACGTAAAACAAGACTTCTTCAAGTATCAATATAGTTCTTCTATTGATCCAACTGGATCTTATTTGGCACCGTACATAACAACTGTGGGATTGTATAGTGGATGTGATTTGGTTGCGGTTGCTAAATTGGCACAACCAATTAAAAATACTGGGGAAATTCCAATAAATATTTCTGTTAAATGGGACACTTAATTATATTTATTATAAAATAGAACAAACATATGGCAACATCACCAGACGCAAAAGTAATTGACCGTGAATCATTAAAGACAAGCTTAGAAGCTAGATTTCTAGCCAAACAAAAAGCTGGCGGTGCGTTTAATGCATATAAAGCTACAAGATTTATACCTGGCGGTACTATGTTAGATGGACTACAAGGATCAATGGGTTATTCACAAAAATCTCGTCAATATACAGTTAATCCAGGATTTCTTACATCAATAGATAATCAAGAAGAAAATTTTAACACTAAAGCTTTAAATTACTCAGACACTTTGCCAGGATTTAATACGAAACGATATTTTCGTTGATATGTATTTTAAATGGTTATATTAGGTTTAGATTCATCAACATCAGTTACAGGTTGGGCGTTGAGTAAAGACGGAAGAGTCTTGGACGCTGGTTATATTGACACAAAAAAACTCGAAACTACCAAAGAAAAAACGTTTTTTGTTATATCAGAATTGGAAAAAAAGCCTTTAATCAAAGATATTGCCACCATTAACTTAGAAGCCGCTTTAAGCGGATTTGCTGGTGGTTTTACCAGTCAACAAGTCATCATTACATTAGCCAGACACAATGCTGTCTTTGCATATATTATCGAAGAACACTTCAAGATCAAGGTAAATCTATTATCAGTTAACACTATGCGCAAACAGTTGTTTGGCAAATGTAGAATTAAAGGTGTAAAATCAAAAGATTTTGTAAAATCAGAATTAGAATCACTTTGTCCAGATGTAGTTAAGTTTGCGGTTCTTAATAAAAAAGGCAATTGGGACGAAAGAAACGGTGATATGTACGATGGTATAGTCTGCTCATTATATAAAAAGTTGTGATTTCAAATTTTGGTGTTATACTAATCTAAATGACTGTAGTTGACACATTATCAAGATTATTTAAGCAAAAAATTCACATCCAAAAAGGCGGTGAAGAAATTCTTGTTTTTTGTCCCAGTTGCAGTCATCACAAACGTAAGTTAAACATCAATACAAAAACTGGATTTTACCAATGTTGGGTATGTGGGTTTAGTGGCAAAAGTTTTCATAGTCTATTAAAAAAGATAAAGGCTCCTAAAGAATATTATGACATTTTGTGTAAAGATGGACCCAAACGAACCAATGTTGTAGTAAAAGAAGAAAAAAAGATATTAAGTTTGCCTGAAGAGTTTAAACCTTTGTGTAAACCGAATAATGATATTGAGTACAAGCACGCATTGAGTTACTGTTTAAACCGTAATATATCTACTTTAGATATAGTTAGATATAACATTGGGTATTGTACGAGTGGAAATTTTATCAATAGAATCATTGTACCGTCATATGATTGTCAAGGAAAGCTCAACTTTTACTGTGGTAGATCATTTTACGATGGATATCTTAAATATAGACTCTGTGATGGTAGCAAAGATATTATAGGATTTGAACTATATACAGACTTTAATCAACCAGTAACTTTGGTAGAAGGTGTGTTTGATGCTATGTCCGTAAAGTATAATGTTATTCCTTTGTTTGGTAAAACTTTATCTAAATCACTCAAACTAAAATTGGTAGAAAACAAACCACCCAGAGTAAATGTTTTGTTGGACAACGATGCATTGGCATCAAGTTTGAAAATTTGTGAATTTTTAATTGCAAATGATATAACTACACATTTGGTAAGACTTGACGGTAAAGATCCAAATGAATTGGGTCATAAAAAAACTTGGCAAACCATAGATAGTTGTGTTAGAATGGATGAAAGCTTGTTGTATAAGTTAAAATTAACAGTTAAATTATGATCGTATTAAAAAATACAGATAAAAAAATTAATTCGGTGGTGCATATTGCGGATATTCATATTCGTTTAACAAAACGTCACGACGAATATACTTTGGTTTTTGAAAAGCTTTACAAAGCACTTGATAAAGCAAAAACACTAGATGCTATCTTGGTTATAGCCGGTGATTTGTTTCATAATAAATCCGATTTGAGTCCTGAATGTGTTAAAATTGGAAGTGATTTTCTAAAAAATTGCGCAGATAGAGTTCCTGTTATTTTAACGGCTGGCAATCACGATGCTACATTGGCTAATAAATCTAGATTAGATTGTATTACACCAATTGTGGATGCTTTGAATCATCCTAATCTATTTTATCTCAGAAATACAGATGTTTATAGATATGAAAATATTTTGTTTAATAACTTTAGTGTTTTTGATTGGGATGTTCCTGAAAAATACATTAAATACGAAAATATCCCATCGAAATATCGTGATGAAACAGACCATCACATTGCTTTGTTTCACGGACCAGTATATAATGCTGTTACTGATATTGGGTACACTGTTAGTAGCCGATCTGTAACCAATGAAACTTTTGATGGACATCACATTGCTATGCTTGGTGATATTCACAAACATCAAATTCTACAAGAATATGATGACAATGAATCTTTGCCAGTTGTTGTATATGCAGGATCGATGATTCAACAAAACCACGGTGAGGAGCTTAAAGGTCACGGTTTCATTATGTGGGACTTGAAGCGTAAATTATTCAAACACTACGAACTAGTAAATGAATATGGGTATTATACAGTGGAAGTTGACAAGGGTCAGTTGATTACGGATATTTCTAACATCCCAAAGAAATCCACACTGCGTGTTATCTGTCGCGAGTCCATTCCTTCACAAGTAAAGGAGATTTTAAATGACATCAAAACCAAATCTACGTTAATCGAAACCACCTATGTTCGTGCCGACGATGTATCAAAAGATACAATTTTGAACTCTGGAAAAGTGTTTGATGTACATAACATTTTTGATGTTGACTACCAAAACAAATTAGTAGAAGACACATTGTTATCAAAAAATGTAGATAAGAATCTAATAGAAATGGTCAAGGATCTAAACAAGACCATTAATAAAGAAATACCAAAAGATAAAGCTCCAAAGAATATTCGTTGGAAACCAAAGAAATTTGAATTCGACAATATGTTTAGTTATGGCGAAGGCAATATAATAGATTTTGCTAAACTAAACGGTACTATCGGACTTTTTGCACCAAATGCTAGTGGTAAATCAAGCATTATGGATGCGCTTGCATTTTGTGTTTTTGATAAGTTCAGCAAGGGTTACAAAGCATCACACGTGCTTAATACTCAAAAAATGAGCTTTCGTTGTAAGTTTAATTTTGAGGTAAATGGAGTTGATTATTTTATTGAACGTGAAGGTAAAGCAGACAAAAAAGGCAATGTCAAAGTTGAAGTCAAATTCTACAAAAAAGAAAATGACAAAGAAGTTCCATTGAACGGAGAAGCTCGTAGAAGCACGAACGATATTATTCGCGATTACGTTGGTACATATGAAGATTTTATTCTTACTGTTTTAAGTGTACAAAACAGTAAAGCTGGGTCTTTTATTGATCTTGGACAGACCGAACGAAAAGATTTATTGTGTCAGTTTATGGGATTGGATGTATTCGATCAATTATATACTATAGCAAATGATAAGTTCAAAGAAACAAATACTTTATTAAAGAATATAAGTAAAGACCAACTTATTCAAGAGTTGGAAACTGTATCTGGCAGTATAGACTATACTAATACCAAGATTCAAGAGTTTAACGAAGAAGTAAAAAATCAAGAATTGTTAAAGGATTCTTATAACAATCTCTTATTAGAATTATCCAATAAAATTACTAAGACTGTAAGTTTTGATTTTGATATTGTTAAATTGGAAAGTAACAAAATTGAACTTGAAGGTCAGATTAATGAAACCAATCTTAATATTAAACTTCAAAAAGATAAACTAATTGATGTAGAAACAAATATTACCAATCTGTCTTCATCCATATCAGACTGCGAAAATATTGATCGTGATTATGATCTTTATAAAGTTGTCAAACAAAATTTTGATAACAAGACCAATGAATTAAATAATCTTAAGCTTGTTGTGAAAAATAAAATGGACAAATTGAAGAAGTTGGAAGATCACAAATATGATCCTAACTGTTCATATTGCGTAAACAATGTATTCGTAAAAGATGCAATAAAAGTCAAAGCTGAATTGGAGAATGATAAAATCAAAAGCAAGGTTATTGTAGACGAGTATAATACAATAAAGTCATCTTTGGAGAGTTATGGCGACATTGAAACAAAATTCAAACGTTGTCAAAAAGTAAATAACGATAAAGTTGCTTTTGAAAAAAGCAAGAGTGTTATTTCAAATACAATTCTTAAGTTGGAAAATGATCTTATTAAGATTCAAACCAAACTTAAGACTGTAACAGATAACATTTCAACTTTTTATACAAATAAAGATATTATTGAGAATAATAACAAGTTGATGTCTGACATCAACACTCAGAAAGATTTGATTAAATCTATCGACGTTAATATTAAATCTATTAATTCCAAGCTTTTTTCCTCATTAACTGAAAAAGGAAAGTTAGAAGTTCAGTATAAAACTGTTACTGAACAATTGCAAAAGGTAAAAGAATTAGAGTCGAGTTATGAAGCTTACAAACATTATACAAATGTGGTTAGCCGTGATGGAATTCCATATGAAATTATAACCAAGACTCTTCCTGAGATTGAAAAGGAAGTTAATAATATTCTTCAACAGTTAGTAGACTTTACAGTTACTCTTCAAACTGATGGAAAAAACATTATGACCAATATCGTTTACGAAGACAAACGTTGGCCACTTGAAATGGCAAGTGGAATGGAAAAATTCGTAAGTGGGCTTGCTATCAGAGTTTCGTTGATTAATATTAGTAATCTACCAAGACCAAATATTATTTGTATTGATGAAGGATTTGGTTGTGCTGATAGTGATCATTTGGGTCAAATGGGAGCTTTGTTTAATTATTTGAAACATCAATTTGATTTTATCTGGGTAATCAGTCATTTGGATCAAATGCGTGATATGGTTGATAACCAAGTGGAAATAAAAAAAGAGAATGGCTTTAGTAAGGTAGTATATATTTAATATGCCTATTATCGACGATATCTATTTGGAAAAGTTTGGAAAATTAACAATTATTATTACGGATGAAGGTGTGTTTAAAACCATCAATGATTCATCGGTTAATTATGAGTTTATAATAACAATACGAAGTTTAGATTCCAATCTTATTTCACATATTATGTATCACCACTGTACAGTGGGGCATGATATGTGGACGTATAATTATAACATTTTTTATATAAAAGAAATTTTAAATAAAAATCATCCTGGCATTTGCATAGAAATACACGACGTAGATAATACTTTACTATTCAGTAAAAATTATCACGGGACTAAAAAATTTAGATGTTTGGATCTAAAATCTAAACAAGGTGATACTACCTATCCATCTTACCATACATTTTTCTACGATGATTATTTTACATCAAATTTCAGTATCAAAGATGGAGATGTTGTTTATGATCTGGGAGCTAATATTGGTGCGTTTTCTATTGCGTGTTCCAATTTTGATATCAAACAAATATATGCATTTGAACCACATCCAGAACTCTCACAGTATCTTAACGATAATTTGAACAGATATGGTAAAAACACAAAAGTGTTTAATAATGCGATTTCAAGTGAATTTAAAAAAGTAAGATTTGGTACCACAGAATCTACAGTTGCTTCCAGAATTAGAAACGAAGGTGAATTTGAAGTTGATGCTATTAATTTAGAAAAGTTTGTAATAGATAATAATTTGGAATTGCCAACTTATTTAAAAATTGATATAGAAGGAGCTGAATATGAGTTTTTTGAAAATACAAGTGACAATTTCTTCAAAAATGTTAGAAGTATATTCTTTGAATTTCATTGCAATGACGGCGTAAATCTACTTAAAATAATTGATAGATTTAAGAATTTAGGATACAAGTTAAGTCACAAAGATAATGCCTTGGATCATAATCTATCACATATGAACACCGTATACTTAAATAAGTAAATTATGAAAAAAATATTGTTTATAGCTCCACATCTTTCTACTGGAGGACTACCTCAATTTTTATTGAAAAAAATACAATCATTAATTAATGATTATGAAATATATTGTGTAGAATATGATGATATTACTGGTGGAGTTTTAGTTGTTCAAAGAAAGCAGCTTCAGAAAATTTGCGGTAAGAGGTTTTACACATTATCATCAAATAAATTTGAGTTACTAAAACTAGTTGACAATATAAAACCTGACATTATTCATTTGGAGGAAATGCCAGAATACTTTATGGATGTTAACTTGGCTACTAAACTCTATAATAAAGACCGAGAATATCTAATTGTGGAAACTTCGCACGATAGTAGTTTTGATCCAAGAAGAAAGCGTGTTTTTCCAGATAAATTTACATTCGTAAGTAATTATCAAAAACAAAATGTCGAATCTTTAGGCATAAATACTACAGTTATTGAATATCCAATTTCTGTAAAATGTAGAAAAGATAGATCTGAAGGATTGAAATTTTTGGGACTAGATGAAAGTAAAAAACACGTATTACACGTTGGGTTGTTTACTCCTAGAAAAAATCAAAAAGAATTTATAGAATATGCCCGTGCAATGGAAAAAGAAAATGTTCAATTTCATTGTCTGGGGAATATGGCTGATAACTTCAAAAATTATTGGCAACCTTTGTTGGATAACTTACCAAGTAATGTAAAAGTTTGGGGTGAACGCAAAGATGTAGAAAACTTCTACAGTTGTATGGATTTGTTTTTGTTCACTAGCAGAGGCCACGCAACTGATAAAGAGACAGCACCTATTGTAATTAAAGAGGCTATATCCTATAATATACCATCTCTATTGTACAATTTGCCTGTTTACCTTGATAGATACAAGGTATTTGAAAATATCAAGTATCTAGACGAAACCAATTTTAATCGTAATGTTAAACTCATAAAGAATCAATTGGGGATGATTTCAGATTCTGAAATAGAGATTGTTAATATAAAGAAATCCGCAAATAAAAACACGGTGGTTATCATATCAACACATCCCAATTTTAAAGCTGTAGAAGACACAACTTTGGAATCAATTAATCAAGCTAAAAAAGCCGGTTATAAAGTGTTGTTGTCATCTCATTATCCTGCTAGTGTTGATTTGCAAAAAGCGGCTGATCATTATGTATATGATTCAAACAATCCAATTTTAAAACATAATTTCTATAATAGATGGACATACAACACAGATAATACCAAGATCAATTTATTTTTTCCACCTTCTGATTGTGATAATTATCACGGTCTTGCTGTATTATTAAACTATTACAATGGCATATCATTGGCAAATAAAATCGGATACAAAAATGCAATTTGCTTCAATTATGATATGATCATTTCAGAATCAGATTTTTCAAAGTTATATGATGTAGATGAAATCTTAATTAATAAGAAAGCCTTTTTCTTTTATGATAAGGCGTTAGAAGGTGACACATTCAAAACAGTATTTCACGGGATTAATACTCAGTTTTTCTTGGATAATTTTGATTACTATACCCCAGAAGAATATATGGAATTTGTTACGAAGAAAAATATATCAAATGGATTGGAACAATTCTATTATAATAAACTAATATCTAATAAGAACGATCTTCATATAGATTACACGAACAACGAAGAATCTTATTTAAGCAATAGTAAAAATAATTTATTCTCAATGGTAGAATATTTATCGGTTCTGAGGATGAAGAACACAAATAAGTTTGGAGTATTAACATATATCAATAATAAATTGGATGATCGTATAAATGAGATAATAATAAAAAAGAACGGAGAAGTAGTTAACAATTATTCCTACACGGTATCAGAAAAGGTTTGTTTTTATTTAGCAAACGAGTTTGAAAACAATAATTTCTATGAAATTGAAAACAATTTATATGATCAAAATAAAATTTTATTGAGAAGTTATAAAAAGTCATTTAGAAGATTAGAAGACATAGATATTAACGGTTCTATTGATATTACACAATGAAAATTATACAAGTTAATTTAGGGTTATTGCCTATTCCGCCTAATGGATGGGGTGCAGTTGAAAAAATCATTTGGGATTATCATCAACTGTTAAACAAAAAGGGATTAGAATGTCAGATAAAGTATTTGAATGAAATTAAATATTCAGACGATATAATCGTACATATACACGTAGCAAATCTGGCAAATGAATGTCATAAAAGAGGCATACCTTATATCTTTAGTTTACACGATCACCACGCTTATTTGTATGGCAAAGATTCATCTGTATATAAAGAGAATTTACAAGCAATTGAAAATAGTGTAATATCTACTTGTCCTGCCAAATATTTGGTTGATTATTTCGGAAGTAAAAAATTACGTTATTTTTCCCACGCGGTAAATACCGATGTGTTTAAACATAAAAATAAAAAAATTCCAGTAAATAAACTGTTGTGTGTTGCAAATAATGGTTATGCCAATAATCAATCATATGACAGAAAAGGATTCACATATGCGATTAAAGCGGCTAAAGAATTAGGATATCCAATTACTATTGCTGGACCATCTAATAATAAAAAGTTCTTTGATATATTAGATGAAGAATTAAATCAGTATGATAAATTGACAAAAGTATTTGATTTAAATGAAGAATCGTTGATCGATTTATATAATGACCATTCTATATTCATACATCCATCGGAATTGGAAGCAGGGCATCCAAATCTAACGTTGTTAGAAGCAATGAGTTGTGGTTTACCTGTGGTAGGTACGTTTGAGGAAAAATCATATAAAGGTATGGTTGTCGTTGAACGAAATGTAGAACAAATAAAATCCGCAATACAACAAATCACATCTGATTATAGTCGATATCAAACCAAAGCTTTGGAATGTGCTAAGGAAAATTCCTATTTCAACCGAGTAGACCAATTAATCGATTTATATGATCAATATACTGAAAGATTGTTTGCTATCAAACATATTGATGTTTATGAAAATCTTAAAAAGAATGAAAAGAGTATTAAAACAAATGCTGTGTTTAAATATTCATTCAATGATAATGCCAAGATTGAAGTAGATAACCCAGTAGATGTAGATCAAAGTTTCCACATAACATTCTATAATGGTGATGACAATAGTATTAAATACGAAACCAATTTAAAACACAATTGGTGGGGAAGTTGTAATTTTACATATTACATTCCTTATGAAATTCATATCAAAGACAATAAGACTAATGAATTGGTCGAAACATACAAATTAAATTTAAAAAACAAAAAAGTAGTAATTGAATACGAAAGTTACTCTTTGGGAGATCAATTGGCTTGGATGCCTATAATCGAACAATTTAGAAAGAAGCACGAATGTGATCTTTATGTCAAGTTGCCTTTGAAAAATATTTTTGAAAACAAATACCCATCAATTAAGTTTGTTCACAATAACAAGCCTATTTCAGATGTGTTTGCAACTTATAAGTTGGGATATTATGTAGACGAAAATGGACCTAATAATGATAGATGTAAAACGGATCCCAGAAAACAACCTTTACAAAAAATAGCAAGTGATTATTTGGGATTGCCATATGAACCAGAATTACCATTGCTTGACTTTGAAATCAAAGAAAGACCTCTCAAAAAGAGATATGTCACAATTGCAACACAAAGTACGTGTCAAGCCAAATATTGGAACAATAAAGGCGGATGGGAACGTGTTGTTGAATATATTAAATCAAAGGGATTTGAAGTAATATGCATAGATAAACACAAAACATTTGGAAATGGATCAGACTATATGAATAGTATGCCTTCCAATGCGTTAGATTTTACAGGAGATAAACCACTGGTTGATCGTATGAATCAAATATATCACAGTGAGTTTTTTATAGGTTTACCATCAGGATTGTCTTGGTTAGCTTGGGCAGTTAAAAAGCCAGTAGTATTAATTAGCGGGTTCTCATATCCATATACTGAATTTGATACTCCTTATAGAGTACAAAACCACTCGGTGTGTACAGGATGTTGGAATGATTCGTTATTTGACAAGGGAAATTGGAAGTGGTGTCCAAAATCTGATAAGAGAGAAGAGTTTGAATGTACCAAACAAATAACTCCAAAAATGGTTATGGATACCATAGATCAACTATTAATAGAACAAAAAATTTAAAGTTATAATAAATAGTTGGTTCTTCGATTTTTCGGTTATATTTATATTTTAAATATAACTTCGAAAGGATATTAATATTATGCCAATACAAGAAGGCGGTAGATTCGCCCCAACACAAAATATAGTAAGCCCAGGTGTATTCACACGTGAAAACGACCTCTCCGGTCTGGCTCAAGGAGTAGCAAACATTGGAGGAGCAATAGTAGCTCCATTCGCTGATGGACCAGCGTTTTTTCCAAATACAATAACCGACGTAGCCGACTTGGAAACAAGATTTGGTGTCGCTGACGGTGTGTATTATGGACCATACACCGCCAAAGAATATCTACTACAACAAGGCATCGTTACCGTAGTTCGTGTAGGTGGTCTTACTGGTTACTGGCAGAAGAATCCATTAATCGTATATGCTCAACCAGGTATCTGGACCAGAAATGCTGATAAAGGTGCTATCACAACAGCTTCATTTATGTACATTGATACTACTAACTATGTATCAAACGTTAAGTATCAACAAAGCAGTTCCGCAATCAACATTACAGGATCAGCTGAAATCAAGGGTTCAACTGGAAGTACAATAACCGGTTCAGCTACATTTTCTAGAGTAACTACAGCAGAAATTGCTTCTTTCTTAGCAAGTTTGGGTAGTTTGGCAGGTGTAAATGCACTATCTGCTTCTTTGTCAACTTCATCCAGTTTGGGTAAAGTATTTAAAGTAACTTCTACTAGACATTATGAACTATTTAGTAGTTCAGTTGTAGCTAGAAACGGTAAAGTTGCAAAAGCAGGATCTTCAGTAGATCACGCTTTAGCCGCATTTGATTTTGAAAAATCACGTATAAGCGGTAGCGTTACTGTCGGTGGCGGTGGTTCAAGTAAGTACAAACTAACATTTGATAGTTCAAATAATAGTTACTTAACCGCTTCATTTACCGCACCAAATACATTTGGTTTGGTTTTTGCTAATTATGACGCAAATCCATCCTTCTCATTTGCAACTGCAAGTTTGAGTGGCGCTGGATTGAGTTCTTCTATTCAATTGGTACAACGAATTGATATCTCCAGAATGATTATCAGTGGATCATTAAACGTTAAGTTTGGATCTGCTGCAGCAACTAGTACTGTTACCGCAACAGACGTTGATGGAGTTGGATCATTGAGTGGTAGCATCTTGTATGCTGGTAAAGTAGTAGACATTGGTACAGTTTCATCAGGAATATTAGTACGTAAGTTTACAACCAGTACATTGGCAAACGGCAATGCAAAACCAGTTGGAACTTCATTCTTCTTGTTAACATCAAGTTTACAAGGCACAAATATTGATAATGAAACCGCTGTAGCTACCGCATTCGACGAAAGTACAACAACCGTTGATCTAGTAAGTTCATCTTATTTCAATAGTACTATCGCTTATAACCTAACCAACTTCAATGTTCAAGCAGGCACACCATTGACACTTCAAAGTGGTAGTTTCCATTCACTACGTGGTGTTGGAACTTGTGTAGCTGGTCTACAAGTAAGAGGTGTGATAAGTGGTTCCTTTGGTAAATATAATGGCGGATTCACAAATCAAGATAATCCAAGCGCAGATCAATGTAATCCAGTATTAACAGGTCGTCAAAAGATGATCTTGTCAGTATTGGCAAACACCCAAAATGCTTCATCACAATTCACAAGTGATTATCAAGTATTTGGTTTCAATACCTCAACATTGACTCAACTAACAAGTAGCACATTCCCATACAAGGGTGTAATTAATCCTAACGAAAATGTTTACAACTTGGCATTGAAGTATAGTTACACAAATCCAGCCGGTGGTACAAGTGCTGGTACATACGGTTACTACGACTTCAGTTTGAATGAAAACGACAATAATTACATCAAAGATGTATTTGGCGTAGACCCAACTGTTGGTAATCCTAACAAACAAATTGCTGGTCAAAAAGTTGAAGCCGCTTACAACTACGTACTATTCGAAGATAGCATCAAGAAGTTCGTAGCTGAAAAGACCAGCGCTTATGGTTGGAGACTACAAGTTGGTACAAGTAACCTATCAGGAAGTTCAATTGTTGGCGAACCTCTAAAGTTTGTTGATCAATATAGCACTGATTTGAATAACGGTGATAGTCAATTCAGTATCACCAATGCTTCTACTCCTTGGATCTACAGTCAAAAGATTGCTCCATTTAAAGGTAGCGCTGATGTAGCTGCTTCTCCAACCAAGTTCCAGTTGTTCAAGGTTCACACTTTGAGTGACGGTACATTGAGCAACACTAAGTTCAAGATTGAAATTAGTAATGTTAAGTTGGCAGGAACAGTTCCAGGCAGCGAATGGGGTAGTTTCACACTAGCAGTACGTGCTTATAGCGATACTGATAAGAAACCAAAGTATTTGGAAATCTTCCAAAACTTGAATTTGGATCCAGAATCCGCAAATTATGTTGCTCGTAGAATTGGTAACAGATACGCATATATCACTTATGCTGGTAAGTTAATTCAATTTGGCGATTTCAATAATTTGAGTAAGTATATCAGAATCGAAGCCAGTGACGTTTCTTACCCAGTAAGTTGCGTACCATACGGATTTGAATCATATAGTACTCCAATTGATAGTACCGCAAGCAACTATGTACCTGCTGTACAATACAGTAAAGCAAGTATCTATGGTCTCGGACCTGGTAAGTATCCATCTGGTACAGTATTCGGTAGTGTTCCAGGAACTGATACTGAAATCCAAGCACTATATCCAACATCTTCATTTGGCGTTGGTGTAGAAAATAACACTAAACAATACTTCAAGCCACTACCATATTATGGTGCTTCAGATAGCAATGGTACAAACATTGACTTCGATCTAGAAGATAAAGTTTGGGGTACTACGAACAGTAAATTCTATGCTCAAGGTACATATGTGAGTACTGGTTCACTACTATCACCAACATTGAGTGGTAGTATCCCAAGTACATATGATGCCGTAAATGAATCTACATACGTTAAACTACGTAAGTTCATCGTAGGTTTCCAAGGTGGATTTGAAGGTCAATGGCCAGCAATTCCAATCAATGTAGGCAGTGACATTACCGCTGGTAATACACAAGGTCTAGATTGTACAAATATCAATAGTCCAGGTAGTATTGCTTATAAGCAAGCAATTGCTGCAATCGGTAATCCAGATGAATTTGATATCAACTTGATCGTAACTCCAGGTATCTTCCGTGAACAACACAGTTACGTAACTGAACTAGTAATCGATATGTGCGAAACTCGTCAAGACTGTTTCTACATTATGGATAACGTAGTGTTCCCAGCAAGTAACCAAACTGTAGGATTGATTGATGCCGCAATTAACACTGTAGCTACAATTGATAGTAACTATGTAGGTACTTATTATCCTTGGGTTAAGATCCTAGATACTAATACCAACAAGATTATTAGTGTTCCACCTTCAGTAGTATTACCAGCAGTTTATGCTGCTAACGATAATGCTGCTGCTGAATGGTATGCTCCAGCCGGTCTAAACCGTGGTGGTATTCCAACCGCTGTACAAGTACTCGACAGAGTAACTCACAGTGAACGTGATGAACTATATGAAGGTCGTGTAAATCCAATCGCAGCATTCCCAGGCCAAGGCATTTGTGTATGGGGTCAAAAGACTCTACAAATTGCTCCAAGTGCTTTGGATCGTATCAATGTACGTCGTTTGTTGATCAACTTGAAGAAGTTTATCGCAAGTTCAAGCAACTACTTGGTATTTGAACAAAATGTTGCTTCTACAAGAAATCGTTTCTTGAGTATTGTAACTCCATACTTGGAATCAGTACAACAACGTAACGGTATCTACGCATTCCAAGTCAAGATGGATGCTGAAAACAATACCCCTGACTTGATTGATAGAAATATTCTATATGGTCAAATCTATATCCAACCAACTCGCACAGCTGAGTTTATTATACTTGATTTCAACATACTCCCAACGGGCGCATCTTTTAATGTTTGATAATCAATAACTTAAAAAACCTCGCTTAGGAATAAGCGAGGTTTTCTTTTTTTGACTTTTTAAAGTTTTGTGTAATATTTATCTATTAGATAAGGAGTATTGTTTATGACTGAACGAGGTAAAAAAATTAGAGAATCATTTTTTAAGAAATACGGCGTGTATCATCCATCACAATTACCAAGTGTTAAAGAAAAAATAAAGAAAAAAAGAGAAGCCGGTTCGTATGATAATATGATAACAAAGATGAAAAATACTTTGAAATCGAAATATGGCGATGAAAATTATAATAATTTTGAAAAATCAAAACAAACAAAATTAGAAAAATATGGAGATGCTAATTTCAATAACAGAGAAAAAATGTTAAAAACAAACAATCAAAAGTATGGTATGAATGTGTCTCCAAATACTCTTGAAAAAACAAAAGAACGTTTGTCAAATGGTGATATTGGTTTTAAATCCAAAAAATATAAACAATATTTAGAAAATAATAATATTGATAATGTATCTCAATTGTTACACGTGAAAGAAAAACGACGTATTCAGAAAATACAAGAATCTTTACATAATATTTTTGAAGGAAATAGATTGAAAGGTGTAGTTGTCCCATTATTTAAGAAAGATGAATACGTAGGCACAGACTATAATAATATATATAAATTTAAATGTTGTGTATGTAATAATGAGTTTGAAGATAATTTATATTCTGGTAATATACCCAGATGTTTAATCTGTAATCCACATAATAGGTTTAAATCTACCATTGAGTCTGAAATATTAAATTTTTTACATTCACACGAAGTTGTGACTAAACAACACGATAGAAATATATTAGACGGAGACGAAATTGATATTTTAGTACCACATTTGAATTTAGGCATAGAATGTGATGGTATATATTGGCACAGTGAACTTGCTGGTGGTAAAGATAAACATTATCATTTACATAAAACTAAGTTGTCACTTGATAAAAATATTCAATTGATGCATATATGGGATTGGGAATGGAGATGTAAACAAGATATAATAAAAAGCATTTTATTAAGTAAAATTGGTAAGTCCAAAAAAATATTTGCACGTAAATGTGAAATAAAACAAGTGATTAATGATGAAAAATCTGCATTTTTGACTGATAATCATATACAGGGAAATGATACATCATCTATAAGATTAGGATTATATTATAATAATATTTTGGTGTCACTAATGACTTTTGTTAAATCTAGATATGACAAAAAATATCAATATGAGTTATCTAGGTATTGTAATATATTAAATACAAATGTAATAGGAGGTGCTTCTAAATTATTCAATCATTTTATAAAAAATTATGATGTAAATTCTATTGTAACATATAGTGATAAAAGATTATTTACAGGTAATTTATATAAACAAATTGGTATGTCATTTGTAGATGACACTCTACCTGGTTATCATTATTTTTACAAAAACAAAGGTGTACCAATTGAAAGAAATCATTTTCAAAAACATAAATTAAAAGAAAAACTTGAAAAATTTGATATTAATTTGAGTGAGTGGCAAAATATGCAGATTAATGGATATGATAGAATTTGGGATTGTGGACATATGAAATTTATCTGGAATCGAAAATAATTACTATTTATATATTATGATACGATTAACGCAAATTGTTGAAGATTTAGCCAAGCCACAAATTAAAGAAGCCGTAGATCCATCTCTTTTAAAATTAATCGATACTGTGATTAATGATACAAATGTTTTATCTGAGTCTGATCCAAAAGTTGGAACTGGTAAAAAGCCAAAAGGATCTGATAGAAGATTGTATACTGATGAAAATCCGAAGGATACTGTTCGGGTAAAATTTAGAACATCACAAGACATTAAAGATACACTAGCTAGTAGTGGTTTTAAATCAAAAAGTCACAAAAGACAATCTCAAATTATAAATCTTATACATCAGAGAGTTAGAGCAGCTTATCAAAATGCTAAAGATCCAGATGTTAAAAGCAGATTAAAAAGTGCTTTAGACTATGCTATACAACGTAAAGAGGCTTCAAAAGCAAAAACAATAAAATTAAATAAAGAAACGTCCAATCCAGAATCTGGTAAATCATCTCCATATGGTTCTGGATATGGGGTGGTTGAAAATAATATAGAAGAGAAATGTTGGAAGGGATATACGCAAAAAGGTATGAAAACATTGTTTGGTAAAAAATATCCCAACTGCGTTAAAAAAACAAACAAATAATTTTATACCAATTATCAAAATGATCAGTTTAAACGATTTATTATTAGAAGCCAAACTTCCTCAAAGCGAGCAAGATATGGATCTTTATGCTCGTAAATACAAAAAGACAATAGACTATTTACGCGCCAAAAACAAAGTACTATTACTAACTACTAGTAATAGATGGAGTGGTCATAAAGACGATGTTCCAAAAAGCACTCAATTAGCAATTAAGATACAAGAATTACTTGGTAAAGATAAAGTAACGTTAATAGAAGTGCCTAGTTTAAATATAGCTCCTTGTGAAGGCAATGTAAGTAGCAATCTAAAATATGACGGCAATCATTGTGGTGTAAAAGGAGCTTTACTCAAAGATGATAATAAAAATCCAAGTGGATATCATCGTTGTTGGGCTAGTTTAAATAATAAAAATGACGAACTTTGGAAAATTACCAAAGAATTGTTTCAAAGCGACTGTGTTGTATTTTTTGCAAGTGTTAGATGGGGTCAAGCCAATGGTTATTATCAGAAACTAATTGAAAGACTAACTTGGATTGAGAATAGACACTCTACATTAGGAGAAAAGAATGTAGTAAAAGATATTGAAGCCGGATTTATTGCCGTTGGACAAAACTGGCACGGTAAAGATGTTACACAAACACAAAAAGAAGTACTTCAGTTTTTTGGATTCAAAACACCAGACCAATTATTTTGGAATTGGCAATTTACTAATAATAGTCTAGATGAAACTAAAAGTTCTTACAAAAAAGCAATTCCTGTATTTGATAAAACATTTTTAAAAACATATGATAAAGCTGAATAATATTTTGAATGAAGTAATACAAGAAGGTGGTGCCGGAGGTCATATGGCACATCCATTTGATTTTGTGAATACAGGCGCTAAATTAGTTGATGTATTTGTAAAGTCAATTGAATCACTCAAACGAGGTGGTGGTAGTGTTAAAATTGACGGCGTAAATGCCAGTATTCGACTTGCGAACGGACAATTTGTAATGGATCGTGGTAGTGCAAAGCCACTTGATATTAAAGGAATGAGACCAGAAGACTTGGCTACTAGATTTGAGCCAGGTCACGGATTCATTACTATTGGCAGCAAGGTTATCAATATTTTTGATGAAGCTATTCCCACTACAAAGACTGAACTGAATAAATTGGGACTGTTGGATAATCCTAACATATTGTTTAATATTGAATATGTAGAAGGGCAAACAAATGTTTTGGGATATAGTGAAATTGGTAACTTTCTAGCTATTCACGGATTAAAAGAAATCAAACCAAAAACATTTGGTAAAGATGGCAGTATTAAATCAAGAGTAGCTACTGAAATTCCATATGATAAAGCTGCAATGCAGTCTTATATTAATAAATTAAATAAGATCGCTGTAAAGCATGGTTTTAAAGTTTTGGGTAGTGTCGATACCACTTTCAAATCAGAACCAAAGATAGCTAATGTTTTGATTCGTCCTATTACATTGTATCCAAATGGTAAAGCTGTAACCAAATCCTTGAAAGATTGGTTAAAAGGATTAACTTTTAAAACGCCACTTATCACCCGTGAACAATTTTTAAAAGCAGTAGATAGTAAAAATATTATTCAAGATTTTCCAGATCAAGACATAAATAAAATAGTTAATGATACAATTGTTTATTTAGCTACAATTAAATTGGGAGACGAAGTTTTAAAGAATGCTACAAGCGAGATTGGAGATTTGGATACACACGAAGGAATTGTAGTTAGAGACCCAAATATTTACGTCGATCCATTTAAAATTACAGGAAGTTTTATTATAAAAGGTCTCGGCAGTAAGTTTAAGAAATAAATTAAATACGTATTTGTTATGAAAAAAGCATCAGGTAAAAGTAATCTGGGTATTGTCAAAGATTACCTAGAAGGTAATCGTCCATTCGTACAAGTTGGTTATGATGCCAATTTGGAGAATAATAAACGCAAAGAAGGTGAAGAATGGGAGGATGGACAAGGTAGAAAATGGGTTTGGAAAAATGGAAGCAAACGCAGAGTTCCAAAACGTGCTACCATTATCAACGAACAACGTTGTAAAAAGTGTAATATGGATGTTCGTTGGGGTAATTATTTGGATGATAGAGTTTGGCCAAAGACTGGATATTGTTATGATTGTTTTACAAATTTTCAGACTGAGTTGAAATTAATGGGGATGTTTGAAGTTTACAATGAACTACAAGATCTTAAAAATGAACGTGGTATATTGGAAGACTATAAGAAAAAGTTTGAAGAAAGTAAAAAGTTTTGCGAGGAAAATAAAGATAAACCCGTTGAGTTCTTGGAGGAAGACGGGTCATTTGAAAAGTGGGACGGAAACATAGATTACAACAAAATATTGGAAGATCTAATAAAAGATATAGATGTCATCGATAAACGTTTAGACGAACTCAATGTCAAAATAAAAGAATACGAAGAGAAATATGAGTCAGCCAAATCTAAGAGAAATAATAAAGCAAGAGTATAAGAAGTGTATTGAGGATCCAATATACTTTATGAAAAAGTATGTTAAGATCCAACATCCTATTCGTGGTACTTGTAACTTTGAATTGTTTCCTTTTCAAGAGACAACTCTATCAGACTTTGTAGATAATAGTCTTAATATTGTATTAAAAAGTCGTCAGATGGGTATTAGTACTCTTACAGCAGCTTATAGTTTGTGGTTAATGACATTCCATAACGATAAGAATATTCTTTGTATTAGTATTACTCAAGAAACCGCAAAAGAAATCGTTACCAAAGTTAGATTTGCTAATGATAACTTGCCATCTTGGTTAAAAGTTCCCTGTGTAGAAGACAATCGTCTTTCATTGCGTCTTAAAAACGGATCGCAAATCAAAGCAGTATCATCTGCTGGTACCGCTGGTCGATCATCCGCACTATCTTTACTAATCATTGACGAAGCTGCATTTATCGACGGTATTGAAGAAATTTGGTTGTCATCACAATATACACTGTCTACTGGTGGTAGAGCTATTATATTAAGTACGCCAAATGGTGTTGGTAATTTCTTCCATAAAACGTGGGTAGAAGCTGAAGAAGGTAAGAACAACTTTAAAACAATACGATTACCATGGCATCTACATCCAGAAAGAGATCAAGCTTGGAGAGATAAACAAACGGAATTGTCAGGTGTAAAAGGTGCAGCGCAAGAATGTGATTGTGATTTTAGTACATCTGGTAATCAAGTTGTGAGCGTTGATATTTTAGAGTTTTATAAACAAACTTATATTAAAGATCCAATTGAAAAACGCGGTAACAATCAAGATTTTTGGATATGGGATTATCCCAATTATAGTAAAAATTATATATTGACGGCTGACTGTGCGAGAGGAGATGGAGCAGATTATAGCGCATTTCATATCTTTGACATAGAAACATTGGAACAAGTTGCGGAATATAAAGGACAATTAACTACTAAAGATTATGGAAACTTGTTGGTAAGTGTTGCAACTGAATATAATAATGCGCTATTAGTCGTGGAAAACAATAACGTGGGTTGGGCTACACTTCAACAAATTATAGATAGAGATTATCAGAATACATTTTATAGTGCAGCTGATTTAACTGTTATAGATGTGGAAAAAACATATACTAATAAATTAAATTCTGCGGACAAAAAATTAGTGGCTGGATTTACAACCACTAGTAAAAATAGACCATTAATCATTAGTAAACTAGAAAACTTTTTTAGAGAAAAAGGTGTTATAATCAAGTCTAAAAGACTTTATGAGGAATTGAATGTGTTTATATGGAATGGAGCTAAAGCTGAGGCTATGAAGGGATATAATGACGATTTAGTTATGTCATTGGGCATTGGATTGTGGATTCGTGAAACAGCTTTAAAACTTAGAAACGAACAAATAGCTTATAATAAAGCAATGGTTTCTAAAATATCAAAAGTAACAAGTCAAATAACTGTACCAAAACAAGTAAGCACTGTACCCGATCATCAAAAGACGATGGAATTTACTGTAAATGACAAAAAAGAAAGTTTAACTTGGTTGTTGTAAATACTTATATACTAGAATAATATGGCAGATAAATCTTTTCAAGAATTACGCAATCGTTCATTATTTGCACGTTTGAAACGTTTGTTTTCAAATGATGTAATTGTTCGTAATATTGGTGGTAAAAAATTAAAAGTAATTGATACTGACGAAATTCAGTATGCTACAGATCGTAATAGTTTAAGAGATCGTTTTAATAGATTACGCACCACTTCATATAATCAATACACAAGAGATTTCAATTTATCGTATCAAAGTAGCCGTGTAGAACTATTTCGTGATTATGATACAATGGATATGGATCCAATTCTAGCATCTGCATTGGATATTTATGCAGATGAATGTACAACTAGAAATGAAATGGGTGAAGTAATTCATATTAAATCATCCAACGATGAAATCAAGCAAATTCTACACAATTTGTTTTATGACATTTTAAACATCGAATTCAATCTTTGGAGTTGGACTCGTTGTATGGTCAAATACGGAGATTTTTATTTACGTTTACATATTAGCCCTGAATATGGTGTTTATTTGGTAGAGCCATTGAGCACTTATTATGTAACCCGTGTAGAAAACGCACATTTATCAAATAAGAATTTTGTTAAGTTCCAAGTCAACCTTCCATATGGTAATAAACTAGAAGAACTAGAAAATTATCAAATTGCACATTTTCGTTTGTTGAGTGATAGTAACTTTTTGCCATACGGAAAAAGTTCTTTAGAAGGCGCTCGTCGTGTATGGAAGCAATTGAGTTTGATGGAAGACGCAATGTTAATTCATCGTATTATGCGCGCTCCTGAAAAACGTATTTTCAAGGTTGACATCGGTAATATTCCTCCAAATGAAGTTGATAACCATATGCAACGCATTATGGATCAAATGAAAAAAGTACCATATTTGGATCAACAAACAGGCGACTACAATTTAAGATTCAATTTGCAGAACATGGTAGAAGACTTTTTCTTGCCAGTTCGTGGTAGTGATAGCGGTACAAGTATTGAAAACTTGTCTGGTCTAGAATGGACAGGTACTGATGATATTGAATATCTTCGTAACAAAATGATGGCAGCGCTTAAGATCCCCAAAGCATTTTTAGGTTACGATGAAAGTCTAAGCGGTAAAGCTACATTGGCAGCTGAAGATATACGTTTTGCTAGAACTGTTCAACGTATTCAACGTATTATTGTAAGTGAGTTAAATAAGATTGCGGTTATTCATTTATATTCACAAGGATATAGAGATGAATCGTTGGTCGATTTTACATTGGAATTGACCAATCCATCTACTATCTTTGAAAAAGAAAAGATCGACGTATATAAAAGCAAAGTCGAACTCTCCAAAGATATGCAAGAACAAAAAGTATTTTCTAAGAAGTGGATCTATGAAAATATTTTTGGTTTATCAGATCAAGATATGATTGAGTTGCAAAAACAACTTATCGATGATGCTAAAGGTACATATAGATTTAAACAAATCGAAGAAGAAGGCAATGATCCAGCATTATCATTCTTAAACAAGGACGATAAAGAAGGAGCCGGTGGGTCTGCTGGTAGCCCAAGTGGAGAACCAGGCGGTGCCGAGCCATCTGGTGGTGAGCCAGGCGGAGAACCGCCAGGTGGAGGTGAGCCAAAAGGTGGTGAAGCTGGTGGAGAAAAATCAACACCTCCAAAATTAGCAGAACGTGATCAAACTGGTAGAAAAGATGCACGTGATTATCGATTTGGTGAAGATCCATTGGGTACATTAGAAAACAATAGACGTAGTGATTTGTCTGTGACGCACAAGTATAAAAACAAGTCTCCGCTATCACTAGAATCTATTAAAGGATTGACAGATGTACTAAAAACTTTAGATCAAGAAAAAGAAATATTACGAGAGGGAAGTAAAAAATCTTTTATGGATGAACAAAATATAAAAGAATAGTATAATTCCTACATATTTAACCACATTGATTATATTTATAAATAATAATAAATAATATGCACAAGAAAGCAAAACATTCGAAATTCAAGAATGCTGGAATATTGTTTGAACTACTCACTAGACAAATAACAGCCGACATTCTAGCGGGGAGAGATGAATCATTTACCAAAAATCTGATGTTCAAGTATTTTCACGAAAGTAAAGAACTAGGAAAAGAAGTGCAACTTTACAATTTCATCCTCCAACAAAAAAGCAAAGATGCTTCTTCCGCTGAACGTCTTTTGAATGTTGTTTTACAAACACGTTCCAAACTAGATGAACGTGAATTGAACAAGCAAAAGTACAACATAATTAAAGAAATAAAAGAGAAGTATAATATAGACGAATTTTTGAAAAATAAAATTCCAAATTATAAGTTATATGCCTCTATATACAAATTATTTGAAGATCAAGATAAAAGTGAAGTCAAGTTTGATGTATCTGAATTGTTAGAATCAAGAGAATATATTGTTGAGAGCTTAACAAAAGAAAAGAAGTCAGAACAAGAAATGATGGATGTTTATGGAAATCAAAGTGCTGAAGTTAGATTGTTGGCCTATAAATTCTTGATTGAAAACTTTAATACCAAATACAACAATCTTTTGCCAGATCAAAAGAAACTTCTAAAAGAATATATTACTAATGTTTCAAACTCCAGTAAATTTACAAAATACGTCAACGAAGAATATAAGAGAATAAGTGGAGTATTAAAAGATCAAGTGAAGAATGTTACCTCCGAAGTGGTAAAAATTAAAATAAATGAAGTTATTAGTCAGTTTTCAACAAAATCTTGTGTTGGCGTAATTAAAGAAAATCAATTGACTTCATTGTTAAATGCATACGAATTGATAGAAGAAATTAAAAAGATTGATGTCAAAAATGAAGCAAAATCTTAAACAAAAGATTAAAAAGATTTTAACCAACCTAAAGGTTAAAAATGAAGCTAGTACAACAGGTACCGCACCTGTTGCTTCTGGTCCAGTTGCTGTTGGTGGTGACGCTGCAAGAACTCCATTTGCTTTTTCAAAAAGAGGAGCAAGACCAGATACATATACACAAGTAGGATACAAGTTAGCTAAACCAGTTAAAAGAAGTACTGGTTATAAGTTAGAAAATCAAATGTATAGTGAACCAGCATATAGTACTCCTGCTCAATCAATTGAATTAGGAGATACATATACAGATAAAAATGGGTTGGTTCAACATAATGATCCAAATTTAGATCCAAATTTGATTGGTTATAAACAAGGAAGTTTACCATTTACTGAAGGTTTTAATGGTTTAAAATATGAACAAGAAGGTCAGAAAGCTTCTGTTCCACAACCGTCACCTGCTCAACCTCCAACTCAACAACCAAAGCAAGCCGAACCTTCACCATCTGTAGATTTAAAAACATATGATGTATTGCCTGATTTTACAGCATTTGATACCAAGTTAAAAGGTTCAACTGAGGCATTAAAGAACAATCTACAAAAAACAATCCAAGACAAAATTTTAGGTAAGAAAATCGTAGTTAGAGCCAGTAAAGGATATAAACAACCTGAGACAGATTATACTATAAATGTAACTGGTGTTGCTATTGATTATTACTACGACAGATACGTTATTATAATAATTGGCCGTGAAGAAAATAAACAAAAAGTAGCTAAATTTTTCATCAAGCCAGGATTTAAACTTAAAATTTTAGGTAATGCTGATAATTTGAAACCAAAAGATCAATATCAAGTTGCTAAATCAAAAGCATTGGTTGACCCTCAAAGTCAACAAAATGTTGTTCCACAAAATACAATAACCGCAGATAAGCAAGACGCAACTGTTGCAAATCAACCAGATCAATCAAAACAACCAGGAACAACACAACCTAAAGCTTAACATATATATGAAACAAGTATTGATAGACATATTACCATTTGAATTTAAAAAGACATCTTTAAATGAATCTCTTAAAGATGGAAAACTATATGTAACCGGCGTATTACAACGTGCGGATGCAAAGAATCAAAATGGAAGAGTGTACCCAGAAGATGTACTAAAGCGTGAAGCTGAAAAGTATATGCAAAACTTCGTAAAACAACGTCGTGCTATGGGTGAGTTGGATCATCCAGAAAGCAGCGTGGTTAACTTAAAGAACGTTAGTCACAACATCGTTGATATGGGTTGGGAAGACAAAGATTTAGTTGGAACAGTTGAAATACTACCCACACCAAGTGGTAATATTCTTAGAGATTTATTGCAATCTGGAATTTTATTAGGTATTAGCAGCAGAGGATTAGGCAGTGTTAAAAAAGATATGAGAGAAGGGGCTGACATTGTACAAGACGATTTTGATTTGATCGCATTTGACTTTGTAAGCAATCCTAGTACACAAGGTGCCTTTATGTATCCTCAAGGCAAAATCAATGAAAGTGTAGAACAAAGAACAATTGTCAACCCATACGGTAATGTAGAAAGAATTATTCACAACATTCTATCAGAATTATAATATTTATAAAGTATGAAATTAAAACATTTACTAGAAAATTCCACTGAAGTAGCTTATAGCCCACTCACCAAAGAAGAAAAGTCAAAAATGGTTGGTGCTATTAGATCCTATAATGAATATCGCAAGGGATTAAAAGCCGATTGTGTATATGAAACTGCACAAAAAATTATGGAGGCTGTTAATCTAGCAGAACGCTACGCAATTAAAGAATGTGGCGACTGGATGCAAGCCAAAATGGTTGAACGTGATATGAAAGAAATCAAAAGAGACGCTGCCAAAATGTATGAAGAAGCCAACAAAATGAAAGAAATTGAAAAACAACTTGAAATGTTGTATGAACAAGTTGGTATGAGATTGGAACGTTATTTTGAAATTGCCGACCAAGTACACACTGATCCAAAACCACAAGAAGGCACTATTAACTCATCGGTATCGAATCAATAAATTCCAACATTTTATCGAAAGATTCGAAAACGTATCTTCTATTTGCTTCTATGACATAACCTTCGTCTGTTTTATAGACGAAGGTTTTTCTTTTCTCGTTGACCATATCTAAAGATGGAACTTCTATTTCAGAAAACATTCTGTATTCATCATCTATACGAAAATTCATTTCACCCAATATATCAATTTCCGTAAAATCCCATCCGTTTGGATTATCTATATCTTCTAACTTAAACATTTTTTCTTCTTCAAAATTATCATTGTTTATAAAGTTAATTAATTTTGGAGACTTATAATTGTTGTAGCTATTATTCATAGAACGCACATCTGGGTTGGAATATGGAGTTTCGTCCCCAGTTCTTTTTATAAACTTATAATTGTCTTTTGTGGAATTCATATGTTTAGCTAGATTTGGATTGAAATTATAGGCCATAAGAGTTAATTCTATCTATAAAGTCAGATAGGGTTTTTGTTTGTTCAGAATCTTTATTCTTATCCAAAGCAGTACTTAACATACTGAATATTTCTTTGTCTGGTTTATCAGGATAAGATCTTTGAATAAAACAAGCATATACAATTAAATTTTCATTTTTTTGATCTATGAGCTTTTTAAACACATATTTCTTGGTACTACCATTACTAAATATTTCAGTTTCTATTTTTGTATTTTCTGGTGGGTTAGGAATAAAATTTGTTTTTCCAAATCCACTAAATCCTGCTTGTTTACTTTGAAAAGTTAACATTTCTTTTTTAGTAAACGGAATACCTTCATTTTCTTTTAGTACTTGGTTAAATGATTTGCCTTTAATGATATCAAAATCACTCAATGAATATTCTGCTTCATTAAGACTTTTCAATATTTCTTTCAATTTAACAAAGTGTTTTACACTACTTGGTTTGATGGTACGTGCCATCTTACGAACTTGTGGTGAAACTTCTTTTGATTTGATTCCACCTTTTTGTAGTGCTCTTACCAATCTAAATAGTCTGGCTTGTTTTTCGCTTTTTGCAGGCATATATCAATAAATATAAAATATTTTCATTTGTTTCAATTTTAAATTATATTTATTATTCAAATACATCATTCTTTGATGTCACATACATTTATCTTCTTTGGAGTTCTTCAATAGCTTCACCAACAAATAACAATAAGAAAGGCAGAAATATAATTATGAGCGATCTATTAAAAGAAAGCATTGCGGATGCAAAGGCTGTACGTGAAACAGCATTGGCAAATGCAAAGACCTTCCTTGAAGAAAGTTTTGCAAACAGTATGAAAGAAATGTTTGCAGATAAACTCAAGGAAGAAATGGCAGAAGAAACCGAAGCACCAGAAGGTGAAGAAGGCAAGATTGAAGAAAAACTTGCATCTTCCAATATTGGTAAGGATGATGGTCTAACAGCTAAGACTGCAAAACCAGTGAATCCATCACCAGCTGCAAATAAAAACACAACTCCAGCAGGCAAACAAGAATTCGACGTAAAGCTTGAAGAAGAAGCTGCCGTTGAAGAAGGCGCTGAAGTAACCAGTGAAGAACTAGACGAAATTCTAGCAGAACTAGAAGGTGAAGTATCCGAAGGAGCTTCCGACGATGCCGGTGAATCTGATGATTCCGAAGCTTCAATGGAAGAAGAAATTAATTTAGACGAACTTCTAGCAGAACTAGAAGGCGAAGATCCAGCAGCTGCACCAGCACCTGCTCCAGCTCCAGAAGCTCCTGTTGCTCCAGCTGCTCCAGCTGCTGAAGTACCAGCTCCAGCCCCAGCTCAAGTTCCATCTCCTTCAGAAGGTGAATACTCAGAAGAAGTATCCGCTGAAGAAATGGCAGAAGCTCTAGTAGCTATCAACGAAGAAAATGAACAACTAAAGTCTCAATTGAGCGAACACATCAAGACTGTAAAGTATTTGAAGAGTGTTCTATCTGAAACAAATCTATTAAATGCTAAGTTGCTCTACACCAACAAATTGTTCAAAGGTAAAGCTCTTACCGAAGATCAAAAGTTGAAGATCATCAACACTTTCGACTTGACCAAGAATATTCGTGAAGTCAAGTTGGCATATACAGTTTTAGCCGAATCACTTAATTCCGGTGCATCAGTTGTCAAGAAAAAGACCAATACAACTGCTCAAACTATCACCGAAGGTTTGGCAAGCAAACCAGTATCCAGTACAAAGCCTGATTCTACCATTGTAGAACCTCAAGCTGAAGTAATGGCTTCAAGATTCCAAAAACTCGCAGGAATCAAGAAGTAATTAGTTTGCGAGTAAAAACCTAACAGTAATTAATATAGAAAGAAACAAAAATATGAGTATGGATGTAAAAAGTCTATTGACAGGAAATATGAATCCACAAGCCAAATTGATGGCTGAAACACGTGGATTACAATCCAAGTGGGAAAAGACAGGCCTCCTAGAAGGTTGCCAAGGTGTTGAAAAAGCACATATGTCAATCCTATTGGAAAACCAAGCAAAACAATTGCTTGACGAAGCAACCACCACCGGTACCTCTACCAGTTCAGAACAATGGGCTGGTGTAGCTCTACCATTGGTACGCCGTGTATTCGCTGAAATCGCCGCTAAGGAATTCGTCAGCGTACAACCAATGAATCTACCATCTGGTCTAATTTTCTATCTAGACTTCAAGTATGGTACAACCGCTCCTGGTAGTGATTTGCGTAACTTGAACAACGGTAGTTCCGTAACTACCCGTGCAGGTAAGCAATTGAACGACAGTTTGTTCGGTGGTACAGGTAAGAAGTTGGGTTCAACTGATGACGCAGTACGTGGTCTATACGGTCAAGGTGCTTATGCTTACTCAGTTCGTCCAGTAAGTAGCTCTGCTATTACCCTAGCTAAGAGTGCAACTGCAACCGCAACTGGTAACACCATCCAAACCGCTTCTTGGAACGACGTTCAATTTGCTGCTGAATTAAGCGCATCTGTCGTAGCTAAGAAGTTGTTCAAGGTTATCTTGAACCACGACGACAACACCACTGGTGTTGCTGGTCAAGGATATATGTACAACGTTGACTTGAATGCAGTACGTTCATTCAACTTGATCTCTGGTTCTACCGCTCCAACTACTCTACAAAGCAATGGTTTGGTATTGAACACCTATTCAAAAGCAATTAACACTGGTAGTTTGAGCAATCCATTCTATCAATCCGTATATATCGTATCCGCTTCTAATAGCGCATTCGGTGGTGCAGCAAGCAACGTTAAGTTGATCTATACCCTACAACCTACCGATAACCTACGTGGTGACTTCGAAGCTGGTAAGACCGCTGGTGAAGGTTCTGGTACCTCAGGTAACGTTGCTACTCAAAGCATCGATACTGATATCAGTATCCCAGAAGTAAACTTGGTACTAAACAGCGAACCAATCGTTGCTAAGACCCGTAAGTTGAAAGCAGTCTGGACCCCAGAATTGGCTCAAGACTTGAACGCATATCACTCTATCGACGCAGAAGCAGAACTTACTGCTCTATTGAGTGAATATGTATCTATGGAAATCGATCTTGAAATCCTAGACATGTTGAACGAAGCCGTTGAAGGCGTAACAACCGAAGCTTGGTCCGCCCAAATCGGTGTTGAATTCAGCAAGGGATTGAATGCAACTACTGGTGAAGCAATCTTCACACGTAATGCAAACAGTTCACCAAACCGTACTGCTTACGTAAAGAGCACTTGGTTCCAAACTCTTGGAAACAAGATCCAAAAGGTATCTAACACAATCCAAAAATTGACCCTACGTGGTGGTGCAAACTTCTTGGTCGTAAGTCCAGACGTTGCAACTATCCTAGAATCAATCCCAGGATATGTAGTAAACACCGATGGTGATCAAGCTAAGTTCGCAATGGGCGTAAGCCGCGTTGGTAGCTTTGCTTCTCGCTTCCAAGTTTACAAGAACCCATACATGACCGATAACGTAGTATTGGTTGGTTTCCGTGGAAACAACTTCCTAGAAACCGGTGCTGTATATGCTCCATATATCCCACTAATCCAAACTCCATTGGTCTATGATCCAGTGAACTTCACTCCACGCCGTGGTGTGATGACTCGCTACGCTAAGAAGGTAGTGCGCCCTGAGTTCTACGGTAAGGTTATCATCGGTGACCTAGACACCGTATAATCTGAACGATTAGTAAGTTAAAACAAACCCATCAGTTGAAAGGCTGATGGGTTTTTTCTTGCATTATTCAAAAAATTCGCTGGTAGAATCTACAATTATTTCTTGAACTTCTTCTTTAAAAGATGTACTTTTTAGATATGGCAATGTTTTATGCTTAAGAGATTTGATTAACTTCTTATTTTCTATCTTATTAGTAATAAACTTGATATAACGATGTTTACCACTCTCTCGTTTACGCCAGAATGTTCTACCGATGCGATCTTTTAGTTTATCTACACTGTGTGTTTTCCATCTTGAATATACACTTCTACTGTGTATCCAGTCATAGTTAGGAGGACCAACTAAACTAACACTATAGTTAGGCATTATAGCGATATCTACATAGTTATCGCCTTGATATAGAAATCCAGTTGCTTGATAGATTGTGCCTGCGTGTCCAGCTTCACTATCCGCATAACTGAGAATACATTTGATGTGGGGATATTCAGTATTTAATAATCTAAAACTCTCGGCAATACAATAACTTTCTATATTCTTACCATATCCATCTGCTATCCATAAACGTGTTAATTCCAACACATTATCATTAGTAAGTAGTGAAGAGATACTGGTACTAGCATTTCTACCCACGGCATTTCCATATACTAATACACCTATTAGTCGTTCGTTAAACCCACCAAAGAATGTACTCTCTACATATTCTTTATAGTATACTCCATAAGCTACAGTACAAAGAGACCACTTGTGTGTATAATGATTCTTTTCAATAAGAGTTTTTGCAACATTCTTATTGATGCTTTTGACGTAAATTAATGTGGGGTCAAAATACTCCGACATTATTTCAGTATAACCATATAACTCTAACTGTCAAGATTTATATTATATAAAAAAGACCTTTGGAATTATAAACCACAGTTCTGATTTTGGTATCATTAATCTTATTGATACCAAGTCTATCTATTACTTGAAATGGATCAGGGTGATTATTTATAGGAGCTGCCATAACTCTATCCTTTATTTTGTATACATCCAAGTCTGTATTAACAATACTTGGATGATATTGTCTTACTAAAGGCATTGTTTTCATACTGGTTTATTTGTTGTTGGTTCTACTTTCTTTACTCTACTAGATGGAAATGCTTTGTTACCAAAATCACTACCGTGTAAACTATACAAATGCATAACTACACCGTGTTTCACAACCACATCTCCCAAGTCATTTACTAATACATATGGCGGTCTATCATATTTTAACATTACTGCTGAACTAACCAATAGATGATTGCTTTCACCCGCATCCATTACTCTTTGAGCATAATTGATACCATCACCACTGATATTGAGATTGCCATTAATATCTTCCATTGGTATTACAGGCCCACAATGTACACCCATTCTCATTTGTAAATCTGGTCTATCCTTTACTGCTTTAGCTATAGTAACTGCACAATTCATTGCATCTTCCAAATAAGTAAAGAATCCCAATACCATACCATCGCCAGTAGGTAATATAATTAACTTTTCAAGAGCATTAGCTGTTTTGTATTGCATTGTAGACTTGACTAATGTACCCAAATCTTTACAAGCTTTCTTTTGTTCATCTGTTGTTTTCTTACTATAAGCAACAATGTCCATAAAGAATATATAACCTTCTTGTTCTACATCCAATTGCAATCTACCAGATTTGACTTCTACATCAACTTGTTCAACTTTCTTGGCAACTTGTTTGACAGGTTTAACAACTTCTACCTTCTTTTCTTCTTTCTTTTCTACCACTGGAATATCTTTAAGTTTCAAGAAATCCTTCCAGTTGATTTTCTTAGCTGGTGCATCTTTTTTCTTTGGTTCTTTTGTTGCTTGTTCTTCTTCGTGTTTCTTTATTGCAGCTTCTTCACGATTACGTTTTTCAACAAACAATGCAATTTGTTTTTTAACTTCATCTGTGATGTATATGTTTACATCTTTTCCACCACCACCAATATCGTGTTTCTTTTTTCTTTGCGCACCTTTGGATTGTAGATATGTTTGCATTTCTACATTTCCAGTCTTGAATGCAATGTCTAACGGAGCAATTTCACCTTTGAAATCCGCACCGTTAACATTCGCACCTAAATGTACCAAAAATTCCACCATATCAACATCGTTAGCGTTAACGGCATAATGTAGTGGCATCCATCCATTCTTTTCATCTCTGCCATTGATTTTACCATCTTTATCAAAGAATGATTGTACACCTTCAAAATCACCAGTTTCCGCGCAAAAATGAATGCTGGTACCACCTGCGGATTTAGCACCGTACTTATTCAACAATTTAACAACATCACCTCTATTGGTATTGGATAGTACGTCAATAGGATTGTTTTTACCCAAGAAATCTTTCTTGTTGACATCAGCACCTCTTATAATTAGATATTCAACCAAGTGTTTTTGTCCATAATTTACAGCATAATGTAGTGCAGTCCAACCTTTACCAGCGTCAACTTCATTTATATCACATCCTTTGTCTAACATTTCTTCAATAGAAACGATATCACCATTTTTTGCAGCCAAATGGAAGCTACTACCGCTACTGTATTTTGCCCCTCTTTGTTGTAGTATTTCTGCGATGTTTTTAAAACCTTTTTGTTCAGCTACATCCAGTGCTGTATTTTTACTGGTCCAATCTTTACAGTTGGGATCTGCACCGTGATTTAACAGTAGTTTTACGATTTCCACTTGATTTTCTTCTACAGCAACAACCAATGGTGGATTGCCTGTATCATCGTCTCTTTGATTGACATCTACTTTTTCTTTTTCGATACAGTTGTAGACGTTATCGTATAACCCACGTTTGATGTGGGTAAAAATGTTAATAGCCATAGTTTAATTAGTAAATTAGTCTTTTTTGAAACGGCTTAAATCCAATTGAGGTAGTGGTTTTTCTATGTTTAGACCAGCTAGTCTTTCATTTTGGATAACTAATTTACTTCCGCCTACAACCTTACCATCTACTACGTCATATATGAAAAATACAGTTTTTGTAAGTCCCACACGAACAATTCTGCCGGGTTTGCCATCAATATATACAACATCATCTTCTTTGTAATCGGACCCAATAAACATAAACAGTGCCGCGGCAAGTTTTTCAATGCTTGATTTAAACATTAGAATTACTAATCCCGCTACGAACATCCAGACATATTTGCCTGTCATATCTTGTGCGGTTGATTCTAGTACCTGTTGAGATATTACGTGTGCTGTATTTGTATCCATAATCGTCTTTAGTTTATTAACACATAACATTTGTTAACAATCTAAAACAATTATATAATAAATATAAATATTAATTTATTTAATCCACTTTTGTTCTTTTAGAATGTCATCAATCAATTCTTTTTCGGAACTATCCATTTCTTTATCAAATCTTTTCAATACTTCAGTCAATGGATATACTCTATCAGGAGATTCTTTTTGTTTTTCTTTTAGTTCTTGAATTACATCAACTATTTTAACAAGTGGAGACTTGAATTCGTCAACTTTGTCTTTTGAAGCGAAGTTAGCCAATTCAAATGCATGTGGAGTTAATGCTTTTACCAAACTTAGTAATCCAGAACCAATCATATTAAATATACTAAACGCTGCACCAGCTGCAGGATGTACTGTTGCTAATATTCTTAATATAACAAATACCACAACAAATATGATAATTGCAGTCATTGCACTAACAAAGAACTTCTTTAAACCCCAAAATACAGCATTAAGACCAAACATACCACTCATAGCATCCAAAGTAGCCTTGCTTTGATCAGCTTCTTTTGCAATTTCTTTTGCTTTATCAGTCATTTGCCATAATTCATCGTCATACTTTTCTTTTAAAGCAGACTTTTCTTTTTGCAATTTGTTTATGATTTCGTCACGTTGTGATAGTAATTGATCGCCCTTCTTTCTTTCCTCGGCAACTTGACTGTTTAATAAATCAACGGTAGCTTTTATACGTTTAATTTCATCTATGTGTGGTGATCCAACTATAGAAATTACACGTTCATTGAGTGATTTAGCAGTATCTACTTGTACTGACGGGTTTGTTACTTGACTCAAAGAGTGTTGAATACCTATAGACAAAGACGATGCTTGTACACGTTTGCCTTTTTCTACTTTTTCCAACTCTACCATCGTATTATCTACTTTGGCTTCTTGTTTAGCAACAGCGTCTTGTGCAGTTGTAACTTGCTTCGCCGGTCTAACTTCAGAAGAAATACAACCGGTTAGTATTAAAATTACGATGGTGTAAAACAGTTGTTTTTTAAAGTTCATATAATATAAATATTATTTTTTATAATAAAACTAATATTTATCAATATGATCAAACTTAATGACTTAATGGAGAACGATTCGTTGTGTCCGATGGCACATCCCAAGAACATAGAACCAGTGATGAGTTCTTATTTGCGTTATCATATTGACAATAAAATTCCACTTAGCGAAAACATTTTTAGAACCTATAGTGAGTCTTATTTTGATTTAATCGAAGAAGTTCGTACTTTGTATTTTCAAAATTTAATAGAACTGTGTGACGCTGACGCTGAATTGGTTGAAAGTGATTTGGGTAAAAAGGCTATATTTGAAGGTAGAGAAGTATATTTGGATGCGCCTATCGAAGACGAAGAAGATTTATTGATGGAGTTGAAACATAGAGGTCGCACAGTTCATTTAAGTAGACCATTTAGAACTCCAGGTGGCCCTAAAAAGTATGCGGTATATGTTAAATCCAAGAATGGCAAAGTTAAAAAAGTAACATTTGGTGATCCAAATATGAGAAGTAGAGCTGGTAACAAGGCTCGTCGTAAGAGTTTTGCTGCTAGACACAAATGTAGTCAAAAGAAAGATAGAACCACCGCTGGATACTGGAGTTGCCGTAGTCACAGAATGCGTTCTCTTGGTAACAAAGGGCGAGGAAAGTATTGGTAATGGATTTGCCGTTCACAGAAAAATCCGTGGGTAACAATCAGTATATAAGAGAATTTAGTACTGATGTAGATACGCACGAATTGGAATGGCATATAGACAAAGAAGATAGAACTATAGAAGTTATAGAAAATATAGATTGGCAGTTTCAATTGGACAATAATCTACCACAATTACTTAAAGAAACAATATTTATACCCAAAGAAACATATCACCGTGTAATAAAAGGCACTGGTAATTTAAAAGTAAAAATAACAAAACACGTATGAAATTTATCGATTTATTAACAGAAGCTAAAATGTATGAAGGAATTGGATTGCCATCATCAGCTATTCAATCACTTGATTCATTTGTAGCACAACAATTAGGACCAGAATCTGAATTTGAAATCGAATTAGACGAAGCTGATATGTTAGGCGCTGGCACCACAGAATTGCCTTCTGATGCACTACAAGGATATTTGGATAGATCCGCCGGTAAGCCTGACTTTTACAAAAAAACTGGATTACCTAAATTGGATAAAAAAGGCAAACAAAAGTACACTACCACAAAAGATCCAACTGATAAATTTAAGTTTCCATATGTACATCCGAAACTTGCAAGAGAAATACAAATCGTAGATCCAAATGGACGCAAGTTTGATTTATCTAAGTTAAAAACCCATATTACAACACGACCTGATAAGATTTTAAAACAAAATGAAAAAATCTCACACAGTGGCGGAGAAAGTACTCAGTTTTATAATATAGGATTGCCAGCTTTACAAGGCCTTGGATATGACGAAAAAAATCAAAAGTTTGTTATCATAAATACTTGTCCGGGCGCAGGTGCGTGTAAAGTTTATTGTTATGCTAAAAAAGGCGGTTATGTACAATATATGCCTGTTAACACATCACAAACAAGACAACTTAACTTTTTGTTAAATGACCCAGAAGGTTATAGAAATATGTTGGCAGCTGAAATTAAATCCGCATATGATAAAAATAAAAAAAAGAAAGTCAAAACAGTAATCAGATGGCACGATTCTGGTGATTTCTTTAGTGAAGATTATTTGAATTTAGCATATAATGTTGCTAGAATGTTTCCCGATGTAGATTTCTACGCTTATACCAAGATGGCAAGTGTTGCTAAAGGTGATAAGCCAGTAAATTTCAAAATGAATTTTAGTGCTGGTGCAAAACCAGATCAAGAAAAACAAATAAATCTACAAACCACTAAACATTCTACGGTAGTACCAAAACAAATGTTTGCTGATTTGGTTGATAGAATGGAAATTCCCGATCCAGATTTTATACCAGATCCAAAAAAACCCAACAAACAACCTAAATTAATTAAAAAGTTGGTTTATAAATCGCCAGCAGCTATTGATATTTTAAAGAAAAAGTTGACATTAAAGTATAACGTACCTGAAGATAGTGTTATTACTTACGACGAAATGATGAGTATTCCTGTGGGAGTTATGCCAAAATGGAATGTTATTGTTAAACCAGGCGATGGCGATGACAGTGCAAATAGAGCAGATGTAATAGGAACTTGGTTACTAATTCACTAATTTAGTTGTATTATCTCAGTCAAGAGATATTTATAATTAATGAGTGCTAATTTAGATCAAGATAGGGTAAGATGGCCTGGGAGTGGTAGTAGTGTTACTCAAAACACTGTGCCATTTGGTTATTACTTAAGCGAAAGTTGTAACACAGGATCTGGCGAAACTACTTTTGAAAATGATTGTAGTAGTAGTGCTATGTGGGCAGCAAAACGTTTGGGTTATCCTATCGTCGATATTGAAATGATCGATGTTAATTTTTATGCCTGTTTTGAAGAATCTGTATTGGAATATAACCGTGTAGTTAACGAATTCAACATCGTTAATAATATGGTAAATTTACAAGGATTACCACAAAACCAATACAAAAATTTAACAGGTCTAGGAGTAAAAAGTACAGGATTGCCTTTTATAATTCAATTGAGCAAACAATATGGTGCAGAAGCACTTGTTGGCGGTGAATATGAAGTTAAACGCAATTATATTACTGTCAGTGGCAGTGTTAATCCAAGCAGCACACAACAAGTTTATGACTTAAATCAATTGATTGGCAAAGATATTGAACACTTGACAGGTTCTCGTATCGAAGTTAAACGTGTATTTCACCAAAGACCACCAGCAATTGCTCGTATTTATGATCCGTTTAGTATGACTGGTATGAGTTATAGTAACGTACTAACAGAAATGGGATTTAGCGCATACAGTCCTGCTACACAATTCTTAATGACTCCGATCTTTGAAGACTTGGAACGTGTACAAGCTATTGAGTTTAATGATATGGTTCGTAAAAGCGCATATAGTTTTGAAATTCTAGGTAATAATAAGTTGAGAATATTTCCAATTCCAACCGACAATTTCAAAGTTTATATAGATTATATAGTTGAAAGTGAACGTGATATTACCAACTTTTATAGTGGATCTCGTTATGAATACATTAGCGATCCAAGTGATATACCATACGAATACTGTACATATTGTAAGATAAATCAACCAGGCAAACAGTGGATCAAGAAATATTTCTTGGCTTTGTGCAAAGAAACGTTGGGTCGTATATTACAAAAATATAGTACGGTACCAATTCCAGGTGGCGAAGTAACTCTCGACGGTGCAGAATTGCGTGCTGAAGCCAAGGAAGAAAAAGACACATTGCTTGAAAAATTAAGAGATATGTTGGAGAAAACCTTACGTGTCAATCAATTGGAAAATAAAGGTAAGGAAAGCGAAGAAATGAATAAGATGCTTTCCAGAGTGCCACTACACATTTATATAGGATAATTTATGGCAGCACCTGTATCACCACAATACCCTAAACAAAATCCGGCTTTTAAGCAATACTGGACATCTACACGTAAAGATGTGGGTATTTATAACAATAATTATTCTCCCGGTAGATACTTTTCTCCAAGAGATATAAATTTTTTGGGAAGTGTTAATTCTGAATTAATTGGTGATATAATCGAATGCGTTGTGCAAGTATTTAAAATTGCGGCTTATGAAACCAATACCAATATCTACGGTGAAAGTAGTAGTGATAAGGGTAAGGTTTTTTACTCTGGCATAGACTTGAGTTGTTTGGTACAACGTGAAGACATTAACACAGAAAATCAAGGATACGGACCTGATAGAAAACAAGATATTGTTTACAGATTTAGAGAACGTGATTGTATTACCACGAACTATTTCCCAGAAATTGGCGATTTGGTGCTTTACAATGAACGTTATTACGAAATTGATAACGTAGTTCAAGAACAATTCTTGGGTGGTCATCCTGATAAGTCTTGGAGTTTGATTGTTAATACTCATTACACAAGACTAAGCAAAATTAACCTAGTAGAAAGACAAACATAATTTATGGCTTGGGGTCCAAATACTAATACAAATCCGCCACCAAATCCTATTGAAAACGCATCTGCGCAATCAGATGTTAAAAAGTTCTATAATAGAGCCAACGCAACTCGTCGTGATACAGATAAACAAAAGAATTTTACTGTAACGTTATTGGACGTTGATACAGCTATTATCAACACATTAGATAGTACTTTAAGACTACAAGTAAACGATAATGGTGAAGTTGTCAAGGTGCCAATTATATATGGCAATCCAGAAAGATGGTTTGCTATGAAAAAGTTTGGTCATATCAGAGACAATCAAGGCAAAATATTGTTGCCAGCTGTTATGATTCGTAGAAAAAGTGTAGAAAATAACAAAGATCTTGCAACATTTAACCGTTATTTGAGTTATGAAACCATAATGAATTATAGCGAGAAAAACAAATATGACAGATTTGATTTGATGAACAAAGGTGCGTTTGCAAGCAAACCAACCAAGCAAATTTATAGTGTAAGTTTACCCGTTCAAGTAAATATTACATACGAATGTATCATTTGGACTGATTATGTAGATCAAAACAATAAGCTGTTGGAACAAATCAATTATGCAGCTAAAGATTACTGGGGAGACGCAGAAAGATTTAAGTTCAGAGCCAGAATAGACAGTTATAGCATCGAACAAGAAATCAATGAAGGCGAAGATCGTAATATCAAAACATCATTTGATATAAATGTCAATGCATATTTGTTAAATGAAAATTACATAACAAATTTAAATGGGGTAAAAAATACTACTCAAAAGCTATTTACAGTAAGAAAAGTAATGTTGCAAGAAAATGCAATTGCTAGTGCAGGTGAAATGGAAAACATTTCAAACAATATTATTAAAAATAGTAGCAATTTAAAAGATAGTCCATTGGATTACACAGATGTAACAGGTCAAGGTACAATGGCACTAAATGTAAATAAAGTAACAAATTTAGACGGATATAATAAAATACAACCCAGTTCCGAAGGTGTTACCAAAACACCATTTCATCCAGCTCCAAAATCTATCACCGATTATGGAGAAAATGGTTGGTTAGCATACGATTCTAAATATATCTATGTTTATCAATATCCAGCGGGGTGGTTAAAAAGAGAAATTGCTACATTTGATTATGACTATAATAGTCAAACCTATATCAGTGGATACGATTGCAATGGTAATCCCATTTACACAACCGCAAATAAAAGACCAATAAATACCGCTTTTAGAGTATTTCAAAGATTTCCTGACAAATTTTACCATCAAGTACCATATCAATCATCAGATTACGGTGAAGATGGATGGGTAAGCTACGACGGTAATTATTTTTATATATACAGCGCAGGACAGTGGAGAAGAATACCAATTTCTCTATTTAATTAAATATAATTAATATTTATGTTTTTAACACTTACACGGTGTTACTTAACCGTATCGTTATATTTATAAGAAATGTCAACATTAAAGAAAGATCCATGCGAGGTTTCTCCAATAAAATTGGATAATGCTCTGTATGATTATAAAAAATTAACAGCGACTTTTAAAGATCCTACTACAGAGCTGTTTCTTAAAATAATCGACGAATTACGTAAAATTATTTATTGCCGAACCAGTTCTCAGTTTTTCAACAATGTTGCTACTAAACAAATACCATGCGATCAAAAATCAAAAACTTGGGTATTTGATCATAATTTAAACTCAGATCTAGTATTAATTCAAACATACGACGAAAATTTCAATCAATTAATACCAGAAACAATAGTACTTAATAACGATAATACCGCAACTATAACTTTTTCGTTTGATGCATGCGGATACATCATAGGTGTAAGCGGTAATATCAGCACCAGTGGTACTTCAGGCACAGGCACTAGTGGTAGTAGTGGCAGCAGCGGAGAAAAAGGATCAGCTGGATCAAGCGGAACAAGCAATACAAGCGGCACAAGCGGTACAAGCACATCTTCAGGTACCAGTGGTAGTCAAGGCACAAGCGGTACAAATGGTGAGGGTGGTAGTAGCGGTCAAAGTGGCGATATAGGAACCAGTGGAACCAGTGGAGAAAATGGAAGCAGTGGTACAAGCGGCAGTAGCGGTTTATTAGATGGATCAAGCGGATCAAGTGGTACAAGTACTACAAGCGGTACAACCGGCACAAGTGGTACAAGAGGATCAAGCGGTAGATCAGGCACCAGTGGAAGCAGCGGAACAAGTGGTAGTAGCGGAACAAGTGGTACTAGTGGTACCAGTGGTACCAGTGGTACAAGTGGCACAAACGGTACTAGTGGTAGCAGTGGTACAAGTGGTACAAGCGGATCTAGTGGCACAAGTGGAACAAGTGGTAGCAGTGGTACAAGTGGTAGCAGCGGATCAAGTGGTACAAGTGGATCAAGTGGTACAAGTGGTACAAGCGGATCCAGTGGCACCAGTGGTACTAGTGGTACGAGTGGTACCAGTGGGTCAAGTGGATCGAGCGGATCTAGTGGCACAAGTGGCACATCTGGTATAAGTGGAAGCAGTGGTTCAAACGGCACAAGCGGCACAAATGGTACCAGTGGCACAAGTGGTACTAGTGGAACAAGTGGTACATCTGGTACAAGCGGTACAAGTGGATCATCTGGTAATAGTGGATCATCCGGTAGTAATGGGACAAATGGCACCAGTGGTACAAGCGGCACAAGTGGTACAAGCGGTACTAGTGGTACAAGCGGCACAAGTGGTACAAGCGGCACAAGTGGTACAAGCGGTACTAGTGGATCAAGTGGATCAAGTGGGTCAAGTGGATCAAATGGTACAAACGGCACTAATGGTACAAATGGCACTAGTGGTACAAGCGGCACTAGCGGTACAAGTGGTACGAGTGGTACCAGTGGATCAAGTGGATCAAGTGGATCAAGTGGATCAAGTGGATCAAGTGGATCAAGTGGAACAAATGGTACCAGTGGTACAAATGGTACCAGTGGTACTAGCGGAACAAGTGGCACAAGCGGTACTAGCGGATCAAGTGGTTCAAGTGGTTCAAGTGGGTTAAGTGGTTCAAGTGGTTCATCTGGTACTAGCGGATCGTCTGGCAGTAGCGGAACAAGTGGATCTAATGGCACAAACGGCACTAGTGGTACGAGCGGCACAAGTGGAACAAGTGGTACCAGTGGTACTAGCGGTACAAGTGGATCAAGTGGATCAAGTGGTACTAGTGGATCAAATGGTACAAGCGGATCAAACGGCACAAATGGCACTAGTGGATCAAATGGTACAAGTGGAACGAGTGGTACAAGCGGTACAAGTGGTAGTAGTGGAACAAGTGGTACAAGTGGTAGTAGTGGAACAAGTGGATCAAATGGAACAAGTGGTACTAGCGGATCAAACGGCACAAGTGGATCTAATGGCACAAGTGGTACTAGTGGTACAAGCGGTACTAGTGGTACCAGTGGATCAAGTGGATCGAGCGGATCAAGTGGATCAAGTGGATTAAGCGGTTCAAGTGGATCATCTGGTACTAGCGGATCAAGTGGATCATCTGGTACCAGCGGATCCAATGGAACGAATGGAACAAGTGGATCGTCCGGTACTAGCGGATCAAGTGGATCGTCTGGTACTAGCGGAACAAGTGGATCATCCGGTACAAGTGGATCTAATGGAACAAGTGGTACTAGCGGATCTAACGGTACCAGTGGTAGCAGTGGCACAAGTGGTACAAGCGGATCAAGTGGTACTAGCGGTACAAGTGGATCAAGTGGATCAAGTGGTTCAAGTGGTTCAAGCGGATCAAGTGGCACTAGTGGTACTAGTGGATCAAACGGTACTAGTGGTACAAGCGGTACAAACGGTACTAGTGGTTCAAGTGGTTCAAGTGGATTAAGTGGATCAAGTGGATCATCTGGTACAAGCGGATCAAGCGGTAGTAGTGGATCATCTGGTACTAGCGGATCTAATGGTACAAGCGGTAGTAGTGGATCAAATGGTACCAGTGGCACAAGTGGCACAAGTGGTACAAGTGGATCTAATGGTACAAGCGGTAGTAGTGGCACAAGCGGTAGTAGTGGATCATCTGGAACAAGTGGATCTAATGGCACAAGCGGTACAAGTGGTAGCAGTGGATCTTCTGGTATAAGTGGTAGTAGTGGAACGAGTGGCACAAGCGGTAGTAGTGGAACAAGTGGTAGTAGTGGATCAAATGGCACAAGCGGATCAAATGGTACTAATGGTACTAATGGTACTAACGGTACTAACGGTACAAGTGGTACATCTGGTAGTAGTGGAACAAGTGGTACTAGTGGAACAAGTGGATCATCTGGAACAAGCGGATCTAATGGTACAAGTGGAACAAGTGGGTCAAACGGTACAAGCGGTAGTAGTGGAACAAGCGGTACTAGTGGTACTAGTGGCACAAGTGGTACTAGTGGCACAAGCGGTACAAGTGGATCATCTGGTATAAGTGGAACAAGCGGATCAAACGGCACAAGTGGTACAAGCGGATCAAACGGCACAAGTGGTACAAGCGGTACTAGTGGCACAAGCGGTACAAGTGGATCTAATGGCACAAGCGGTACAAGTGGTAGTAGTGGATCAAGTGGTACTAGTGGATCAAATGGCACAAGCGGCACAAGCGGCACTAGTGGTACTAGTGGTACGAGCGGATCTAATGGCACAAGCGGTACTAGTGGAACGAGTGGATCTAATGGCACAAGTGGTACAAGCGGCACAAGTGGTACAAGTGGGTCAAGTGGATCAAATGGTACAAGTGGGTCAAGTGGATCAAGTGGTACAAGTGGGTCAAATGGATCAAGCGGTACAAGTGGATCTAATGGCACAAGTGGCACAAGTGGTAGTAGTGGATCTTCTGGTATAAGTGGCAGCAGTGGTACAAATGGAACAAGCGGCACCAGTGGCGTAAGTGAATCAAGTGGATCAAGTGGAAGCAGTGGTACTAGTGGCACAAGTGGATCCAACGGTACAAGTGGCAGTAGTGGTACAAGTGGTACAAGTGGTAGTAGTGGTACAAGTGGATCAAATGGAAGCAGTGGCACAAGTGGAAGCAGTGGTACTAGTGGCACAAGTGGATCTAACGGTACAAGTGGTACTAGTGGTACTAGTGGCACAAGCGGTACTAGTGGTAGTAGCGGATCGTCTGGTATAAGTGGGTCAAGTGGATCAAGTGGCACAAGTGGTACAAGCGGATCGAACGGCACCAGTGGGTCAAGTGGATCAAGTGGATCAAGTGGATCAAGTGGCACAAGCGGATCAAGTGGATCAAGTGGTACAAGCGGATCTAACGGTACAAGTGGCACAAGTGGATCCAACGGTACAAGTGGTAGTAGCGGATCGTCTGGTATAAGTGGTAGCAGTGGAACAAACGGCACCAGTGGTACAAGTGGCACAAGTGGTATAAGCGGATCAAACGGTACAAGTGGTAGTAGCGGATCGTCTGGTACTAGCGGATCAAGTGGATCTAACGGTACAAGTGGTACAAATGGTACTAGTGGCACAAGCGGTACAAGTGGATCTAATGGTACCAGTGGTAGCAGTGGCACAAGTGGTACAAGCGGATCAAGTGGCACAAGTGGTACAAGCGGATCAAGTGGTACTAGTGGCACAAGCGGAACAAGTGGAACAAGCGGCAGTAATGGATCAAGTGGCACAAGTGGTATAAGTGGGTCAAATGGTACTAGTGGCACAAGCGGTACTAGTGGTAGTAGCGGATCGTCTGGTGTAAGTGGATCAAGTGGGTCAAGTGGGTCAAGTGGATCAAGTGGGTCAAGTGGATCAAGTGGGTCAAATGGTACTAGTGGCACAAGCGGAACAAGTGGATCAAGTGGGAGCAGTGGTACCAGTGGCACTAGTGGTACGAGTGGATCAAATGGTACCAGTGGAACGAGTGGAACAAGTGGTATAAGTGGGTCAAATGGTACAAATGGTACTAGTGGCACAAGTGGAACAAGTGGATCAAGTGGTAGCAGTGGTAGTAGCGGATCGTCTGGTATAAGTGGGTCAAGTGGATCAAGTGGCACAAGTGGTACAAGCGGAACAAGTGGTACCAGTGGTACTAGTGGTAGCAGTGGTACAAGCGGATTTAGTCGTGATAGTGGTAGCAGTGGTAATAGTGCCACAAGTGGTAGTAGTGGTACAAGTGGTAGTAGCGGTACAAGTGGAACAAGTGGTAGCAGTGGTCAAAACGGAACAAGCGGAACAAATGGAACGAGTGGCACTAGCGGAACAAGTGGAACTAGTGGTAGCAGTGGTAGCAGTGGTACTAGTGGTAGCAGTGGTAGAAATGGAACCAGTGGTACAAGTGGCACAAGCGGAACAAGCGGAACAAGCGGAACAAGTGGTACTAGTGGTAGCAGTGGTACAAGCGGATTTAGTCGTGATAGTGGTAGCAGTGGTAATAGTGCCACAAGTGGTAGTAGTGGTACAAGTGGTAGTAGCGGTACAAGTGGAACAAGTGGTAGTAGCGGTCAAAACGGAACAAGTGGAACAAACGGAACAAGTGGCACAAGTGGAACGAGCGGAACAAGTGGTAGCAGTGGCACAAGTGGTCGAAATGGAACCAGTGGAACAAGTGGTAGCAGTGGTACGAGTGGCACAAGCGGAACCAGTGGTAGTAGTGGAACTGTTGGTACAAGTGGAACAAGTGGTGTAAGTGCTGGCGGAGGTGCTAGTGCTAGTAGTGGAAGTAGTGGTATAAGTGGAACTAGTGGTAGCAGTGGTACGAGTGGCACTAGTGGTATTAGTGCTCCTAGTGGTACCAGTGGAATTAGTGGTGGTAGTTTTACTGATCAGCCTAATTATTTGGTAAAAACTACTGGTCTTACTACGTTACAGAGTGTTAATTTTTTGAGTGTGAGTGGTACTACATTAACGGTTACTGGAACTGTTAGTGCTACTACATTGATAGAAACGTCTAGTGAAGATACTAAAACGGATATTGTACCTTTATTGCCGCCGCAATTGGACAAGATTGTGTTATTGAATCCGGTGACATTTAGGTATAAGAACAACAATGAATTTAGTATTGGTTTGATAGCTGAAGAGGTTGTGAAGATATATCCTGAATTTGTTAGTTATGATGAGTTGGGTAATATATCTGGTATAAATTATAGTAAATTGACAGCTGTATTGATACAGGGTGTTAAAGAATTGAAGCAGATAGTTGATGAACAACAAATAACAATAAATCGATTGATAAATAAATAATTATATTATATGGCAATATTACAAGGCGCTAGAATTACAGGATCAATTATAGCTACGCAATTTATAAAAGCTAGTGGTTTCAGTGGCAGTTTAACCGCTTCTAGATTGTATGTACAAGGATCGGTTGGTATAGGCACAAAAAATCCTAACTATAAATTTGAAATTGGAGCTGGAACTTCAAATGTTGTTGTAGCTAAGTTAACTCAAGGATATGAACGTGTCAGATATTATGGATTTGATTTATTAGGATACAATGATGGTAATTTGTGGATGATTGGTAATAATGCCACAAATGGTTTGATTTTAGGTTCAAATTGGGATTGGGATGCTCAAGCTGGAATTTATTATACGCCAGGAACATATGGTGCGGCTGGCGGAAGTCTTGAAATAGGACAATTGACAAAAAATAATGCCAATTATACCCACGGTAATACAAGATTCTATACCAACGGCACTGAAAGAATGCGTATTACTAGTACGGGCAATGTGGGCATAGGTACCACCACAGTAAGTGAAAAATTATCTGTAGAAGGTAGTATAATTTTAGCCGCATCGGATGCAACATCATTAGATAGTGGGAGAAAAATTAGATTTTATCGTAACGCTGATGGTTGGGAACCTGCTCAAATTGAACAAATTTGGACAGGTGGAGGTTACCAAGGTATTTTAGCTTTCAAAACAAACACAGGTGCATTAGGAACATTAACTACAAAAATGGTTATTAACAATAACGGAAATGTAGGTATAGGCACAACAGGTCCATCTACTAAATTACATATACAAAGCGGTAGTATTTTAGTTAAAGGAGCAACAACTCCAGGTCTAAATTTAGAACCTTCTGGAGCGGTTGGTAATGCTGATATGTCATTTAATGGTACCAGTTTTATTCTAGTTTCTAATAGTAACAGTGCAGATTTGAGACTAAGCACAAATTCTACACCAAGACTTACTATACTTGCTGGCGGCAATGTTGGTATAGGAACAACAAGTCCATTATATAGATTACAATTAGGCAATTTAACAAGTACTTCAACTGCTACTCCAGAAATATTAAGTTTGGGTGGCACATTTAGTAATTCTGCCGGATCAAATGTAAAATTGAGAGTATATGATGATGGATCAGCTGTTGGAGGAATGAACGTTTCATCAGGTCAAATGGAAGTAAACACTTGGAGTAGTGGTAAGATAGCATTTTACAGAGGAACAACTCAAAGTGCAATCATAGATGCAAATGGCAATGTTGGTATAGGCACAAGTAGTCCTGGTGCTAAATTACAAGTAAATGGAACGGCTTTAGCCACAACAGTTACAGATGGGTCTATAAGTTTAAATGGAGGTGATTTACTATTTGCGGCAGATGGCGGGGGAAATGGTTTCCAATTTGATTACTATAACACAAAAATGTATATAGGTAACAATGCTGGAAGTACTTGGTACATGGGAATTCAAGATGACGGTAACGTTGGCATAGGCACAACAAGTCCTGGCGCCAAATTTGTGGTTAATAATAATGGTGGCACAGGTAATGCATTTTATGTTGATGTGGGTAATAGAAATGATGTAACAACTCTATTTGAACATACAGGAACTACCACCCCCGTACCATTTAGACTGAAGAAATCTGGTTATTCTGGTACGGCTGCAAATTATGGGCTTTTATATTTGCATATGAATGATGGTACAGTTGGAAATGGTTCCAACTTATATTTTACATTAAATGATAGTGTTGGTAATGAACATGAATATGGCGGACTAGGCACGCATGTTATAACAAATACGAATGGGGCTGAATCTGGTGATCTTGTATTCTACACATCAGATGCTGGTACTATAAGATCTGAAAAAGTTAGAATTAAATTTAATGGTAACGTTGGTATAGGCACAACAACTCCTGGCGGTAAATTGGAAATTAGAACAAATGCTGCGTCAAATTATATATTTTCAGGAACATCTACATCCGGTTATACAACAACGTTTACGATGGATGACACCGCAAGTTATATTGGTCATGATAGCGCTGTTAGAGCGTTGACATTAAGAACAAATTCAACTGACAGATTAACCATACTAGGTGGTGGTAACGTTGGTATAGGCACAACAAGTCCTACAACAAAATTGGATATAGCCAGTACACAAGCTAATGGTATCGTAATGCGTTATGATACTACGACCGCTTATCAGTCTTGGATAAGACCATATTGGAATAGCGGCACTGATACTAGAATTGATTTTGCTATTAATAGATCTGCCAACGTGACTCCTGCGGTTATTATGTCTGTTGGTTATGGTAGTAACGTTGGTATTGGAACAACTGCTCCAGCTGCTAAATTGGATGTGGTTTCTGGTTCTATAAGAGCTGCGTCAGGTGCATATGCTGGGGAAATTAATTTTGGCACCGCTGCTGGTGATAACACAAACATATATTTAAAACGTGATAATAACTATGATTTAAGTTTGGTTCAAAATGCGGCATCTGGTAACGCTTTATATTTGGCCGGTGCTGGAAATGTTTATCTTAGTATTGACTCAAATAATAATGAAACTGATAGAGCGTTTATTGTACAAAACAATTCGGTTAAATCGGGCACAGAATTATTTAGAGTAAACGAATCAGGCAATGTTGGTATAGGTTCAAGTAGTCCGGGTGGCAAACTTGATGTTGTATATGGTGGAGGAACTTCTAATTTTGGAAGTACTTCTGGAGGTAATAATTTTATATGGGCAAGATCGTCGGGTGGAAGTGTTTCATTATGGTCAGGTGGAGCATCTGGTGTAGTCAGCACCGGAGACATTAGATTTATAGTAAACCAAACTTATGGTTCTGAAAATTTTGCTGTATCTGCTATTATTAATACTTCTGGTAATGTTGGTATAGGCACAACATCTCCAATAGCAATGGTTCATATTGAATCATCAAATAGTCAAGGAGATAATAAAGGATTAATATATTTAAAATCAACCTCAGGAACTAATGTTCTAAAAATTGGTGTTGATGGTACCAATAATTTTGCCGAACTGAGAGCTTATAATCCAGGTGTAGGAGATAATAGTAAATTAATTCTTCAACCTTATGGTGGTAACGTTGGAATAGGAACAACAAATCCTACCTATAAATTGGAAGTTGCGGGTACCTTAAAAACAACCAGTACCATCACAAATGATGGTGGTATTTATTATGGTGGCGGATCAAATTTAGATATTAATCAATATAACAATGGTTATATGAGATTTTTAACTAATAATAATGAAAAAATGCGTATTGCGGCTGATGGTAACGTGGGTATAGGTTCAAGTAGTCCAACCGTAAAATTTGATTTATACAATGGTAGAATGAGATATTATGATGGTACTTTTTCACAAATACCAAATGTTGTAAGTTACAAGTTAGATAATAATGGTACAGGCGGATATGTAATCAAAACTCCATTTTTGATAGGTACAAGTTATGAAATGGCTATCGTACATGTATTGGGATATGTGTATGGTAATAGTACCTTGGTAGATTTCAAAGTTGTATTTTATGATTATGGTCCATCAAATGCGCCTATTAACTATAGTATGGTTGATAATGGCAATGACGGATTTGTAAAATATCTAGCTAAAGATAGTAGCGGTTATATTAATATTTGTTTTGCTGGTTTGGGATCCACATATTATTACGCAAGATTCACCGTTAATTTATATACAACACGTTATGCATCAGGAGATTATTCAGCAGGATGGACATTTACACAAACAACCTCGGCAAATTATGGAATGTCTACGTTGTATGATATAACCCCCGTATTAACAACAACTACATCTGCGGTTGGTATTGGTACATATTCGCCTATTTCTAAGCTTGACATCAGAGGATCACATACAGGTGGTTATGGTATTATAAATGTTGTATCTACAGACACTTCTATTTTATGTCTTGATAGCACGGGTACAAGAGATCAAGCATTGAGATTAAAATACAATGGATCTGATAAATGGTTGGTTGGTATGCGTGATACCAATGAGTCATTTTCTTTTAGTAACGGATCGGATACAAGATTGGTTACTATTTTACAAAACGGCTGCGTTGGTATAGGTACAACAGTTCCAGCTACAAAATTAGAAGTTTATGGTGTTGTACGCATAACCGAATCTGCTTCTGGTGGCATTTTACAAATACAAGCCGGATCATCTGCTTTAGATTTCGCTTCAACTTTTTATGGCGGAACATATAGACCATTTACTTTCACAAACGGCGGCAGTGAAAGAATGCGAATTGAAGCAGGTGGCAATGTTGGCATAGGCACAAGTAGTCCAACTGCTACCTTAACTGTGATTGCTACAAACAATACAGGATCGAGAATTCAACTTGGTACTGCTACTACCAGTACCTATATGGATGCTAATAAAGTTAATGACTTCGTAGTATTGACTGCTCCATTTGGAGCAAGTCCGGCTTCGGTATCTAACGGTGGTGCTAAATGGGGCATCAAGATGAATGGTTCTATTGATTCCATAAACATCAAAGGAAAATCTGCGTGTGTATATGCTGTAAGCGAAGAAAATAGTGCTGGTTATAACAGAATGGTTGGATTAGCATTGCATACTAGTGGATTTGATTTGGATAACGCCGAAAGAGTAAGAATTAAAAATGACGGTAACGTTGGTATAGGAACAACAAGTCCTACCCAAAAACTTGATATTAATGGTACTCTAAGAATCAGAACAGTATCATCTGCATCCGATGCAAATTTCTTGACCATCGATGCTTCTGGAAATGTTAATTATCGTACTGGTGGCGCTAATGGAACAAGTGGTACTAGCGGTGCAAATGGTAGTCCAGGCAGTCCGGGTAGCAGTGGTACTACCGGGGTAAGCGGTACTAGTGGTACTAGCGGTGCGAATGGCAGTCCAGGTAGTAGTGGTACCACTGGAGTCAACGGTACAAGCGGTGTTAATGGTACCAGTGGTACTAGTGGTGCAAATGGTAGTCCTGGATCTAGTGGTGCTACAGGAACGAGTGGCACAAGTGGTTCATCTGTTGGTGGGTCACCTGTTAGAGCTTATGTTTATTTCAATGGTACAGGCACAGTTGCTATTAACGGATCAAATAACGTATCATCAATCACAGACAATGGCGTTGGTGATTATACTGTTAATTTTACCACCGCATTTGTGGATGCGTATTACACTGTTGCTGGTACTTGTACATTAGACTTTACAAATGCAAGTAGCTTATATAACGTTGGATTGTTTGTACCTAGACAAGCCAATGCGCAAGTAGCAGGTAGTTGTAGATTGGCTTGTGAATATTATAATAATACATTATATGATTGTGTAGCTGTAAGAGCTGAATTTGTTAGAGCTTAAATTAAAATTAATATAACACTTGACTTTTGCTTTTATATAAAGTATAAGCTAAAGCTAGCGCTTAGTTAACTAAATGGTTAAGTTAATTATTAAATAATAATACTAAAATATTGATAGTTAAATTAACTGTAAGCGCATAATATGCTACTATTTATTATAAATGATTACTAATAAACATAAAATATATTTGGATATGGATGGTGTGATAAGTGATTGGGAATTGCAATTCAAGCGATATAGTGGTGGTGTACCTGTTGAAACTTATGATGCTGAACACGGTAAAAAGAATAGATTTAAGTTTGTAGATAAGAATTGTCCTGAATACTATTCTAGTATGCCTTGGATGAAAGATGGCAGATTGCTTTATAATTTTGTATCAAATTTACCTGTGGAGATATTGAGTCATGCCCCTACCAATTTGGCATATGTTGGTAAAAAGCAGTGGTTAGCCAATAACAATATTGATATTAAAGCTAATTTGGTACCGCATAGAAATTTAAAAGCAAAATTTGCATCTCCTGATAGTATTTTGATAGATGACCGTGAAGATAATGTAAATGATTTTATCAAAGCTGGTGGTAAAGCAATATTGCATAAAAGCGCAATAGATACAATTAATAAACTAAAAGAAATGTTGGGTATTAAAGAATCTCATAGAATTTATAATAGCATTTTAAATCCTGAGATATGGGCTACTGAAAATGCTATTAAACCTGACGTATTAAACAAGTTATTAACTATTGCAAATACTTTTTACAAAGATACTGATTTGAATGTACCGCTTGAGAATATATACTTTCTTGGTAGTACTGCTGGATATAATTGGACACCAACAAGTGATATTGACTTACATTTGGTTGTGGATTTTTCCAAAATTGATCCAAATGAAGAATTGGTTAAGAATTATGTGGATGGTTTAAAAAGCAAATGGAATGAAAACCACAACATTAGAATAGGTAATCATCCTGTGGAAGTTTACATTCAAGATATTAAAGAGGTCAATAGAAGTCAAGCTGTATATAGTTTGATGAAAAATGAATGGGTAAAAAAGCCAAAAATAGAAGACATTCAGATTGATAAAGATGCTATTACAAAGAAATACAAACAATATGTTTCGTTTATTTCCACAGCTATAAAAGAACAAAATTTAGATAAATTAAAGCGTTTGGTTAAACGTTTGTATGAAATGAGAGAAGCTGGATTAAGTAAGAGTGGCGAATATAGTACAGAAAACTTGGTATTCAAACTTTTAAGATCCACAGGTTACGTTAATCAACTAAAAGATGCTATCACAAATATTACAGATAAAAATTTGAGTAAATGATAAAAAACTTTATATAAAACTAAATCATTTAATATTTATATTCAAGAACAATAAGGTAAAAATATGGCAGAACTACTAAATCCATCAGAAATTTTTTCAACAGCTTTTGAACCAAAAGTAAAGAATCGTTTTATTCTTTATGTTGATGGTATTCCATCATTCATCATCAAAAAGGTCAATCGTCCTAAACTAACACAAGCCAAGAAGGAACTTGACCATATTAACGTAAAAACCTACTACAAGGGTAAAAGTGTATGGGATGAAATCAGTATGGAACTTTATGATCCAATTGTACCATCCGGCGCTCAAGCAGTAATGGAATGGGTACGTTTGCACCACGAATCAGTTACTGGTCGTGATGGTTACCAAGACTTCTATAAGAAGGATCTAACAATTAACGTCTTGGGTCCAGTAGGTGACAAAGTAGAAGAATGGAAGTTGGTAGGTTCATTTATCGTAAGCGCTGATTTCCAAGAAATGGATTGGAGCGATGACGGTGCTGCGCAGATGATCAGTTTATCTGTAGCATACGATTACGCAATTCTCCAATATTAATATTTATTGTATCAAAAAGAACCCCACATTTATTTGTGGGGTTTTCTATTTATTACTATATGCAAATAAGCAAATTTACAAAAAATTGTCCTAACTGCGGCAAAATTTTAAATTATGTTAATAAATCTAAACTAAATAGATCAATTGCAAAAAATAGTACTTGTAAGTCTTGTTCCAAAAAAGGCGAAAATAATCCACAATTTAACATCAAAGAAAATCATCCGTTTTATGGTAAATCTAGATTAGATATGGTCGGCGAAAACAATCCGTCAAAAAGAAGAGAAGTTCGGGAAAAAATAAAAAAATCAAAAATAGGTACTAGTAATCCAATGTTCGGTAAAATTGGAACTAAATCTCCAAGATATGGGAAAAAACATACCGATGTTACACTTAAAAAAATAAAAGAAAATACAAAAAAATCACTGTCAACTATTGAAATGCGAGAAAAAATTAGAAAATGTACAATTGAATCACAATTGAATATTTCATATGAAGAGTGGAAACGCAATTTAAGTGACTGGGAAAAATATAATAACGATGTTTGGATGATAACACGTTTACAGCCAATTCAATCATTGGAGAATTATGATAAACGTGGTAGATTGAATGATAAAATAGACGCACACCATCTGGATCACGCTGTATCGATATGGTATGGATTCAGAAACAGAATCCCGCCGGAAATTATAGGCAATATTAAAAATCTTAGATTCATCAAAGCAACTGAAAATATTCGTAAACGACATAATATTGATAAAACGTATTTAACTAAAATAATAGAGGAAATTTAAATGCAACTTAATAAAAAAACATTCGTAATATTCCCTGGAAGATTTCACCCATGGCATAACGGTCACAAAAGTGTATACAACTATCTAACCACTAAATTTGGTGGTAATGATGTATATATAACAACCACAGGTGTTACAGAATTGCCAAAATCACCATTTACTTTTGATGAAAAAAAGCAAATGATGATTGCCACAGGTATACCCGCAAACAAAATACTAAACGTCAAAAACAACTACAACTTGCAAAGTGTAGCTGGTCAAATACCGATTAATATAGAACGTGATAGTATTATTTTTGCGGTTAGTGAAAAGGATATGGCTGAAGATCCACGATTCAAAAACTTTGTAAAAAAAGATGGATCTCCTTCTTATTTACAGCCATTGCCAAAAAATCAATCCAAATTGGATCCAGCCATAAAACACGGATACTTGATAACAGTACCAACTACAGATTTTACAGTACTAGGGTTACCAGCTAGAAGCGCAAGTCAATTAAGATCTCAATATGCTACATTAACCCCAGAACAACAAAAGGCTTTTATTACTGATTTGTTTGGTAATTATAATACAAATGTTCATAATATACTAAACAATAGATTGGGTAACAACGCCGGTAAATTAACTGAAAAGCAAAAGAAGTTATTAAAGAAATTGATTGTAGGTATAATGAAAGAAGATGATGCAAAAATAAAATCTGCAAGACAAAAGTGGAATCAAGCAGGATTGGTTCTTCGTAATGCTGAACTTGATGCGGCACAACAAGAACTTACAAAAGCAAATGACGATTTAAAAGCTGCAACTACCCCCGAAGAAAAAGACAGAGCTGAACTAAATGTAAAAAACAAAAAAGATGCGGTAGATAGTAAAAAAGCTGCTCGTGATGCTGCTCAACATCAGTTGAAATCAATTTAAATATAATAACACAAAAGTTATATAAAGTTCTATATATTGTTATAAAGTTATGAGTGACGAAATTATAATTCAAAAATTAAAGCAACAGCATTCAACTGCATCAACAACAGCTGCACCTACAAGTTATCCTGCGGAAACAATAGAATTGCCATCCAAAGGATATTTCTATGATGAGTCTAGTCCACTAAGCAAAGGTAGCGTGGAATTAAAGATGATGACTGCTAGAGAAGAAGACATATTAACCAATGAAAACTTCATCAAAAACGGCACTGTATTGGATAAATTGCTTGAATCTTTAATTGTTACACCAGGTGTAAGAACACAAGATTTGTTGATGGTAGACAAAAACGCACTGTTTGTTGCTGCTAGACGTTTGGCATATGGTGACAAATACGGACCTGTTAAAATTGAGTGCAAAAAATGTAATACCGAAAACAAAACATATATTGATTTAAGTACATTAAATGAAAAAGAAGTGGACTTCAATAAGTTTCAGAAAGGTAGCAATGAATTTGAATTTGAGTTTCCATTCTGTAAACGTAAAATAACTTTTAAGCTCGTTACATCTGGTGATCAAGAAATCATTGATCGTGATATCAAAGCGATGACCAAGATCAAAAAACAAGCCAGCACAGAAGTAACTACCAGACTTAAAAAGCTGATCGTAAGTATAGATGGAAAACCAGATATTGCAGCTATCAATAAATTTGTTGACAATGAGTTGTTGTCAAAAGACAGTATGGCACTAAGAGCTTATATTAAAACAATTGCGCCTGAATTGGATATGGGCTTTGACTTTGTATGTGAACACTGTGGTGAGGTGGAAAGGATGGATGTACCGATGACGGTACAGTTTTTTTGGCCTGAGTCCTGAATATAAGTTACAAGTTCACGGTCAAATATTTGAATTGAGTTATTTCTCGCAAGGAGCGGTAAATGTACAAATTGCGTATAATTTACCTGTATTTTTACGTAATTTTTACTATGCTCAATTAGCAAACATAAAGAACAAAGAAAGTGATAGTTACAAAGAACCTGCTAAAAAGTCGGGTAAAGTAGATAAGCCTTTTTAGTGTAAAATAATATAGTTGTCATATTTATATATTATATGGCAGCACAACCATTTGATAAAGCAACAGCGGATAAACTAGTAGAGGCGTTTAACAATTTAAACGCTGAAACCAAAGATACTCTGTCTAATCTAGACAAGATAGTTGATACTGAGAAAAGAATGGTTGATATAGCCAAACAGTTAGGACAGGCATATAAAACACAAAAAGATAAGCTTGATGAACAGTTAAAAGGAAAAAGTTTACAAGAAAAATTATCATCAAAATTTGTAAATTCTGAAAAAAAGTTAAATGAATTTGCACAGGCACGTATCAACAGTTACATAAAAATAGAGAGTTTACAAAATGAATTATCGACAAAAGCAGCTGAACTTCTAGTAGAGCAAAGTAAAGATCCTACCAGCGATACTGTTATAGCTTTACAAGATTTAATTAATAAAAAATCAACCGAGTTGAATTTGGAAGAACATTTATTGAAAAACAGTGCTTCCAAGTTAGAATCGTTAAAACGACATAATTTTTTACTAAAAGCAGCAAACGAGTTAATAGATTTATATAACAAATCATTGGAGATGGGTGTAAAGTTGTTAAACAAGATGGGTGATTTGGCTTCGGGTTTAGCAACTAAACTAAATATACCCACCACATTAGCTGGTACTTTTGAAAGAATATTAGACGTTTTTAATCAAATTGACACCGCTGCTACAAATGTTAGACAAAAATTTGGACTATTACCAAGTCAGGGTGCAATTTTTGAAAAAAACATACGAGAAGCTTCTATTGAGTTAGCTGAGTTTGGTATAAACGCTGAACAACTTGGCGGAACAATGAAACAAATAGGTTCAACTTTTACAAGTTTGCAATCTATGGAAAAAGGATTGGTTAAAGATGTTTCAATAATGTCTGCTCAATTTGGAGTAGCTTCTGAAACAAGTGTTAAGTTTCTACAAACGTTAGGCGGTGTATCTGGAAAAAGTGCAATAGCCAAACAAAATATGTTGGGATTGGCAAAATTTGCTGCAAATGCTTATGGAGTTGGGTTGGACGATGTAATGAACGATGTCGCAAATGCATCTGAAGAAGCTAGAATGTTTGCTGGTAAAAATGCAGATGAAATGGTTAGAGCTGCAGCTCAAGCTAGACAAATGGGTACTACTCTTGACAATATGGCAAAAACTGCAAAGGGTTTGCTTGACTTTGAAAGTAGTATTCAATCAGAATTAAAAGCTAGTGCATTGATTGGTAAAAATATTAATTTTAATGAAGCTCGCAGATTGGCATTTCAAGGCGATATTATTGGGGCAAATAAATTAATATTGGATCAAGCTAAGAAAATTAAGTTCAATCAGTTAAATCCAATTGCACAAGACGCGTTTGCAAAAGCTGCTGGTAAGACTGTAAAAGAATTGCAAGAAATGTTAAATGCTGAAGAAAATCTGAAAGAAGCATTAAAATCAAAAGATCCATTGGTAAGAGCCGAAGCAGAGAAGAAAAAGCAAATGGCGGAAATGATGAAGAACGATCCTATTGCTGCTAAAAAAGCTGCTCAAGCCGAATATGAAAAAGGGTTGATTCAAGAAAAAAATCAAACCAGAATGAAACAGTTGCAAAATGAAATTAATGCAATTTTTATGGAATTTATTGGGCCTATATTGGAAGAAATTGGACCAATATTTACACAGTTATTAAAGTATATAAAAGATAACAGAGTTCAAATTAAAGAATTTGCTCAAGAAATAGGCAAAGCATTTTTAGTATTTAAAAATTTACAATATATTTCTCAGTATGCGGAAATTCTTGGCAAATCCGTAGGAAAAGTTGGGTCTGCTCTTAAATCAAGCGCATCAATTGCCGGTGGATTTTATAAAATAATAGGATCGGTGTTCACAACACTTTCTACTGGCACAAGCATATTATCTACGGTTGGTAAAACAATAGGGAGTGTATTTAGTGGATTCGGTAAATTTATAAGTGGCACTGGCAGTATAATAGGAAATATTTTTGGAAAAATAGGAGGAGGAATTAGCGTTTTTTCAAAACTTGCTCCGATTTTTGGAGCAGTAGCTAAATTTTTAGGACCAATAGGACTAGTTGTATCTGTGATCCAAGGCGGCATAGCATTTTTTAAAGCATTTAATGAAACTACAGGCACCGTGAGTCAAAAAGCAGTAGCCGGATTAAAAGCTGTAATTAATTCTTTGGTAATAGAACCATTAAAAATGGTTTGGGATTTTCTTAAAAAGATACCATCATTTTTAGCTGAGATAGATTTTGGAGCAATATACAAAGATGTAACCAACTTTTTATTAGATGCACTGACAAGTTTGCCTGATAAAATAGAAGAGTTATTTAGTGGTGGAGGTGGAGGAATTGATTGGGGTAAAATTTTTTATAATATTGGACATTTGGCATATGAAATGATTGTATTTCAGTTTGTTAAATTGCCTATAGCTTTAGTTAAAATAGCCGCAAAATTAGGATTGGTTATTTTAAAAGGACTAGCATCTTTAGTAGTAGAAATTCCAAATATAATCATAGGAGCATTTAATGCTGCTTGGGAAGGAATTAAAAAATGGTTAGGATTTTCCCCATCTGAACTTGGTTTGTCAATTGTCGATGGTATTAAATCTGTAGTAGATATGTTATTTGATGTAATTACATATCCATTTAAAAAAGGATTTGAACTAATAAAGTCTGCTGTATCTGAAGTGGGCACTTTTCTCAAAGACACATTCAGTGGAGCGTTTACTTTTATTATTGGTGCTCTTGAAAAAGTATGGGAAAAAATGAAAGGTATTGGTTCATTTATATCTGATACAATAGGAAAAACTTTTAGTTTTGTTGGTAGAATAGTCGGAACATCAGAAGAAACTCCATCAAAAACTGCGACTGAATCAAAAACAAGTGTAAAAACTGATGATTTATTGATCAATACAATTGTAAATTCCAATAGAGTTTTAGCAGAAAAACTTGATAAATTGACTTCTATGATGGCATCTGGTCAAATTGCTGTGTATATTGATGGTCAGCGTGCAAATCAATTATTAGCAACAAGTAACTCAAAATTTGGTTCATTTGGTCAAGCAACAACCAATTAATCTGATATTTATAATTAATGGCAAATAGTAATACATATTCTAGCGCAATAGGTAATGATGGTGCGCAAGTTACCACACTTTCTAATATACAAGGTGCGGGTTTATCTTTGCCGCCAAATGCCGAACAATATATAAATCTAAGAGCGCCTGGTAAATTAGAAACATTATTCAATACTAATAATAACAACGAAGTATTATATAGCAAGAATAAACCAACTGATTTATACGCAAGAGGATTAATTAGCAGCGAATTAGCACCTCCATTTTACGCAAATCCAAATCAAGGTCAACGTCAGAAGATAAATGTTAGCAGATCGTTTCCTATACAATCCGCATTGAGAGACGGTACCAGAATCAGAAGATTTCTAGGATCTGGTAAAGGTGGTACTTTTTTAACAAAACAAATACTATTACAAGGATTTGCTCCATTTGACGAAACCAAGATTTATAATCCAGCAAGTCCTCTTTTGGCTGCGGTTAGATTATCAACATTTGGTGCTATAGAAAGACCCACCAGATTTATAGATAGTAGCAATATTGTTGGTGGATTAATGGGTGCTGCCGGTATAGGTGGTATTACCAAAGCTATAGGTGGATTGTTTGGTGCTACTGAAGGAAATCCATCTCCGCCACGTAGTAGTGTGGCTAGTGCAGCTAGTGAGCCAAAGAGTGGATTGGGTGGATTTTTCAATTTTACAGGATTACTTGGGGGTGGTGACAAAGCAGATCAAGTAATGCCTATTACAGGTCGAGATGGTGTTAAAGGATTACTAAGAGGTAATACAGCTACTGCTGGTTACAACAACAAACGATACAAGAGTTTGATGAGTAATTCTACAGGCAAAGGTGGATTCTTTGGTAATCTACTAAAAGCAGCTGGGTCATTTTTAAAGAATAATACGATTCTAGGTGGATTGTTGCCACCTACTCAACCAATAGCAGGATTAAATTACAGAGCTGATGAAGATACATATGATCTGATGTTGAATACCAATAGATGGAGCAATTCTATTACACACGACAGAACAAGTGGTAAGAAGAGTGCTAATCTAAATGTTAATTTAAATCAGGGTAATAATTTGTTATATACAGGTACACAACCAAAATCAAAAGGTGGTTTTATTGGTGGATTGTTAAAAGCAGTTGGATTACAACAAATAACAGGAGGAAACAGCAGTGGTACAAGTGGAATGAGATTTTTTGCCACTCCTCTGACAAACATAGTTTCTAAACGATTGAGACTATATGTTCAAAGCAATAAAAATTTAAGAAACAACAGCTTTTTATCTGTTACATATTCAACTACACCTGGCGTTGGTAAATTAACAGATTCGTATACAATTAGTAATGTTGAAATTAGTTCTGTAGACGGAGCTAATACAAACAGATATGGCGATTTAGTTAAAATAGATGGAGATGTAGAATATAGTGATCAATTGTTAAACTATAAACAATATACCGATCCTAAATTATCTGTAAACTATCAACGTACACTTTCAGATAAAACAGATAAAACTGTAGAATATATTCAAGATTTAAGCAGAATTTTAAAAACCAAAATTGCTGGAAACGACAATTTAAAGTATGGTGTAGATCCTATATTTGGAAAAACACAACAGTATGCTACAGATGATGTTGGTTTTAATTATTTAGCAAAAGTAAAATCAGACAGAACCAATCCTGATGGATCTGATAGTGCAAATCAATACACTTATACTGGTCGAATCAGATATGAAAGAAAAGAAAAGTTTCCAACTCTATTGGGTAAAAAAGAAGGTAGAGATAGATTTATAAGACCCACCAACAATGTTGACTATGTTAACAGTTTGGGTGTATTAAATGCGGATGAATTTGCTGAAAAATATAATGATCAATTTAACGGATTGGGTCCTGATTTGGTTAAGTTTTACTTCTATGATATAGTTAATAACAGATTTATACCGTTTAATGCTACTGTAAAAGGGTTGCAAGAAAACAATACATCTACTTGGGAACCAATTGAATATTTGGGTAGACCTGATAAGTTATACTATTACAAAGGATTTACCAGAGACGTTAGTTTCAATTTTAAAGTGGTTGCACATTCTGTTAAAGAATTACTGCCTATGTGGCAACGTGTAAACTATTTGGTGGGTTTAACCAGACCTTCTAATTATACTTCCACTGTAAATGGCGGATTTATGATACCACCGATGGTACAATTTACACTTGGAGATTTTTACAAAAACCACTGTGTGGTTTTAAATTCGTGCAATGTTAGTATACCTGAAGACGCATCTTGGGAATTAATTAACGAAAGTACTGTACAACAACAAGATTGGAGTTATAATTTAGGAAATATATTTACATTTGACAAAACCAGTATGAAAGGTAAAGTTGCACAATTTCCAAGAGAAGCGGAAATTACTATCAATATGTCATTGATGGAAAAAGACAGACCAAAAACAGGAAGAGCTTTGTGGGGAAATGCTCCTGTTGCAACTATGACTCAGGCGGATGCTGGAGAAACTGCTACTGTATCTACATTTGGTACAACCGATCTTTATGGCGATAAAGATTATAATGATGTAGCTAATAATGATTTCTCTATGAATATGCGATATGATGTTGACAGACAAGGAAATAAATGAGATATCAATTTACGCCAACTGAAAAAAGATATGATGGGAAATTGGTATTTAAGACCACGTATTATCCCAATATACCAGAAACCGAGGACGATATATACATTACCGCATCCAATGAAGATTATTTGGATGCTTTAGCCAAAAAGTATTATGGTGATGAAATGTACTGGTGGATAATTGCTTTGGCTAACAACATATCTGATGGCAAATTGTCCGTTAATGCAAATAAACAATTAAGAATTCCAGGCAATTTACCAAATATATTACAGAATCTCAAACAGATTAATAGTTAAGTTATATGGCATACGAGGATGAAATTGCAGAAGAACCTAGATGGTGGGAAGTACAAAACATTCCTGTTGCATTAATTCGTGAATTAAGACGCAGAAAAAACTCAAATAACGTTGGTTTTAACTATCCAACCCCAGGTGACCCAAGTGGTGTTGTATATGATTTCTACAATAAGCATGGTCAGTACAAAGGACCAATGACTCCGTGGGTACGAGTTTTTTCAAATGGCACTGGTATAGCTGGAAATGGATTGGTACCTCGTAGTACGATACTAAATAAAAACGGAGAAGAAAAGAGTTATGATGGATTCTTGTTTATGCCTGGCAGTGGATTTTATGAAATGTATGGTTTTAAACAAGATGGCAATGTATTAAAACAAGACAAGTCTGTTATTGGATATGAAGCTAATGGAAATCCACATTATATAGATTCTAGATATAGAAATCAATTTTCTTACAAGTGGCCAAGTACATTTAACAAAAACGGCAAGATTATAGAAAGCGTACAGAAATCTGAAGTGTCTTCTGTGTTACCACCACCTAATTTAGATAGCATAGAAATAAAAACTAGCAAAGATATGTTGTCGTTTGCTACCATAAAATTCAAATGTTATGGATTGGCTCAGTTGGAATATCTAGCACCATTCTTTTTGACACCCAGAATAAATGTGTTTGTTGAAATAGGATGGAATTTGTTTAATATCAATTCACTGATTGATTTATCCAGCAAAAATGAATGTTGGTCAATAATACAATCTCCACAAAAAATAATGGATAAATGGTACCAATCGTATGGTAATTATGGTGGTATTACTGGAATTGTAACCAAGTATAATTTTTCAACACAAGACGGTACTATATATGATTGCAATGTGGAACTAACTTCTCGACAAGCATTATTTGCTGGTATGCCTGCGGAAAACAATGTAAGTACCACAACAAATTCAAAGACCGATTCCAATGGCAAAAAAATACCAACAGAAACAAAAGAATATACAGGATTAAAAACGTTTTTGAAAACCGCTTTACCCAAGTTAAAGCAAGTTGTTATTGATCGTAAAAATTTTATGGAATATATTGCTACAAACGGTATATCCAATTCGGAAGATTATGACAATTCTAAAACACAGGAGTTTTTAAAACAACAAACTTTTTATGATGGAAAAATTGAAAACAGAATTTTTATAGGAAGAACAGATGCGCCTAATGTATATAAAAAACCAGCTGTACCAGTTGGAGATGAAAATATATCATATAAATCAACTAATATTGGTGGAGTAAATTACAAAGCTGTATCATATAAAGATGATCGTTGTGATTTTGATACCAAAGGCGACGATGAAGTGTGGATGCAATTGGATTTTCTTTTTGAAGTTGCTAACAAATTCTGTTCCGTCGTATCAAATAAAACATTTACTATTAATGTAGATAAGATAATAAATGCACATCCAAATTTAATAAGTTGTGATCCACACGTATTAATACCAAATGGAATTGCTCCTAAATTTAATATTGGCAAAAAACTTCCAGATGAAAGTTACTTAAATACTGTAAAAAATAACAAATTGGATCCAACTGCACAAAGTCGAGTTGAAAATGAAATCAAGTCTGGTGGGTATTTGAAAAATGGCGATCCAAATCAAAATGCGTTTTTAAAATCAAAATATGATGTAGAGGTAACCGATGTAAATGATGAACTTTATAGAGCTGCTAAAAAAGTCGAAACTGTATTTAAAACAGCGGGTGCTTATAGAGATAATTTAGATACTGTTATCAATAGACTATATTATGATATTGGTGGTATAAGTGAAAATAGTCCAAGTGACAATATATCATTTCCGTTTATTTATGACAAAGAAGTTGTATTGACAGGTGAAGAACTTGTATTATCCGATCCTCAAAAAACAAGATCGCAGTCAATTAAAAGAACATACAAGAAGTTTAGATATGGTAATTTAAAAAACATATACATAAGCAAAACCAAAGTCTTGGAAATTGTAGAAAACAAAGAAGTTCAAACTTGGCAACAGTTCGCAAACGCAATAATGAATGTTATTAATGAAGCTTCTAATGGATTTTGGAAATTCCAAATATCACAAGATGATTTGGGCGGATTATCTATATTGGATAACAATTATATTGATTTAGGTGACAAATCGCCTAGTCTAAAACAAGTATATGTCTTTGATGCTGGTGGCACTGATTCCTGCATAAAAAACATTAGTTTAGATACTTCTTTGACGAGCGAACAAGCTACGTTGACATTATTTCAAGCGGGTATCAACAAACCAGATTCTTCTGACACATCGATGAGTGCTAAGAATTCAAGTGTGCCTGCTACCAGTTTTATAGATAGATTGGATGTCTTCAATGAAGAAGAAACAGGTACTGGTGAAAGTAATACAGTGCCTTCGCAAGAAGAAATTACAGTAGATCAAAACCCATTAATATCCGCAATACAAACGCACGGAACAATAGACAAGGTATTAACATTAACAAGTGCTTATATTGTAGATGGTGAAAACCCAAATGATGCCGCTAAGAATTACAAGCAGTTGAATTTATCTACCGATTTAAAAGACAAGTTGGGACAAATAATAGACGATCAAGATATAGAAAACAATTTATCTTTATATAGTGGAATCTCTCCTAACTTTTCGTTGACAGTAACATTTGATGGTATATTTGGATTTAGAATGTTTCAACACTTTGGTATTTCAAATTTTCCAAAACCTTATATTCCTGAGAACGTAATATTTATGATAACAGATGTTACACATTATGTTACAGCTGGCAATGGCAAATGGGAAACTGTTGTTGGATGTTTGGCAAGATGTGTAGCAGATCAAAACATTGAACTAATACCTGTATGATTATAAAAGATGTTGATGTTGCAACCAAAACAAAATTAAATCTGGGTAATTTTAACATTAATTTACCAAATACGTTTTTGCCAAAACCACAAGAAAAAGATTATAAGGTGGGTTATATAGAAAGATATCTAGTTTCCAAGATTAACTACTCAGAAATAACAGAAGTATCAGGCGACGTTTACAACAAAATAGACTCAAACTTTTTCAGAAAAGCCAAATTGAAATGGAAAATAACAGGTCCGTTAAACAGTAAGTATGATGGTAAGATGTTACTGGAACAAGGAGTAATTGAGTACAACAAGAAGCAAGTGGAACAAATAAATACAGTGATTAACGGAACCAACGACGTTCTAACCAATCTTACTCAGTTCTACAAATAAATCAATTGACATTTGGTGTAAACAGTATACACTAAAGATGTGGAGTATTCGTCTAAAATCTATCTAAAATTAGTAACAAAGCACAATAATTATCATAATGCTTGTAATGATATTATTGCAGCTTTTATTTATGATTTTAAAGACGGTAAGAGACATTACTTAAATTTTTCCCACGGTGATTTGCCTGTGGATTGTTCGTTTGATCAATTTAAACTGGGCATCGAATCAAAAGATATTACAGTATACGTTAACAATAAAAAGGCATATAAGTATTGGTTAAACTGTAAACTAATTGATGTTAATCTATTTGGATTTATAGACAACAATGAAACATTGGATGAAGTGGAAAACCTTAGCAGAAATTTTCTACAACACAGTTACTACAATATCAATAACTTTAATTTGATATTACCATATGTTATACATCAACAGGTCTTTGATAAAGAGGTAGAACAAATCAAACACTTGGATTCAAAGGAAACTGAGAGTTATTGTTTTAAATTTTTTAACAATGTTATATCTGATACATTGTTTGAAGTAGAAAAGAACGGAATCAAAGTAGACGTTGATGTTTTTTCAAAATATTTCAAGAGCAAAACTTATAATAAATTTGTATATACCAACTACAACATATACAATCCAACGGGAAGACCAAGTAATTCATATGATACCATCAATTATGTAGCTCTTAAAAAAGATGATGGGTCGAGAGCTAGTTTTGTTTCAAGATATGGACAAGATGGTCATTTGATGATGATTGATTTTACAGGATTCCATCCTTACATTGTAGCAAATCTTGTGGAGTACAAAGTACCCGAAGAAGAAACAATATATGAACATTTAGCTAAATATTACTTTAACATTGTCAATGTAACAGCTGATGATATTGGCAAATCAAAGAAATTAACGATGGTAAATCTATATGGTCAGATTTCCAATCAATATTGTGATATTCCTTATTTTCACAAAGTTGAACAGTTAAAGGATAAATATTGGAAAAAGTTTGAGAAGAATGGGTATATAACAACTCCGATATATAAACGAAAGATAACAAATAAACATATAGTTGATGCCAACAAAAACAAGTTGTTTGCTTATATTATTCAAGCTGCTGAAACTGAATATGGAATTGACAGCTTAAGTAAGTGTATTAAGTTTGTTAGTAACAAAAAGATCGTACCTATTCTGTATGTATATGATTCGATAGTGTTTGATATTCACAATGATGTGGATAGACAAGATATTACTGATTTGATTGAGATCTTTAAAAACAAGCGATTTAAGGTAAAGACTTACACGGGAAATAATTATAATGATTTGAAATTAGTCCAATTGTAAATATATTTATATCTATATTTATAATAGATGAACTTTAAATCATTAGTAAACGAAATTTGTTGTGACAATCGTATTAAGAACGGTGTATTGGATCTTAAGAACGAAGATCACGTTTTTATATTGCAGGAATATCTAGAGAAAGCTGGATATAATATCGATGAGATAGTAGAAAAGACCGCTAAGTTATTTGAAGCGGGTAGATTTCCAGATCGACAAGCATATAATAAAGATGGTATACTTGTAACATTTCCTAATAAACAATACAGAGATAGAGCTGTTAATAAAGGTACTCACTTCGCTGAAAATCCCAAAAAGGCTCAAGCTAATATTTTTAAAGCTGATGGCGAACAAGGAACTGATGCGCAAACAGATTCAGAACCATCTAAGAAAGAACCTGCCACGTTAGATCAAACATTAGATAAAGACATCGAAGGTGACAGTGGTGTAGACAAAAGAACACCAGCGGAGAAAAAACAAGATGCTTGGGGAGTGGAAGCTATATTAACAGGTCAAACGCCACTTGTTAATTATAGTGTAGATGAAGCTAAAAGTTATGGATTTTACAACAAAGGATTCAAATGGTTTGATACTAATGGAGATTTAATAGGTGAACAGATATACGATGAAACTATTTCTAAAAATGTAATTGTATCTGATGCAATTGCGCCTGCTAAATATATCAAAAAAGCAGAGAAGATTAAAGACCAAATTAATGTTGAACTATTAAGTAAATTGGACTTTTTGAAAAATGCAGAAAAAACACAAAGAACTTTAATTTTTGAAACTATTCCCATTTTATTTGCAAATGGAATAAAGACGTTTGAAAATTTAAATGTGAGTGGAAATTACAATTCATATGCCATCAGTTTCTTAAAAGAGTGGGGAAATTTGCGTTCAAAATTAGAAGCTATATCAGATGAGAAAGCTCGTGTAGAAAATATAAAAATATACGATTTAGTAGACATTGATTTGAAAGAAATAGGCGGTCTTAATGGCACAAGTCTTGAAAGCTTGGGTAAACCAACGGATTTTATTCACAAAGATATTAAAAAGTTTTATACCTACGCTGAAGATTATAATAAAAGATTTATCAAAGAAAAGGAAGGAAAAGAAAACACAGCAGATATAGTTTTAATATATGGTGGTTCGGCTAATGATGTTTATGAGGCTTTGAAATCTGGCAACATTGAACAAGAAGATGTTGATTCAATGGCAAAAATTAAAAATAAAAATGTTAAATTTGCATTAATAAGTTTAAAAGCCGGATCAGCAAAACTTGGTCGTGTATTAACACAACTCGTTTCTTATGTTGGCCAAGATATTCCAGCTGTACCTTCCAAAGAAAAGCCAAAACCTTTAAATGAAGGTTTATTGGATACAATTTCTCAAAGTATTTCTACTTTAATAACAAAGTTAAAGGGCGTACCTGATTTAGCAAAAGAATACTATAAATCTTTCATAAATGTTATTAATCCATTTACCAAGAAAATTTCAAGCTTTTTCTCTAAGGAATTGAATGATAACGTAAAACAAATTAATAATTCTGATTACAAAAACATACAGCGTTTAGAAAATGAAATTGAAAAAGAAATTGGACCTGTAAACGAGGCTAAAGGTAAGTGTGGTAAAGAAGGAGCAGAATTAAAAGATTCATTGTTTAAAAATATGAAAGCATTTCGGAACATTTTAAAATCCGATAATACAGACGTAGTTTTAATACAAAAAATATTACAATATTCAAATAACCCTTTGTTAAAACAAAATTTTCCAATCTTAATTTCACAAGAACAAATTGAAAGTGTGAAAAATTTCAGAAGCATTTTAATAAACTTGTTAAATAGCATTGAAAATGATTACAATGTAAGTGATTGTATCGATAGAGCAACATTGAATCCTATTCTAAAATACAGAGCTAATATATTGTCATTACGTTATATTGATTTAATATTAGCAAATATACTAAAAGATGTAAACTCGTCTGATTCTTCTAAAATTCGCGAGGAGTTTATTAAACTTGCTAGTGTACTTTCTACAGAAGCTGTATTTGGAAACAATGTTAGTTTACCTTTAATTAAATTTACCGGCAAAAAAATTGAAAAACTAAAGTATAAAAGAAATTTTAAATTTGAAGTACCTGATAAAATTGACGATTTAAAGTTAGGAAAACTTAAAATAAACATAGTTCCAGACGAAGGATACCTAACGGTATATTTGTATCTTTTTAACGGCATGGTTACAGAAGATGATATAACTGTTCCAACATATATTGAATATTTGATGAAAAGCAACAGTGGTAGTGCTTTCACATTTAGCGTAGAGGGATCTAAGGTAGTAGAAAAAATATGAATAAACAACTACTTTGCACATTTGCAAACAGTATAAATTATACTGAAACGATTAAAGAGATAACTCAACAATATACATTGATCGATAATAAGATTTTTATATTTGCAAATGAGAATAATCTTCGGGAATTGTACTTAACGTTTAATGTGGAAAAAACCGAACGTAATAATCGTTACAAAGGCACTATAAGTATTCATCGTAAGAAACAAACAAATACACTATATACGCTCAACGCAATGAATAAGTTGATTGCTGACGAAAACAATGGTGTATTTGATAAGAACTTCCAATTAAATTGGGAACTATATAAAAACAGTATTATACTAACCAACGAAATTGGTGTAAAAATAGTTCCATTAAAATTGTTTTCTATCCAAGAAATTTGATATATATTTTAGACTTGATTTCAGTCGATACATAGTGTAGACTGATTTTAGGTTGGTTATATGACGGGTCGAGTGATCCGTTGAAGTAATTAACTAATTAACAATTAAACATTAAATAATTATGGCATTAGATCTAAGTAAACTAAAGAGTCGTTTGAACTCCCTTTCAAACACAAATCAAAAATCCAACTTGATTTGGAAACCAAAGCCAGGTAAACAAGTAGTTCGTATCGTACCATATAAGTACGTACCTGAGAATCCGTTTATCGAACTAAAGTTTCATTACAACATCAATAACAAGACTTATCTATCTCCTGATAGTTTTGGTCGTCCAGATCCAATCGTTGAATTTGCTAACCGTCTGAAGAAGACTGGTTCAAAGGAAGATTGGCAGATGGGTCGTAAGATGGAGCCAAAGATGCGTACTTTCGTACCAGTCATTGTTCGTGGTGAAGAAGGAGAAGGTGTCAAGTTCTGGGGATTTGGAAAGCAAGTTTATCAAGAACTTCTTTCAATCATCAGTGATCCTGATTTCGGTGATATTACCGATCTAACCAATGGTCGTGATATCGTTGTAGAATTCAAGACAGCTGAAGGCGGAGCTAGTTTCCCAGAAACCAGCATTCGTGTTAAGCCAAACGTAAGTGTCGCCGTAGATCCAAAGAATACCCAACTCTTGGATGCTCTAAAGGCACAAGTAAACATCTTGGATTTGTTTGAAGAACTATCCTATGATGACTTGAAGGAAGTTATGGATAAGTGGTTGAATCCAGAATCAGCCGCAACTGAAGTTGCAGCTGAACCTACTCCTAGTGGAGATGATGATGAAGCTCCGTTTTCAACATCACCAGCAGTAACCGCAACTGCTACAGCTAAGGCACCAGCTTCACCAACTGCTGCCAAAGCAAAGGGTAAAGACAGTGTAGAACAAGCATTTGATGACTTGTTTAACTCCTAAAAAATAAAAATAAGCCGGTGGAGTTTTTATACCCCACCGGCTTTCTAGTTATATACGTTATGGCAAAGAAAAGTGTTACAAAAGATACATCGGGTCAACGTGACGAATTAATCGAAATGTTGGCGAATGAGCTTAACAAAGCAAATAAAGATGGTGGTAAAATTGCACATTTCCTAGATGAACAAGATAATCCTTCAGAAATTACTGATTGGATTAGTACTGGCTCTTCTATTTTGGATCTTGCAATTAGTAATCGTCCACACGGCGGTCTACCAGTTGGTAAGATGGTTGAATTCAACGGACTTGAAGGTACTGGTAAGAGTCTATTGTCGGCACACGTTGTCGCAGATACACAGAAGAAGGGTGGAGTCGCTGTAGTAATTGATACTGAAAACGCAGCTGCGCCTGAGTTCTGGAAGAGTCTTGGTGTAGATTTGTCTAAGCTACTATATGTTCAATGTGAAACCGTTGAAGATATTTTTGCTCAGATGGAGAAGATGATCGCGATTGTTCGTAAGAGCAACAAAGATCGTATTCTTACAATCATTGTAGATTCTGTAGCAGCAGCATCTACTAAAGTTGAATTGGAAAGTGATCACGGTAAGGATGGATTTGCAACGGGTAAATCTATTATTATCAGTAAGGCAATGCGTAAGATTACTACTATGATTGGTAAACAGAAAGTATTGACTGTATTTACTAATCAACTACGTCAGAATTTAAATGCTATGGCATTTGGTGATAAGTACGTAGTAAGTGGTGGTAAGGCTTTAGCATATCATTGTAGTGTACGTGTTCGTTTGAATAATGCCGGTAAACTCAAGAAGGGTGAAGAAGTCATCGGAAACGAGTGTAAGGCAGTTGTTATCAAGAATCGTATGGGACCACCTCAACGTCAGGCCAATTTTGATATCTATTTTGATAGTGGAATTGCTGACTATGGCAGTTGGATTAAAGTTCTAAAAGAACAAAATCTAATTAAACAGGGTGGTGCTTATTATACTTATAAAAAGAACGATGGAAACGAATGGAAGTTCCAATCCAAAGACTTTGTAAGTGTAATGCAGAGTGACAAACAATTGGGTGAAGAAATTTACCTGAAGATTTGTGACGCTGTAATTATGAAATACAAAGATCCCAATAGTCAAATTATTGAGGATGCTGTTGTGGATACACACGAAGAAACTGCAGGCAACGAAGAATAATACGTTGATAGGATGTTTTTCCGCATTGCCTACTATTTATTAGTATGGATAACAATGCGGAAAAACTCTTTTTTGAAGACCGATCTGAACGATTATATCAAATCTTTATAAAAGATGAATCAATATGTGGATTTACTTCTTTATTTAAACTGAATAAAATTGGTAGCAAAACTGGGGAAAAAATAAAAAAATATTTATATAATAAATATGGTGAAACTTATTTGAAAAAAATAAGTGCTGTTAGAACGTCTAAAGCTGCTCATCAAAAAAGAAACAAAGATAGTTATTTTATTTCTTCAGAAAGAAGACAAAAAATGTCGATTGGTATTAAAAAATATTACAAAAATAATCAGTCCGCTAAGTCTAGATGTAGGGATTTAATGATTAAACATTGTTTACCAAAGTGTCAAACAATGGAGAGTAAAATAAAACGAGTAAAGAGTAGAGACTGGTATAAACCCAGTGAAGATACTAAACAAAAAATGTCTCAATCTCAACTTGGAAAGTCATTAACAGAAGAACATAAGTTAAAATTAAGAAAACCAAAGAAAACCAAGCGATCTAATTTTAGACATACTACTGAAACAAAACACAAATTATCGTTAATTACTAAAAATCAGTGGAAAAGTGGAATTCATAAACCAATTTTTAAATCTAAAGGACAGCAGGAAGTAATTAGATTGTTAAAAGAACAAGGATATTCAATTCAAGATGAATATGTTGTTGGGGGGAAGCCATACGATGTGTTTGTAAAAGAAAAAAATTTATTAATAGAATTTAATGGTACTTATTGGCACAGAGATCCTAGATTTTTTACATCGTCCGATGAAGTTATTAAAATATGGGAAAAAGATAAAAATAAAATGTTGATTGCTGAATCGAATGGGTATATAATAAAAGTTATATGGCAACACGATTGGGAACAATGTAAAGACAAAAATATATACATTAAAAAATTATTAAATGAGCAACTTTGACAACAAAGAAATGAAGAAGTTATTTTCTTTATTTCAAAACATAGAAAGCGATTCCGTCACCGGAGGACTTAAAAAATCACTTAATAGTGATGTCCTTTTGGTTGACGGATTGTAGTGAATACTTACATTCGTAGTTTTATGGCCATTCCTTCACTCAATGAAGACGGATTACATACCGGGGGTATTGCTGGTTTCTTGAAGAGCATTGGATATGCAATTAAATTGATTTCTCCTACCCGAGTTATTATTGTATTTGATGGTAAAGGTGGTAGTCAGAAACGTAGAAAGATATATCCAGGTTACAAAAACGGTAGAAAGACTGATATTCGTCTCAACCGTAATTACGAAGAATTATCTTCATCGCAGATTGAATCTGTTAACTTCAAAAAAGAATTGATTCGTACTGTAAATTATTTGGACACATTGCCTGTAACAGTTATGGCAATTGATCAAATAGAAGCAGACGATACAATTGCTTATTTAGCTAAAGAAACTTTTAAGGACAGTAATGTAACAATTATGTCTACTGATAAAGATTTTCTTCAACTAGCAAGTGACAAGATTAAAATCTGGAGTCCTGTAAAAAAGAAAATTTTTGGTTGTAAAGAAATAGTGGATGAATATGGAATTACTTGCAATAACTTTGTTTTATACAGAGTTATGGAAGGTGACGTTAGCGACAACATACCTGGACTAGATGGTGTGGGTTTAAAACGTGTAGTAAAAGCATTTCCATTTTTATCAGACGGTCAACAATATGGATTACAAGAAATTTATAATTACTCTGAAAACAACAGAGGTAAATATAAAATATACGATACTGTATTGGATAATAAGTTGTTACTAGAAAGAAATCACTCTTTGATGCAATTGAGTGATACGCAGGTTCAGTCATTTACACAATTACGTATAGAAGAAATAATAAAGACTCCTATTCGTAAAATAGATAAAATGACTTTTACGAAGTTGATTACAGAAGACAAAATGTGGAATAATATCCCAAATTATCACATTTGGTTGAATGAGTGTTTTGGCAAACTAAACAGTTTCATCGAATAAAAAATAAACGTTATTTAAACGTTGTGGTTGGTAAAAAACAGTGGTATAGTAGAGTTATCTTATGGAAAACAAAAAAGCAATTGATTCATTAACAAAATATGGCCGTGACTTCCAAATCAAGTGTATTTCGTGCTTGATATCTGATCGTTCATTTATTGAAAGAATTCACGATATTATTGAAGTAGACTTCTTTGAAAGTGATGCAAATAAGTGGGTAGTAAAAGAAAGTATTAAATATTTCAATGAGTATAAAGATCTTCCAACATTAACAGTATTCAAAATTAAATTGGATGAGATTAATGATGAACTTCTAAAACGAAGCATAGTAGACAATCTCAAATTGGTATATCAAAAGGTTAGTGATAGTGATTTGAAATTTGTCAAAGAACAGTTTTTGGAATTCTGTAAGAATCAAAAGCTAAAGAACGCTATTATTGAAAGTGCTGATCTATTGGCACTTGGTCAATACGAAAAGATTAAAAACGTAGTTGACCACGCAATGAAAGCTGGTATGGAACGTAATATCGGTCACGATTACTCTGAAGACGTTGAAAAACGTATGAGTGTAATGAGTCGCAATTGTGTCAAGACCAATTGGACTGAAATTGATACCATTATGGATGGTGGATTGGCGGCCGGCGAACTTGGTATTATTACAGCTTGTGCTGGTAGTGGTAAGAGTTGGGTACTATCCAAGTTGGGTGCCGAAGCAATGAAGCAGGGTAAGAATGTAGTTCATTTTACTCTAGAGTTGAATGAAAACTATGTGGGTCTTCGTTATGATGCTTGTTTTACTGGAATTGATTTCCAAAACATTCGTAACAACGTTGATATCGTAAAACAGAAGATTGCTGATGTACCAGGCAAGTTGAAGATCAAATACTTCCCAATCAAGACAGTTAGTGCTTATAGTTTAAAAGCACATTGTGAACGATTGGCTGTACTTGGTACAAAGGTAGATATGATTATTGTTGACTATGCTGATATTCTACGTCCATCACAAAGCGAACGTAATAGTAACAGTTATAGTGAGGCTGGTGGTATCTATGAAGAGTTACGTGGTGTAGCTGGTGAACTACAAGTTCCCATTTGGAGTGCTTCACAGAGCAATCGTGCTGCTATGGACGAAGATATCATTCAGGCCAACAATATTGCTGATAGTTATCGTAAGATTATGACTGCTGACTTCGTTATGTCGCTCAGTCGTAAAGTTAACGATAAACAGGCAAATACAGCACGATTCCACGTAATTAAGAATCGTTTCGGACCAGATGGTTTGACATTCCCAAGTAAGATGAACGCTGGTTGTGGTCACATTGAAATTTATGGAGAAAATAGCCGTGAGGGTATGAGTATTCTAAATGAAATGATGGATGGAGAAAATCAAGTCAAAAAAGCACTAAAGTCCAAGTGGAATGTACATAACAGCGATGACGAAGAATAATTTATAGTATGTAACGCGCAAAAAACGTATAAAAAAATTATTAAAAAGTTATAATCTAAACACACAATAGACTATCCAAAAGATAGTTATTTTTTACCCATATGAATAAAGAAATTTTTATAAAGAAAAGAAATGGTAACGTCGAGAAATTCAATGCAGATAAAATCAATAAGATTTTGCAATGGGCTACCGAAGACATAAAAAGTGTTAGTTTTGAAGAAGTTGCAATGAATGCTCATCTATCGTTTTTCGATGGTATGACATCCAAAGACATTCATGCAATGTTGATTGAAGCTTCTGCAAATCTAATTTCTGAAGATAAACCCAATTATCAATATGTAGCTTCACGTTTATTGAATTACCAGTTACGTAAGAATGTTTGGGGTGGTAAGAATCCTCCTAAACTATATGATATCGTCAAAGTAAATATTGATGCTTTGGTATATGACGAAGAAATTTTAAATTGGTACACCAAACAAGAGTTTGATAAGCTAGATGAATTTTTACGTCACGACCGTGATTTTAATTTCACATATGCTGGTATTAAACAGTTGTGTGATAAGTATATGGTTCAAAATCGTGTAACCAAACAGATTTATGAAACCCCACAGTTTGCTTATATGCTTATCGCAATGACATTCTTTAAAGGTTATAAAGAAAATCGTCTTGATTATATCAAGAAGGCTTACAACTACTTTAGTAAGCATAAGATTAATCTACCAACCCCTATTATGGCGGGTGTAAGAACTCCAATGAAGAGTTATGCTAGTTGTTCACTATTTACTGTAGACGATGATCTTCGTAGTATTTTCAGTAACAATAGTGCTGTGGGATTTGCTACAGCTAGTCGTTATGGTATTGGATTGAATCTATCCAGACTACGTGCTACAAATGCTCCTATTCGTAATGGCGAAGTTGTACATACAGGACCAATTCCATTCGCTAAAGCATTTGAATCCACTGTAAAGAGCTGTCATCAAAACGGCATTCGTGGTGGTAGTGCAACTGTTAACTTTGCTTGGTTCCATTATGATATTTTAGATATTCTCGTATTGAAGAATAACCAAGGTACTGATGATAACCGTGTACGTAAGTTGGACTATTGTGTGGGATTGGATAAGTTAATCTTTGAACGTTTCTTGAAGAATCAAGACGTAACACTATTTAGTTATCACGAATGTCCTTCACTGTGGAATACTTTTGGTATGGAAGGATTTAAGGAGAAGTACGAAAAGGCTGAAGCCAACAAAAACATTAAGTTCAAGAAGAAAGTACCCGCTCGTGAATTGATGGGTCTATTGGCTAAAGAACGTCTTGAAACTGGACGTATTTATACAATGTTCGTTGATCACGCAAATGAACACGGTAGTTGGTTGGATCAAGTAGATACAAGCAATCTATGTCTTGAAGTAAATCATCCACTAATTCCAATTTATGATGTAAATGATCCAGATGGTGAAATTGGTGTTTGTGTCTTAGCAGCACTAAATTGGTTGGAAATCAAGGATGATAATGAAATGGAAAGTGTTTGTGATATCATTGTCAGAATGTTGGATGCTTTGATTGATCATCAAGAATATTTCGTACCAGCTGCAAAGAATTTTGCTACTAAGCGTCGTAGTCTTGGTGTAGGCGTAAGTAACTTGGCTGCTCTATTGGCTAAAGAAGAATTGAAGTACTGGGATGTTAACGCTCCTAACTTTGTTTCTAAGTGGATGGAAAAGACCAGTTACTATCTAATCAAGGCTAGTGTTGAAATGGCAAAAGAATTGGGTAAATGTGAAAAGTTTGATCGTACCAAGTTCAGTCAAGGTATTTTGCCAATTGATACTTATAAGCGAGATGTAGATGAATTTATTACAGAACCACTACATTGTGATTGGGAAACACTTCGTGAAGAAATCAAGAAGTACGGTATGAGACACAGTACACTTACAGCTTGTATGCCTGTTGAATCTAGTAGTGTAATTCAGAGCAGCACCAATGGCATTGAACCACCACGTAGTGCTATTAGCTTCAAGGGAAGCAAGAGTAACATTTTGCCTGTGGTAGTTCCTAATATTGATAAGTACAAAGACAATTATACTTTTGCTTTTGATATGCCAAGTAATGAAGGTTACCTAAAGGTAGCAGCTGCTATTCAAAAGTTTACAGATATGAGTATCAGTACTAACACGTACTATATTCCATCACGTTACGAGAAAAATAAGGTGCCGGTTGAAGTTGTTATTAAAGACATCTTGTTGGCATACAAGTATGGATTGAAGAATCTATATTATGCTAATACTGATGACGGCGACAAACAGACCGCTATGGAAACAAAGTCTGTTGAGGCGAAACCAA